TGTTTTTGCTAATACACCAACACTTGTAACACCAAACATTGGTGCTGCAACTGGTACATCTCTTGTTTTGTCAGGGGATTTAACAGTAAACGGTACAACAACCACAATTAACTCAACAGAAATCACAGTTGACGATAAGAACCTTACACTTGGTTCAGTTGCAACTCCAACAGATGCAGGTGCCGATGGTGGTGGTATTACTCTTAAAGGTACTACAGATCACACACTTAACTGGGTAGACGCAACCGATGCATGGACATCTTCTGAGCATTTTAATCTTGCTTCAGGAAAGTCATATTATGTAAACGGAACAGCACTTAAAGATGTAACAGAAACTCTTACAAACAAGACTCTTACATCACCAGTACTTACTACACCAGCACTTGGAACTCCAGCATCTGGTGTTCTTACAAATGCAACTGGTCTTCCAGTAGCAACTGGTATCTCAGGTCTTGGAACTGGCGTAGCAACATTTCTTGCAACACCATCTTCTGCAAACCTTGCAACAGCATTAACTGATGAATCAGGATCTTCAACAGTAGCATTTACCAATAGCCCAACTTTTGTTACACCAACTCTTGGCGCAGCAAAGGCAACATCTATGGAGTATCCAGATTCACTTTCAGGATCTGCAACAGGAACCGCTTCAACATCAGCAACAACTATTGACACTTGGTCAGCAGCAACATACTCAAGCGCTAAATATCTTGTTCAAATGAAACTTGGCAATGATATTGAAGTAATTGAAATGCTTGTAACAGTTGATGGAAACAATAACGTTTACTTAACAGAGTATGCTGACGTAGTTAGCAATGCTGAACTAGGAACAACAAACGCTGTTTACAGTGCTGGAAACGTTCTTCTTCAGGTAACTGGCACATCAGCAAGCACAGTTGTTAAAGTTCACAAAACATACATCGAGGCTTAATAAAAAAATAGGGGGTAGTAAATGGCAACAGTAGATAAAGACTTCAAGGTCAAGAATGGCTTAAACGTAGCCACAACTGGTACCTTTGGTGGAGTAGTTACAGTTGCCACCCCAACTCAGAATGCTCATGCAACAACTAAATTATATGTTGATACCGCAATTGCAGGAATTTCTGCAAATGTTTTTCCAACGGAATCAACTGCTCCAGTTTCACCAGTAGATGGACAAGTATACTTTGATACAGTTACGCAGCATCTTTCAATATATTCAACGGATGCTGCAGACTGGATTATGATTGCTACCTTTGATGATACTGCAAACTTGAGACAACATATTCACGATACTGCAATTGATGGAACGGGACTTATTACTACCGTTTTTCAAGATGCAGGAGCATATGATGATGTATTTTCTTCAGCACAAATTGCAGGATTCTATGATTCAGTAGAGTGGTTAACTAGTTATGATGGCGGAAGTCCGTTAGATAACTTTAATTAATCATATGTTATAATAAAGAAAGAATAAAATCTAGGGGGAGTAAATTATGGCAACAAGAATGCAACAGAGAAGGGGTACTGCAGCCCAGTGGATATCAACCAACAGTGGCAACGGCCCAATCCTTGCAGCCGGAGAAATCGGTTACGAGTCAGATACTAATAAGTTTAAAATTGGTGATGGCACAAACCACTGGATCAACCTTGATTACTTTATTGACTCAGACAGCACAGTAAATCCCCAATTTGGTTCAAGTATTTCTTTTGAAGGTACTACAGCAAACGCTTATGAAACTACCCTAGCAGTAGTAGACCCTACAGCAGACCGTACCATTACCCTTCCAAACGCAACAGGTACAGTCGTTTTGGCCGACGGTAGTGGAAACGTTACAGTATCAGGAGATTTAACAGTAAGTGGTACAACTACTACTATTAACAGCACAACAATTAATGCTACAACAGGAATTGTTTTTGAAGGCGCTACAGCAGACGCTTTTGAAACTACCTTAACAGTAACAGATCCCACAGCAGATCGCACAATTACATTACCTGATGCAACTGGCACAGTAGCATTATCATCAGATGTATTACTTCGTTTAGCAAAATCAGGCGGAGTAATGACTGGAAATATTGATTTAGATAATACTTATAAGATTGTTAACATAGCAACACCAACACAAACTGGAGATGCAGCAAATAAATCATATGTAGATAGTGCAGTAGCATCGGGACAAACTTTTACCACTTCACTTCTTTTTGAAGGTGCTACAGCAGATGCTTTTGAAACTACATTAGCAGTAGCAGACCCAACTGCAGACCGCACCATTACTCTTCCAGATGCAACAGGAACAGTTATTACAACAGGAAACTTAACAGATATAACAAATGCCGGAGTATTTACTGGAAGTATTACTTTTGAGGGTACAACAGCAGACGCTTTTGAAACCACCATAGCAGTAACAGATCCTACAGCAGATCGTACAATAATGATTCCAGATGCAACAGGAACATTTGCACTAGTAGCAGATGTTACCTCTCATGAACAAGATACAACAAGTGTTCACGGTATTTCAGACACATCCGACATTGTGCTTAAATCAGGTGCTCAAACAATTGGAGGAGCAAAAACATTTACTGGAGATACCGTTCTTCCTGCAAATACCTCAATTGGAACCGTAAGTTCAACTGAAATTGGTTATCTTGATAACGTAACTTCAGCCATTCAAACACAATTAAATGCTAAAGCACCACTAGCCTCTCCTACATTCACAGGAACAGTAACTCTTCCTTCAGGAACCGTTACATCTGCAATGATTGCTGATGGAACAATTGTTGTTGGAGATTTAGCAGATGGTGCAGTTACTTCTGCAAAAATTCTTGATGGAACAATTGTTGATGCTGACATTAACGCATCTGCAGCAATTGGCTGGACCAAACTTGGTATTTCTTCAACTGTATCCTCTACTGAAATTGGATATGTTGATGGAGTTACTTCAGCAATTCAAACACAGTTAGACGCTAAGGCACCACTTGCAGCACCAGCATTTACTGGAACTGCTACAGCAGTAAACTTAACTCTTTCTGGAGATTTGACGGTAAATGGAACAACTACAAATCTTAACTCAACTAACTTAGTTATTGAAGATAAAAATATTGTTCTTGGAGATGTTGCAACACCTACAAATACCACTGCTGATGGTGGAGGTATCACACTTAATGGTGCAACAAATAAAACTTTTAACTGGGTTAATGCAACTTCTTCTTGGACATCTTCCGAGAATATTGACCTTGCTTCAGGAAAAGATTTAAAGGTTAACGGAACTGCGGTTCTTAGCACAACTGCTGGTGGATTTATTTTTACCGACGGTACACAAACTAAAGAAGGTGTTGTATCACGGACACCAATTTCTCAACAAACAGCATCTTATAACTTATCAACAGGTGGATTAACTCTTAGAGATAACTTAATTGAAGTTAGCAGCGCAAGCGGAACTACTTTAACAATTCCAACAAATGCAACAACAGCATTTCCAGTAGGAACTTCTATTGATGTATTACAAACTGGAGCGGGACAAGTAACAATTGCTGGAGCAGCAGGAGTAACAGTAAACAGTACTCCTGGATTAAAGTTACGTACACAATGGTCATCTGCAACTCTTTTCAAAAGAGCAACAGATACATGGGTTGTAATGGGAGATTTGTCAGCATAATAAATTAATAGGAAGAGGACAAAATGGCAGCAGGTAGAAAAAAAGGTATTAAGTCAGCAGCACAGGATAACTTTGTTGCTCCAAATGCACCAACAATAGGCACTGCAACAAATGTTGGAACTTCAAGACCATATAATAATGGTTCTGCAACTATTACTTTTACCCCTGCAACTTCAGGAAATACTGCTGTAGTAACTGACTATACTGCGACATCTTCTCCAGGATCTTTTACTGGAACATCAGCAACATCCCCAATTACAGTTACTGGACTTCAATCAAACACAGCATATACATTTACAGTAGTAGCAAATAGTGCTTATGGATCATCTGCTGAATCAAGTGCATCTGCTTCTATTACTGCAACAACAGTACCTCAAGCACCAACAATTGGAACCACTACAACATATGGAGATGCTCCACAAGGAGACACAGTTAACTGGACAATTAATGCAACAGGCGGAAGTGCCATTACTGGTAATACAGTAGTTTCTTCTGATGGGCCAACATATGCTGTTGGAGCAGCAGTCATAACATTATTAGTTGCAGAAACTGCAGGTACATCACAATCCTATCAAGTATTTTCAACAAATGCTAATGGAAACTCAGCAAACTCAGCATCCTCTAATGTAGTAACAACACCTGCAGCATTTAGTTTTACTCCATTCGGTGCCTTCGGTGCCTTCGGTGCCTTCGGTGCCTTCGGTGCCTTTGGTGCTTTCGGTGCCTTCGGTGCCTTCGGTGCCTTCGGTGCCTTCGGTGCCTTTGGTGCCTTCGGTGCCTTCGGTGCATATTTCTTTGGATATCATTCTTGGGGAGATTCAATTGCAGTTCAAACAAAAGTATTGACACCAACAGGCACTAAGTTTATTGAAGATTTAGTTGTTGGAGATGTTATATATGCAATGGATTTAGGTGAAGATACAGTAACAACAAATTGGACAGAGTGGACATCTTCTGACATAGATTTAACAAATGATCGTGTTGTTGAAACAACTGTTATGTCTGTAATTCCAGGAACTGCTGAAAGTTTTATTTATATCAATGGAACTTTATACACACACGGACACTATGTTTTAGTTAAAAAAGATGGAATTACACAATTTTTACAAACACCAAACATAGATAGTACTTATGAAGTTTATAACTATGCACAAGGAACTTGGGTACCTATTTCAGGAATTGAAAATATAGAAGTTCAAATGGATAAAATATCTATTAACTGTGAACCATATGATAACTTCTTTACTGAAAACATGTTAGCATTTGACCGACCAGACTAATGCTATAATTTATTAATGGAAGAAAATAAAAAAATATCATTTAATTATCTTTATCCAAAAATGATTGATGTTTTTCCTGCACCAATACCAATGTCAAAAAATATTCCGCAATGGTATAAGGACCAACCTAGTTATATTGTGCAAGAAAATCAACCAGTTGATGTAACAACAATAAAAGGTTGCCAAGCAATTTTTGATATAATAACTAGTGGATATTTATTGTTATGTCCAGTAGATATAGAAATTGATACGACTGAAAATAATAAAATTTTTAACATACCAGAAGAATATAAAAAATTAAATACACCTCTTATTGGTTCTCACAAGATGGGGCAAATATCTCATTATCCATTTAATCATAATTTTTTTACAGAGTATTTATTTAGAGTTAATATGGCTTGGGTAGTAGGAACAGAAAAAGGATATAGTTGTTTATTTATGGAGCCACAACACCAAGATTATATTCCATTGCATGCAGTTTCTGCAATTATTGATACAGACACTCTTTTATCAGATGGTTTGTTTTCATTTTTTGTAGATAAAGAATTTAAAGGAACAATTAAAAAAGGAACTCCATTGGTTCAAGTGTTTCCATTTAAAAGAAATGATTGGGTTGCAGATTTTAATAAAGATTTTGATTTTAATATTATAGTTAAACAAAGAAAAAAGGTTAGAAGTTTATTTACTGGAGGATATAAAAAATTTTATTGGCATAAAAAAAGTTATAAATAGTTTTATAAAAATAAAATCTCTACCTATTCTAAACATTGAGAGTTGTTATAAAATAAAAACTCTGCTATAATAAAACATATAATTAAATTTAAGGAGTATTGTGTCTGACGTATTTTCTTTTCGCTTTTCTGATGATTTTGTAAACAAATATATAGAGATTGAACCACCATTTGGGTTCAAAGATGCAGGTGGAAACTCATTAGGAGAGATTACTTTTGTTCGTACTTACTCCCGTGTAAAAGATGATGGCACTAAGGAAAGATGGTATGAGGTTTGTAAAAGAGTAATCGAGGGTATGTATTCAGTACAGAAGAATCACGCAAAAGAAAACAGACTGCCTTGGAATGATTATAAAGCACAAAAATCAGCACAAGAAGCATATGACCGTATGTTTAATCTTAAGTGGACACCTCCAGGAAGAGGTCTTTGGGCTTTTGGTACCCCAATGACAATGGAAAGAAAAAACTCTGCATCTCTTCAGAACTGTGCAATGGTTTCAACAAGAGATATTGATCGTAACGATCCAGGATCTTTATTTGCTTGGGTTATGGATGCATTAATGCTTGGTATTGGAGTTGGATTTGACACGGTAGGTCAAGAAAAAGATCTATCTATTTATGCACCAACAGAACCAGCATCTGTATATGAAATTCCAGATACTCGTGAAGGATGGGTAGAATCCGTTAGACTTTTGCTCAATTCATTCTTAAGAGCAAATCAAACAATTCAAGAATTTAACTATGATCTGATACGCCCTCTAGGAGCCCCAATTAAGGGCTTTGGTGGCGTTGCAAGCGGTCCAAAACCATTAATAGATCTACATACAATGATCCGTAAAGTAATTGGCTCTAGAGCAGGAGAGAAGTTTGATTCTAGAGCAATTGTAGATATTGTAAATCTTATTGGAACGTGTGTTGTTTCTGGCAATGTTCGCAGATCTGCAACACTTGCTCTTGGAAATCCAAACGATAAAGATTTTATTAATCTTAAAAATTCAGAACTATTTCCAGATCGTAACTCGTTTGATTCAGAAAATCCAGGATGGGCATGGATGAGCAATAACTCTATTTCTGCTGAAGTTGGAACTCATTATGAAGATTATGTGGATTTAATTGCAGATAATGGAGAGCCTGGTTTTATTTGGCTTGATGTTGCAAGAAATTATGGAAGACTAGCAGATCCAGCAGATGGAAAAGACTATCGTGTTATGGGATTCAATCCTTGTGCAGAACAACCACTAGAATCTTATGAGTTATGTACATTAGTTGAGGTTCATTTAAATCGTCATACAGATAAAGAAGATTTTATGCGTACTTTAAAGTTTGCATATCTTTATGGAAAGACTGTAACATTGCTTCCAACACATTGGCAAATTACAAACGGTATTATGCAAAGAAACCGTAGAATTGGAACATCGTTAACTGGCATTGCATCATTTACTGATACAAACGGAATGCCAACAACCAGACAGTGGATGGACGAAGGATACAACAAGATTCGTCATTATGATAAGCGATATTCAGAATGGCTATGTGTTCGTGAATCAATTCGTGTAACTACCGTGAAACCTTCAGGATCAGTTTCATTACTTTCTGGAGCATCTCCAGGAGTTCACTGGTCTGTTGGTGGAGAATACTTCTTACGTGCAATTCGTTTTGGAAATACAGATCCAATGCTACATTTATTTAAAGCAGCAGGATATAGAATTGAAGACGATTTAGTATCAGCAAATACTACAGTAGTATACTTCCCAGTATCTTCCGGACATCCAAGATCAGAGAAGGATGTAAGTTTGTTTGAAAAGATTGGTCTTGCTGCAACAACACAGAAGTATTGGTCAGACAATGGAGTATCTGTAACCTTGTCTTTTGACAAAGAAACAGAAACAAAACATATTGCTCCAGCACTTCATATGTACGAAGGTCAATTAAAAGCAGTTTCTTTCCTTCCAATGGGAAATCATACTTATCCACAACAGCCATACACACAAATCACTAAAGAAGAATATGATGGCTATGTTGGAAAGGTTTCTCACATTAATTTTGATGCAATTTATGACGGTATTGAGAATCTTGATTCCGTTGGAGAAATGTATTGCACAACAGATTACTGTGAAATAAAATTAGAAACTAGTAACTAAAATTAAGCCTTAGTGTGGTAAAATAGAGTAATAATGACTACTGCTTCTAATTTATATGCCGAGAAAATTTTTGCCGAGCATCCGCTTGCAATTTGGCCATTAGATGATTCAGCAGATTACATATCTTTAATATCAGAAGTACAAAGAAATATCAGTACTTGGACTCTAACAAACGGAACAGTCACATCAGGATCAGTTCCAGTAGAAAATTTTATAGAGCAAACAGAGCCTTTTACAAATAGTCATCGTAAGGTTTTTGTTCCAACAACTCCTACTGGTGCAGCAGTAACCTCTTATTTAAAAAGTGCAAATTTAATAAACTTTCAAGAGTTAAATGCTCCACTGCAAACTTTTGCTATAAGCACATACTATTATGCAAAAACCTCAAAGATTCAATCTATTGCTATTGGATATGAATACTCAAGTGGAAATCCAGCAGTAGTAACTTCAGTATTTGAAACTATTACAGATATTGAATTAAATGGCTGGATTCCAATTTCAAAAACATTTACATTTCCAAAAAATATTAATGCAGAGTTTAAAATTGTTTTTAAAATTATATCTTCTAATGGAGGGTCCGCAGGAGATTATGATGTTCAATTTAATGGTATTGCTATAGGTCAACATAGCGAAGAGTTTAATGCAACATCATTGGGTCAAACAAAAGGAACTTTTCCAACTAACATAAATTTGTCATTGGAAGCAGTTCTTGATGCAGATGCTTATGGACTTAATGCAGAAAAAGGATATTATGTTGTAGAACATAATTCTTTAACTGCCAAAAATTTTGGTGTTCCCCTTGTCTATGGTTCTGCTAGGGCTGTTGAAATAATTCCACACTCAGAGGTAATTGATTATAGAACCTGGGATCAAGTTCAAGATGAAAGTTGGAGTTATTGGGAAGATCAACAAGAATCATGGACAGATGTTAAATTTTTTACAGAAGAACAAGATTTAATTATTAATACTAAACCATCATTTATTTTTCCAGGATATGGATTTTTAAATGAATCTGGAAGAAACAATAATTATACTTTAGAATTTTGGTTACAAGCAGATGCAAACACAGTAGATGCAAAAAGAATTTTAGGTCCAATATCATCAACAGATGGTTTATATGTAAAAGATTGTTTTTTAACTCTTGCTATTGATGGAAACTTTGTTTCACATTATGTTGGCGAATGGTTTAGGCCAATGATTATTCATATTAAACTTATTAGAGATCAAGCAACACTTATGGTAAACGGAGAAGATGTTGGAACTCTTTCAATAAACACTTCTACCATGACCCTCCCACCTGAATATTCAGTTGAATACTCTACCAAGAGTAATGATTGGATTGGAATTTACGCTTATGAAACTCTTGTAGATCAAATTAAAATAGATTGTATTGCTATATATCCTTATTCTATTTTAAACAATGCTGCAAAAATTCATTATATTTTAGGTCAGGGAGTTCCAAGAACACCACAGATTATAGATTCATATTATGGGGGTTCTACTGCAGAAATAGATTATTCTTTTGCAAATTATAGTAACAACGTTACTTTTCCAACCACTAGAGCCTGGAGTTCTGGATCAGCAGATACACTAATTCCAGATGTTGTAAGATTAAAAACACCAAACTATAGCCTGCCCAACTTTGTTCTAACTGGATCTTCTGGAACAAAGACTATCAGAGAATTAGAAGCCGATAATAAATTAATTCAAAATGAAACAAATAAATTTTTTACTTTAAAACCATCCAATCAATGGACTGGCAATTCTTATGTTTATTTTGAAAACCTTTCCTTTCTTTCTAACTCTTTAGATTCAATTGTTGGAACTTTTAAAGTTACAGAAAATACAAATGGAACTTTATTGTTTTTACAAAAAGAAAGTAGCAGTTTTAGTATTGAAAGAGAATCAGGAAATTTAAAATATTTATTTAGACACAATCTTGCTCCAGGAGATCCATCAGTAGTTATTAAAACAGTAGCCTGTCCAACAGGAATTTTTTCTGCGGGAATTCAAATATCAAAGTTACTTGAAGAAAGTCTAGTAGATGGATTATCTCAATTTTTTTCAAACCCATCGTCATTAAAGTTATATGTTGGAAGTAGGCCTAATGCATCAAATATGTTTACTGGCAATATTTATAAAGTATCTTTAAATACTTTTAAACATACAAATACAATAAGCACTTATTTTGAAGAAGACGGAACTGCAGTTGCAAATGCTAATTTTATTGATCATGTTGGAAGTTATAGCCTGTTTTCTTTTGAAGACTATGGTGGATTTTTTATTGATATTGCAACATTTGGTTATTGGGAATCTTATACTCCATTGTCGTCCCTTGCAAAAAACTCTTTAAATATTTTAGAAGAAACAGTTTTAGACATTGATTTTATTCAATTTAATCTTGACTATCCATCACCATCAGAAGTTCAAGATGAAGAAAGTGGAGAAGAGTCTGGATATTGGATAGATAATAGTGAGTCAATTAATACAGATAATTCTAACGTAAGAGCATTTGTTACTTTTCAAAATATTTTAGAAAATGTTACACAAACAGATTTTGAATACACAACAACAATGCCAGCACTTAAAAATAAAATTCTTGATTTAAATGAAGAAGCAAATTGGGAAACAAAAAGGTTTGAAATTGTTGACAACTACTTAATCTATCCATCAAAAACAGTTGACTTTAATAATCTTGCAATAGTTTATCTTTTAACCTTTAAAGTTTTTGGCATTTTACACAATCAAGTTTCTTTAAGAAAATTAGAACTTGCTGCAAAAACTTTTAATGCAACAGTTCCTAATCCAATAACAACTAGATACGCAATAGATATAGAGCCGTATGTTTTAGAGCAAGAATCTGGATCAACAGAATTGTATGATTACAAGGCTCAAAACTCATACTTAATTGACAAAGAAAGTGCACCATATCTTTACCTAACAAGAAAAAGCGGTATTGAATTAATAGGAGGAACAACTAACTTATATCGTGGAATATCTATTGATGTTAATCCAACAGAAATAGATCTTTTTTCTATAAGTGCAATGCAATTATTTTTAAGATTAGATTTATGGGGTTTTCCACAAAACCCAGTTTTAATATTTGAAATAGAAAATGCTGTTGATACTTTACAATTTTATATTCAGGCTAACTCATCAAATGCAGATAGAGGAAGAATTTTTGCAAAAACAAAATCTGACAACCTTCCTTATAATTTAATTGATTATTATGTAGACGGATTGTATGTTTCTGATCCAACGCTTAGTATTCAGAGATGGACAGTTTTAGGCATGTCTTTTCCAACAAACTTAAACTTTAATACTTTTAATGGAAAGATTAATTTAAGAAATCTTATGACATTTAACAATATTTCTTTTTATAAAGGAACAAGATCACAGTTGGAATTGTCCAACGTTTACAGGTCTTGGGAAGAGGTTGAGGAAGAAAGTTGGGGATATTGGGACAATATTACAAGTGCTTTTGCAATTGCAGATTGGAATAACGTTTTAGTTAAAAGAAGGGACAGTAGGTATATTGTTAATGCTGGTGAGGTTTATAACAACTATACTGGAACAAATAAAATTATTATAGATGATAATGAAGGAATTTACATAGAAACAGATGAGGTTTCTGTAATTAAAGACGCTATTTGGCAAAGTTCTGTATTACCTCCAGCATAATATGGTATACTAATGGTTATGAGAGAGAAAAAACCAGGAGAAGTTGGTAAATCTAAGATTAAAGTACTTGAAAAACAGTATGACTGGGGTTTATATTTTTGGGAAAAACCCAATGGCAAGGTTTTTGGAGATGGTCACGGAAACCTTTTAAACATTCCTGCACGTAAAGGTGATCTTGAAAAGATTATGGAATTACGCAAAGCAGCAGAATATTGGGGTCAGCCAGAAGGAAAACCAGTTTTTCATCCTGGAGTAAATCGTGTAAGTGAGATGGAATACTCTGAGCAAATTTCTAGAATGAAAGAAGGACTCATTCCTAATATGAATGATTTGGGCGCAGTTCATGCAGCACAACAAACAATAAAGGAGCATGGTTCTGATGATTGATGAAGAAGAGTACTACATTGGTGCAAGTATTGACAATCTTGCAGACAAAGATGATGAATTTAAAAAGAACGATCCTTTTAATAAAAACTGGGATTTTATTAAAAATTTAAACAATCTTGATCAAAACTTTAAAAGACGTGTTGCTCGTACTATTGGCAAAGCAATAGATCCAAACACCGCATATTTAGATAGCGCAAATGCGGTTCAGTCTGGAACAGACAATACAAAATCAAAAGCCATAAATCCAGGAACAGCAGTTAGAAATGGTTATGGACTTTTTGATGTAATTACACCTCCTTACAACCTTTATGAATTAGCAAATTTTTATGATACATCTTTTGCAAACCACGCAGCAATTGACGCTAAAGTAGAAAACGTTGTTGGTCTTGGCTATGATTTTGTTGTTTCTTCACGTACCATGCTAAAACTTGAAAACGTTGAGGACGAAAATTCTCTTGGCCGTGCTCGCAAAAGAATTGAAAGAGCAAAGATTGAAATGCGTGATTGGTTAGAAAATCTTAATGATGATGATAGTTTTACAAAAATTATGGAAAAAATTTATGTAGACGTTCAGGCAACTGGAAACGGATACATGGAAGTTGGTCGTAAAGTAACAGGAGAAATTGGTTACATTGGTCACATTCCATCAACAACAATGCGTGTTCGCAGATTAAATGACGGATATGTTCAGATTATCCAGCCAGCAGTTACATACTTTAGAAATTTTGGGGCAAAGAATCAAAACCCAGTAACAACAGACACAAGACCAAATGAGGTTATTCATTTTAAACAATACTCTCCATTAAATACTTTTTATGGAGTTCCAGATATTATTTCAGCCCTTTCTTCACTTATTGGTGATCAACTTGCATCAAACTACAATATTGATTACTTTGAGAACAAGGCAGTTCCAAGATATATCATTACACTTAAAGGTGCCAAGTTAAGTCCAGATGCAGAAGACAAAATGTTTAGATTCTTACAAACTGGATTAAAGGGCCAGTCTCACAGAACTTTGTATATTCCGCTTCCAGGAGATACTGAAAATAGTAAGGTTGAGTTTGACATGAAGCCAATTGAAAATGGCGTTCAAGAAGGATCTTTTAAAGAATACAGACTTCAAAATAGAAATGATATTCTAGTGGCCCATCAAGTTCCATTGTCTAAATTAGGTGGGGGAGATTCTGGATCAATTGCTAATGCACTTGCACAAGATCGTACATTTAAAGAACAAGTTTCTCGTCCAGCACAGAACGAAATATCAAAACTAATTAACAAAATTGTTCGTGAAAAGACCGATATTCTTGAACTTAAATTTAACGAACTTACGCTTACTGATGAAATTTCTCAGTCTCAAATTCTTGAACGGTATGTAAAAACTCAAGTAATGATGCCAAATGAAGCAAGAGAAAAACTTGGATTACCAATGATTAAAGATGGAGACACTCCATTTGAAATGACTCCAAGACAGGCAACAGATGCTAGAGCAAACTTAGCAGGAAACAGAGAAAGAGATTCACAAAGAGCAAACAATAACTCTGATAGCCCATCCACAATTGCTGGAAGAAATGCACAAGGCGAAGGCAGATCCTCTCAGTAATAAAAAGTATTAAAATAGTTGGTATAATAGTAAGGATATGGATATCATTAATAAAGCGCATTGGAAATCGGATGGCAACAATCTTAGATTGTCTATGCCAATCTCAAAGATTGATCAAGAGCGCAGAATTGTTTCGGGATTTGCAACTCTTGATAATTTAGACAAACAAAATGACATTGTAACAAGCGATGCAAGCATAAAAGCATTTGCTGCGTTTAAAGGAAACATAAGAGAAATGCATCAACCATCTGCAGTTGGTAAAATGGTTTCATTTAAAGAAGATAAATACTTCGATGCCGACTCAAAGAAGTTTTATTCAGGAGTTTTTGTTTCTGCTTATGTTTCAAAAGGAGCACAAAACACTTGGGAAAAGGTTTTAGACGGTACCCTTTCTGGATTTTCAATTGGTGGAATTATGAATAAATGGGACGATGGATATGATGAAAAAGTAGATCGCCCAATTAGAATTATTAAAGATTATGATTTATTTGAACTATCTCTTGTTGATAGTCCAGCAAATCAATTTGCCAGTGTTGTATCAATTGAAAAGGTTAATGGTGTAAATATTATGAAAGGCGACATCGCCGACTTAGCCGTAGAAAATGTTTTTTGGGATAAAGAATCTGGATTAATTATGATTTCAGAAAATGATTTTGAATTAAGTCCTACAAGCGGAAGTCAAATGAAAAATATAGGTTTTGTTGAAAAGTCTGATACAGACAAAGATAAAATGATAAAGTTCTTAGTTGATAGTGCAAAAGGCATTAGTGCAATTAAGATGCAAAAGGAGGTAAGTCCTATGACAGAAGAGACAACAAACGTTGTTGATAATGTTGAGGTCGTACCAGAGGCAACTGAGACAGTTGTAACTAAAAGCGTAGATGCTGAAGTTGCAGAAACTGTTGCAGTTGAAACAAATGAAGCAGTTGTTGAAACTGAGATTGTTAAATCAGAAGAAGTTGTCGAGACTGTTGAAAAAACAGAAGAGATCGCTAAGTCTGATGACGCTACAGTTGACGCAATTGCTGAAATCAAGAATACTCTTGCTAATGCCTTTGGCGATCTAACAGCAATGGTTAAATCATTAAACGAAGAGACTGTACTCAACCTACAGACTCAAATTGCTGATCTAAGTAAGTCAATCCAAAACATTTCCGGTGAGGTTAAAGAAGTTAAGGATACTTACGATGTATTTGGAAAGAGAGTCGATGCTGTAGAGCAAGACACCGCTTTCCGCAAGTCTGGTGATCTCGGTGAGATTATTCAGGAACCAGAAATGGTTCAAAAGTCAATATGGGGCGGACGGTTCCTCACAGACTCCGACCTGTTTAAGTAGAAATTCACTTGGAGGTGAACAATATGTCAGAAGAAATTATTAAAAACCAACCAGGAAACTCCGTTGTAGGCGCTTATAACGCTGAAGGTGGATTCGCCTCTGGTGGAATTGGTGGAGTATCAACTCCAGCATCAGGAGTTTTAGGAAATATTCCTACTGCTCTTTCCGGAGTCACAACTGGACCAAACGCTGTAAATCCTTCGGGTGCAGCAGGTAGTGGAATTCTACGACCTGAGCAGGCTCGTCAATTTATTGACTATGTTTGGGATGCAACTGTTCTTGCAAAAGATGGACGTAGAGTTACAATGCGAGCAAATACAATGGAACTTGAAAAAGTTAACGTTGGTGAGCGTGTAATTCGTGCTGCTGCTCAAGGCAGTGGTGCATATACAAACGCTGGTGCTACTTTTTCTAAAGTAGAATTAACAACCAAAAAGATTCGTCTTGATTGGGAAGTTACATCAGAAGGTCTAGAAGATAATATTGAAGGTGCTGCTCTTGAAGATCATCTTGTTCGTTTGATGACCAACGCATTCGGTAATGATATCGAAGATTTGGCTATTAACGGAGATGGTTCAACAGGATCATTCCTTTCTATTATGGAAGGCTTTAAGAAAAAAATTGTAACAGGAACTGGAGCGGGACAAGCACACGATGCAGTTCTCCCAGCAGTTGTATCAGATAACTGGACAACTCCAGTTATGCAAGGCATTATCAATGCAATGCCACGTAAGTATCGTGCACTTAAGAACAATCTTAAGTTCTATGCAGGTACAGACGTATTCCAAAGTATCGTTAAAAATAACGGTACCCTTGCAGATGCTATCTCTGAGGCTTTCTCAAGCCGTAACGGTAGCACACAAGCAAATCGTCAAGACTATCTTGATGGTGTAGGACAGACATTCGGAGGAGCCCGTACCACTCGTGTACTTGGCGTTGACGTAATGGAAGTTCCTTACTATCCAGAAGATTATGTCGATCTTACTTTCCCACAGAACCGTATTTGGGGATTCCAACGGGATATTACCGTCAATCGTCAATATGTTCCAAAGAAAGATACAATTGAATACACCGTATTCGTACGTTTTGGTGTTCAAATTGAAGAAGAAGACGCAATTGCCTATAAGGACATTGCTGCTTCCTAATCATTAAGCAATTATTTAGGGCAGGGGATTCGTTCTCTGCCCTTTTTAATTAAACCTGATATAATAAGAACAAAGGGAGTAAAATGTCAACTGTAAAAAAAACAACACCAGAAAAGATTGTTGAAGTAAAAGAACAAAACAGTCAGGCAGTAATCTACTCTGATAAAAACCTTTATTTTGATAAATATGGACACATAGATCAAGGCTATAATATTGTTAAAACAGAATTTATTGATATATACCTACAACATAAATCAGTTAGAGAGGCTAGCGCTTTAGAACTTGCAAAGCACTACGGTATTAAATAATGCAAGTACTGAGACTTCCACCATATCCATTAAGCATCTCCTATGACGTTCCAGCAGCATCTGCAGTATATGATCTAATTATTGAAGAAGAAGATACAAAAGAAATTCTTTTAGAAAAAAGACTTACATCAACCACAGGCAAAAAAATAAATTATACTTTTGAAACTGACGAATGGCATATGTACGACAAAGTTTATCCTTTATCTATTAAAGAAATTGACTTTGCTTCTATAACAAACAGATCATTGACTTCAAATGTTGCCACATTAACAACATCGGCTGCCCACCCTTTTGTTGTTGGAGACTCAGTTATTGTAACTGGAGTTAGTCAAACTTTTAATGGTACACAAACAATTACTGCAAAAACATCTACGACTATATCTTACGCAAAAACAGCAACGAACGTTGTTGCAGCAGCAGTTTCTCCAGTTGGAAGAGTTGCAAAAGTTTCAGGAGACATTGTAGTAGAAGATGCACTTGAGATTAAAAGACCATATGTAGATCCAAATTCTCTAGCCAGCACAGCGACAGAAATAGCAGAATATAAAAAACAAGAATTTTTAGCCAGATCTATTATTGATGCAGTTCTCCAAGAAGGATTTTATTATAAAAAGAAAACAACCGAGCACGTAGGACTTGGAACTGACTATGTTCCAATAAATTATAAAAGTCACAAAGTTTTAAAAGTGTATCAAGATAATATCCTCTGGTATGACAGCAGTTTAGCAACTCCTGCAATTTTTGGAATTACCTATAAGTTAAGTGATAATGGTACTGCAATTATTAAAGATATACCAGGAGAAGAGTATAATAGATCAGAGCAGGCTCCATTGTTTTTGCCAACTGCTCAATCAGATTGGCTTGGACCAATTGGTTACGGTAACTCTTTTGATAACCAATCAGACTTTACTTTTGTTTTAGAAACGGGATATAAGGTAGTACCACTTGATATTAAAGAAGCAACATTAATGTTAATAGATGACATTCGTTGTGGCAAACTTGATTACTACAAGAGATATGTTACTACTTATAATACAGATCAATTTAAACTTCAGTTTCATAAATCAATATTAGATGGTACTGGAAATCTTTTAGTTGATAAAATTCTTTCAAAATATATATCGGATTCCAGAGTTAAAATCGGAGTATTGTAATGTCATGCGAAGCAACAGATTTTTTGTATCCAATGATTGCAGACATATACTATCCAACTATTCAACGTGATATGTATGGATCTGGTTTAAAGAATTGGATTTTTGACAAAAGCGTTATTGTTAATTTTACTTCAGGAGGAACTGCATTAGCAGAAGATATTAAGGCAAAGGTTTTTACAAAAAATGAAAACATGCTTATTGGAAGAATTAAAAATGACATTCGTAAGTCAACAAATAAAGATAATAATTCACTTACAAATATTATTATTACAAACATAAGAAACAGTATGGATGAACTCATATATCAAGAAACTTCTGGAGAGCGTTCTGGAAAGGGTACAATTTATGAAATTGCTACTTATGATCCAGTAGTAAACCCTTTTGGTACAATAGATTATTATAAAGTTGTTTTACGAAGAACAGAAAACCAAAGTGGGGCTGACTAATGCAAGTTAAATTTGATGATAAAAAATTTATGAAAAAGATGAATAATATTGTTGATTATTCTTTTGGATTTTTTGAAGGGGCACAAAAAGGAAAAACGGTATTTTTAAATAACTTAGGAAGAGACACAGTAGAAGCATTAAAGATGTTTGTTGATGCAAATGCAAAAATGGATCCAATGTCTATGCATCATGTTTATGAATGGGGCAAGGTTGGAATGGCATCTAAAAGACTTTTTGAAGTTACACATACCGTAAGCAATCTTGGATTATCTATTAAGTCTGACTTTAAACAATCAACATCAATTAAACAGGGATCTTTGGTTCCGTTCTATAACAAGGCAAGAATTATGGAGTATGGTCAACCAGTTGTAATTAAACCAAGAAATGCTTCCGTACTTTCTTTTAATGTTGGTGGAGAACAAATTTTTACAAAAAATCCAGTTAATGTTTCAAATCCTGGAGGAGACTGGGTTCAAGGTTCTTATGAAAAAACATTTGATAACTTTATGAATTATTATTTTAAACAAACATTTTTAAGGGCTTCTGGAATTTATGATCATTTAAGCAATCCACAAGTATACAAAAAAAACTTACAAGCAGGATCAAACATTGGAAAATCAAAGGGTAGAGAAGTTGGCTATCGTTGGATTACAAACATTAATGTGGGGGTAGAGTAAAATGGCAACCAAAGATGTAGTAAATCTACCTTTTCCACCAATCTGGATAAATGCTTTTATTCAAGCAGCATTAAATGAATATGGCTTTAGTGTTTTAACAATACCATCTAATGCAGCAGCAATTGATGATTTAAGTAAAAACAGAGTGGACATACCAACACAATATGACGATGAAGGAATTGCATTAAATACACAGCCAGATGTAATTGTCCAATATGACAGACTTATTAGATATAGAAGAAGTGGTTTGTATCCTCTTAGGTGTGAGCAGTTATTATATTATGTATATTCAACTCCCAGCAAAATTTTAGATGTTAGCACAATTTTATCTCAATTATTAGATAGATCAGATGCAGCAGCAGAAGACCTAAATAGGTGGACAATGAAAAAACAAGATGGAGACTCTCCTCTTTTAGACTTAACAGTGCCCTTAATTAGAAATGTATATTTTCATGATATCAAGGTCTATCAACTAGAAGAGGTTAGAGATTTAACAGAACTTTCTTCTCTGCGAGGACTGACTTTAAATAAATTTATTATTGAGTATGACTATCATACTATAAATGACCCAGCCCCATATTATACATAAAAAGGCTGATATAATAGTTTAGAGAAGGCATTAGTAATGCTTTGATAACTTAATATAGAAAAAAAATTGAAAAAGGGAGTTAAATATGGCATATTCACGTGGTACATCCACAAATATTATCGTAGGTGCAGCAGCAATTTTCGTTGCAGACTACAAACTTACACCAACAGGCGCACATGCAGTTCCTGCATTTGTATCTTCAGAATCTTATAAGTCCACCTTGTCAGCAAATCCAAATTTTGACAACGTAGGATACACAATGAATGGTCTTGAATTGACCTTCACACCAGATTTCGGCGAGGTAGCCGTAGATCAGGTTCTTGACGTTGCTAAACTATACAAGCAGGGAATGCAAGTTACTCTTGCTACCGCTTTCGCCGAAGCAACATTAGAAAATTTACTTCTTGCAACCGCAGGAAAAGATACAGCATTAACTGGAACAAAGAACACATCAGCAGGTCGTACCCTTCAACTATCAGCAGGAGACATTGGAGAAGTACCACTTGAGCGTGGTCTTGTTGCAGTAGGTCCAGGAACTGGTGATGGCGATAAGTCTGACTCAGTAGAGCGTGTCTATGTTGGATACCGTGCTCTTTCAATTGAGGCCGTTACAGTTTCAGCAAAGCGTGAAGAGGCTTCTATGTTTGAAGTTTCATTCCGTATGCTTCCAGATGACACAACAGCAACATATGGTAAGATCGTTGATCGTACCTACTATGATGGATCTGGCACAAACTACATCGGAGCCTAAGTAAAAAGTAAACAATAACCCACTCTCATAACGGGAGTGGGTTTTATTGTTTTATGCTAAAATTAACTAATGGCTACAAAAGTTTTTAAAACATCTCAAATTGTATTATTAAACAATCAAGTTCTTGAGTGCTCTCCTTTAAAGATTAAATATATGAGAGAGTTTATGGATATATTTGTCCTTCTTGAAAAATCACAAAATGATGAAGAATCTATTGATATTTTGTTGGAATGTTGTAGAATATGCATGAAACAATATAGTCCAGATTTGTTTTTAGATTTAGATGAACACATTGATCTTAATACTCTATACGATATTATTGAAATTGCTGCGGGAATTAACATAAAACAAAAAAATAAAGAAGGTGAAGACCTTGATAAGAAAGAAATAAAACCAATTAAAGAAATTTCAAAAGATAAAGATGAAGGTTGGTTTGAATTAGATTTAGCAAAACTAGAGTCAGAGGTTTTTACTTTAGGCATATGGAAAAACTATGAAGAGTTAGAGGCATCTCTTTCTATTCCAGAATTAATGCAAACCTTGTCCTCAAGAAGAGATTTAGACTATGAAGAAAAAAAGTTTTTAGCAGCAATTCAAGGAGTAGATTTAGATAAAAATTCAGAAAATGGCAGGGGACAAAAAGAATGGGAAGACATGAAAGCAAGAGTCTTCAGTGGTGGACAAACAAGTGATGGTAACGATGTATTGTCTTTACAAGGTCCTAATGCAGCAAGAGCAGGGTTTGGTATTGGAATGGGCTTAGATTACGAAGATTTAACTAAAAAATAAACCTATTCGTGATATAATTAACTAACTTAACAAAAGGAGAAACAAATGGCAGCAGCAACAAAGGCAGATGAGAACGTTGTAGTTCTTATTGACGGAACAAAGGTTTCAGTTAGACCTTTAAAGATTTCCCTACTCCGTCCTTTTATGAAGAAATTTGAGGGTATTGCAGCAGTAGCAGAAGACAACGATAAGTCAATGAGTATTCTTATGGAATGTGTTCAAATTGCTATGCAACAGTATAAGCCTGATTTATCAGAAGACCTAAAGTCTCTTGAGGAAAATCTAGACTTACCTACAGTTTACAAAATTATTGAAGCAGCATCTGGAACAAACATGTCAGATAGTGCTTTAATTAATATATAAAATAAAGTAAAGAGGTGCTATGAGTGGCTGATGTACAATCCAATATTGAGGTTAATCTCGACGCCTCTCAAGCACTTGGACAATTAAAAGCACTTCAAAGACAACTTGCAAATTTTCATGCTTCAGTTGCAACTACAAGTTCCGCTGCTGCGAAAGCACAAGCAAATCTACAAAGCAATCTTATAAATTCAGTAAATGCTACTGGAAAGTTTTCAGCAGGTCTTACGACAATAAAAAGTTCTGCTGACAGTTTTACCGATTCATTAGAAAGAAACAAGTTTTCCACTAGAGAATATTTTAGATATGCTGGTGGTGCAACAAAAACATTTAGTAGGCTTTTCAAACAAGAGTATGACACAATTGGCAAGGTATCAGAAGAACGTCTTAAAACAATGCAGACCCAATATATTAAAATGGGTAGAACAGCAAACGGTGCAATTCAATCAATAGCAGTAAGACCGCTTGCATTAGACATGGATCATTTAGCAACAAAGACTGCTATTGCTGCACAGAAACAACAATTATTTGGACAACTATTAAAACAAGGTTCTACTAACCTATTAAACTTTGGTAAAAATACTCAATGGGCTGGACGTCAGTTGATGGTTGGTTTTACCGTTCCACTAACAATGCTTGGAACAACAGCAGGAAAAACATTTATGGCTTTGGAAAAACAAGCAGTTAGATTTAAACGTGTATATGGAGAAATGTTTACAACTTCTGGAGAAGCAGAAAAAGCATTAAAAGAAGTACAACTATTAGCCTTATCATTTACAAAGTATGGCGTTGCTGTTGAGAAAACAATGGAGATGGCTGCAGACGCTGCTGCTACCGGAAAGATGGGTTCTGATTTAATGGCGCAAGTTGCGGAAGCAACAAGGCTTGCCGTTCTTGGTGGCGTTGAACAAGCAGATGCTTTAAAAACTACCATATCATTAACAAATGCATTTGGAATACAAGCAGATAAATTAAAAGGTAAAATTGATTTTCTTAACGCTGTAGAAAACCAAACAGTTTTAAATATTGAAGACTTGACTATAGCAGTTCCTAAAGCAGGACCAGTTATTCGTCAACTTGGTGGAGATGTTGAAGATCTTGCATTCTTTATGACTGCAATGAAAGAAGGTGGAATCAATGCTTCAGAAGGTGCTAACGCACTAAAATCTGGTCTTGCATCATTAATTAATCCATCAAAGAAAGCATCAGCGTTTCTTTTAGATTTAGGCATTAACATTAATGGAATTGTTGAATCAAACAAAGGTAATATTAAAGATACTGTTATCCAGTTTGCACAAGCACTCGATACACTTGCTCCACTAGAAAGATCAAGAGCCATTGAACAATTGTTTGGCAAGTTTCAATTTTCACGTTTATCAACATTATTTCAAAACGTTACACAAAGTGGAACACAGGCTTCAAAGACACTAGATTTAGCAGGAGCATCAATAGAAGAACTTGCAATTCTTTCAGAAAGAGAACTTGCAAAAGTAGAAAATGCAACTGGAACTAAATTTAAAAAATCATTAGAAAACCTTAAAGTTTCGCTTGCTCCAGTTGGACAACAATTCCTTAAAGCAATAACTCCTATTGTAGAATTTATTGGAAAAATATTAGAAAAATTTAACGGGCTTGGAGATGGAAGTAAAAAAGCAATTGTAATGTTAATTGGAGCAGTTGGATTAGTAGGACCAGCATTGCTCATGACCTTTGGTTTAATTGCCAACGGTGCAGCAAATATAATTAAATTATTTTTAACACTAAGAAATGGATTTTTAGGATTAGGAAAAGAATCTAACTTTTTAGGTAATCAAACTAGATACATGTCTTCTGAACAAATTGAAGCAGCAACAGTTGCTACAGCCCTTAATCAATCACACTCAAGATTAATTCAAACATTTACAGCAGAAACTGCAGCAGCAACCGCTTTGGCAGCAGCATACCAAAAAGCAAACGTTGCAGGAATAAATTTTGCAAGAATAAATCCAGGAATGATGAAGGGCGGATTAGGTCCAAAAAAATTTGCATCAGGAGGTTTTGTTCCTGGAACGGGAAATAAAGATACAGTTCCAGCAGTATTAACTCCAGGAGAATTTGTTGTAACAAAAGACGCAGCACAAGAAAATAAAGGATTTTTACAAAGATTAAATAAAGGTGGATTTGTTTTACGTGGTAATGGAACTGGAGGAGATCCTTATGCTGGAGAAATAAAGGGTGGACCAAGATATGATCCAACATTACCACAATTCCGTGTAGGATCAATAGAATATGCTAAAGCACTTGTTGCAAAACAAAAAGCACAAGCAGAAAAGAAAAAATTATTTTTAGGAATGCCTAATAATTTTAAACAAGTTCAAGATGTAAGACAACAAGATGCAGTATTAGATGAAATTGATAATGAAGTTAAAAATAGTAATCTTGGTAAAGTTAGACCAAAAAACTTTGGAAAGTTAGTTGCAGAATCAAGTGGAAGAAGTTTTCCAGTTCCTGGAATTGGTGGTATTTATGAAAGACCAGACGGATCTAAAGTTTTTGTTAAACCATTCTTAGATGAAAAATCTGCTTTAGCAGAAATGCGTGGAACAACAATTGCAAGAGATGTTCATGGATTAGTTTCACCAGAACAAAAGTTATCCACAATGGTTGATCCAAATAATCCAAGTAGAAGGTTAATAGTTCTAGAGTCTAAGTTTGATCCAAGATTTGCAGCAATGAGTGGTGAATTTACAAAATCTGATTTTGTTAAGCAGGCAGTTGCTTCTGTTGTTAGAGGAGACAAAGATTTATCAAAATCAAATTTGTCTGGAAGTATTCTTGCTGACGTAGGGCCTGCTGGAGTTTTTGGAACTGCATCTGGAAAAAGAAACTTTGGAGGAATGCTTCCAGTAAAAGATCAAGCAATGGTAAACTTCCTAGGAGTAAAAGGTGGGGCAAAAAGATACTTTGCTGATGCAACAAGATCAATAGCACAATCAATGACTCCTGCACAATATGAAAAAGCAATGATACAAGAATTAGATAGAGTTCTTCCTAAATTAAAATCTTCTATTGGGTCTTTTAATCTTAACCCAGAAGAAAAAGTTGCTTACTCTCAGATGGTTCAAAGAGTTGAAGACGCTAAGAAGATTAACTGGAAAGAAATTCATAAAATACACGCTGAAGGAAAAACTCAAAACATTAAAAAACCAACAACTCAACCCGTTCAAAGACCAGGAGAAAAGGGTCATAGAGTTTCAATTAAAGATCCAGCATTTAGAAAAATATTGGTTTCTAGAGGTTTTAGATTAAGAGGAGAATATGATCCAACCTTAAACTCTTTAGAAAAATTACATTTTACAAGTGGAAAAGATTCAAACTTACATACTGCTGCTGGTTCAAAGTTTGGAAAAAAGATTGACAGTGGTTTTACTATTTTAGGAAATCACGGCTATAATCAAATTAGTGAACAAAGTGGCCTTGATGTTGCAAAACCATATCCTTTAACTTATCAAGATGCAGTAAAATCAAAGAAAAGTATTGAAAATAGATTAGCAGAACTTACATCAAGACCACCACAACCACCTAATAAACAAAGTGCAATAAAATTAGAACAAGATACTAAATTTATGAAAATGGCCTTAGCAGATCTTGACACTAATTTAAAAATACATTCAAATCCTACTAAATGGAAAAAAGAAATGGGAATGAGATATGCCCTTGCTGGTGCAATGTCTGAAGGAGAAGGCATAAATGGTCCAACCTATAAAAGACTATACAAACGTTTTATGGCTATTCAAGGAAATAGTACAGCAGATATAACAAAAAATATAGTTAAACTTGCTGCAAGCGATTACAGAGCAGGAAGATCTGCAGATAAAGGAATGACATCTAGAGGTAAGGTAGATCCTAACAAAGGAGTGGCAAGATTAAAACAAATTGGTGGTATTAGTTCTCACGTTGTCAAAGCAGCAAATGCAATGATTGCTAAATCTCCTAATGCTACTGCTCTTATGGGGCTTTTCCCTAGAAGCCAAAAAGATTTTGATTTACTACCAGAATCACATCAAAAAATGTTAAGAGCACCAAATATGATTTATAACTATTTAAAAATGAGACAAGGAATCGGATTTAAAAATTTTAGTACAGCAAAGAAATTTGCGTCTGGTGGTTCAGTTCCAGGGTATGGAGAAAAGGACACTGTACCAGCATTACTAACACCTGGAGAGTTTGTAGTAAATAAAGCAGCAACACAAAAACATGGTCCAATTCTTCAAGCAATGAATTCTGGAAATATTCAATACAGGAAAACTGGTGACATTCGTTCTAAAAGTAACAAAACAAAAAAAGCAACTGCAGCATCAAAGGCAGCAACAATTGCAGCATCAAAAGCAAGGGCTCAAGCACTGACAAACGAAGAAGAAAAAACACAAAAATCTAGATTTAATTTTAACAAATCTTCTGCACCTGTAGATGAACAAACAAGGGCAGCACAACAGGCAAGAAGCCAAAAAATGATGCAACGTTCTAGCATGGCAATGTCAACAGTTATGATGGGAAACATGGCACTAGGTATGATGGGTAATGAAACTGCTCAAAAATATCAAGGAGCCTTGGGTGGATTAACTGCAGCAACAATGGCCATGACAATGATTCAAGGACCAAAGAGTGCGCTAGCAGTAGGAATTGTTGGACTTGCTGCAACATATTTTATTTTAAAGAAATCAAATGAAGCATTATTAAAGAAAACAATAGAGACAACAGTTAATATGGGCGCAGGGGCAAAATCTATGAAAGAACTAGCAGAAACAACTGGAAAAGTTTCTGCAAGAGAAATTATGGATAGAAGAAGAAATGATAAACTATCTCAATTTCAAATTAAAACAGGCAAAAAAACATTTGGAGAATCATTTGTTGAAGGTGAAAAAGGACAACAAATGGTTAAAGATTTTGGACAAAGAATAAAAGATGGCGGCCCAGGTGGACAACAACTTGCACAAAGCGAATTAACTGCTCAACTTGCAACAGCAATATCTAGCGGAATTATGACACCAGCACAAGCAAGAAGTGTTGCTGCAAATATTGGTGAAGCAATGGGTGATAGAGCACTTGGCATAACTGTAAACGCCAAACTAATTGATTTATTTGGACCAAAAGGTGAAAACCTTCTTAAAGATCCTTTAACAATTAAAACACAACTTATTCAAGATAGTAAAACCAGAATGGATATTGCATCTAATGCAGCAAATGCTTCAGGAAGTTTTAAAAAAAATCCAAAAGATATTGTAATTGGGGTAGGTAGTGTTGCTGCTGGTATGGGCGCTGGCGCAGCAGCAGGTGCAATAGTTGGTAGTATTGTTCCATTAATAGGAACTGCTATTGGAGCCGTTGCTGGAACTATTATTGGCGGAATAGGAGGAGCAATAATAGGAGCCAAACAAAGAAATGATAGAATTGCAAAATCAACTGGAGCATCCGTTGCAATGCAAAAAATTGCTTTAGAACAAAGTCAAGAACTTTTAGATTCTTATGATCTTGAAAATCAAAAGAAAATACAATTACTTGAATCAGAAGGAAAACTTGTAGAGGCAGAAAAATTAAGAGGGGAATATGAAACTGGAAGAATAAAACTGCTTGCCACAAATGCATCACTTAATACAGATATATTAAATTCTTATAAAAAAGCAAGTGATGGAAAAGTACAAACTTTATTATTAAAAGGAGCAAGAAGCGCTGCAATTGATAAATATAAAGGAACTGCTCTAGCACCAGTTGCCGAAGAAGCATCAAAACAAATACAAAGTTTAGGATTAAATAAAGAACATGAATATTTAATCAACATGCAGTTGTCGTCTGGTCAAATGGATCCAATGCAAGTATTAAATATGGTTGATATGTTTACTGGAGACAAAGCAGGCGCACAAAAGTTTATGGATATAACGACAAGATTTGGTGCAGTAGTTGGAAATGAGGCTATGGCAGTTGCTTCTATGTTTACTGAAAAAGGCACAGGAAAAGATTTAGATCAAATACAAAAAGATCTTGTTTTAAGTGTTCACGGAAAAACCCCTGAAGAAGCACAAAAACTTATAGATTTTTATGGAACGCTTGGAAAAATGGGAACTGTTTTAGATATGGAAGTTATTGGTAACTACGTTGAAAAAAATAAACTTGGTGCTGCTGCTTTGCAAACAACAATAGCACAGATACAAAAACAAAAAGGTAAAATTGACATGAAAGTTACCACAAAATTGTTAGGAGCAAATCCAAAAGCACTAAGCGCATTAAACACTGATTTAGAGTATTACAACAAACTTCCAGATGAACAAAAAAAGATATACATGACAGCACTGGTAACTACAACAGAAACTATTGATCTAAATAGCCAAGATGTTAAAAATTTTATGGGTGAAAAAGGACTAACATTTAATAAAAATAAAGTAGGAACTTTAACAGGAGATGCAAAAGACAGAAAGTTTAATCCTAAAGGTTATAAAAAAAGTGTAAAATTAACAACCGCAAAACAAGTAACGGATTTAATGGCAACAGACAAAGCAAACAAAATAACTGAAGCAGCAAAAGATGCTAGTAAAGCATTTAAACCAGGAAAAAAAGGTGGCGGTGGCGAAAGAGATACTACATATGATGACACACTTAAGAAACTTAAACTTGTTCAAAACTCAACAATTAATGCAATTGGTGGAGCAGAAGAATTAAAAAAAGTAATGGGCAAAAATGCATCAATAACACAATTTAAAGGTATTGATCAAAAATTAATGGCAGATGGAAAAGTAAGCAGAGATTTCTTAGACTTTGTAGATGCTATGAGCCCACAAGGATTGCAAGAAGATTTAGCCAAAATTACTACTGGTGCAGGCACTGCTTCAATGAAATTAACTGAATTGGGAAATGCATTAAATAAAGCATTTACAGCAATTAAATTGGGAGAATATCAAACCCAACTAACAGATAAAATTGCTGGAATTAAAAACCAAGTAGGCGCTATGTCTGTTTTGCGTAATGCTGGATTTAGTTATGCACAGGCTATGGAGTTAGCAAGTGATCAAACCATTGCACTTGCTATTGCCAATAAAGAACTTAGCCCAGCCCAACTTAAAGAATTATTAACACAAACAGAAGAATTAACTGCAGCACAAAAACAATATGATAATGCTCAAAAGATAGCATTAATGGATGAGATGGATGGTCAAGTTGCAAGATTTAATATAGTTGAGAAGTTTGTGGCATTGCAAGAAAAACTAATTGAAAACCAATATGTTCTTGAGCAATCTAAATTAGAAACAAAACAAAATGATAATAACTATAATTTAGATTTAATTTCAAGGCAAGAAGATAAGATAAACGAAACTTATGATAAACAGATTTCAGCATTAGAAGAGATCAATGCTCTTGCTGAAAAAAATAATCAACTTATTTCAACAAAAATGTCAATTGCTGATGCACTTGCAAAGGGAGATATTAGTGCAGCAAGCAGTGCAATGCAAGATTACCGAAATGCAAAAATTCAACAAGTTGCAAAAACAAGAATGGAAGCCTTGCAAAAAGCAAAAACAAATGCACTTGAATCTGTTACTTCTCCAAACGGATTAACCAGAGTTCAAATTGAGGCAGACAATAAAGTTATTGCAGATCGTTTAAGTGATATAACAAACAACATTAGACTTGCAAAAGATAAACTTGATTTAACTCTTAAAGATACTTTAGGACTAACAAGAGTTGAAATTGCAGCAGCAGGTAGTGCTATTAAGTTAGCATTAGAAGCAGGTATTGATCCAAATGATTCTAAATTCCTTGGAAATATTCTTAAGAATGTAAAGGGAGATGCTGACTCAACAATACTTGCATTAACTGATGTAACAAAATCTATCCAGGCAGCAGATGCTGCAATGAAAGCAGCAAAAGCAGAACTTGGAACTAAAGGTAATACAACATTTGCTGATCAAAAAGCAGAAGATGCAATTAAAGCAAAAGAAGCAGCAGCAGCGCAAGCAGCAGCCCAAGCAGCAGCAGCGACTTTAGTTTCGGCAGCACCAGCACCAGCACTTGATTGGGCCACCCAATTTGGCAGATATTTGGGTGGGGTTGGCGATATGCCCAAAAAGCAGACTGCACCCAAAACATCATCCTACAACCCTTTAAACTATCTCGGCATTCCTGGATTTACTGGTGCAATGGGTGGAATGGTTCCTAAATACATGGCATCTGGTGGTCTGGCTCGTGGAACTGATACTGTTCCAGCAATGCTTACTCCTGGAGAATATGTTGTTAATAAAAAAGCAACACAAAGTTTTGGGCCTCTTCTTGGTGCTATAAACTCACCAACATTTACAACTCCTGAAGCAATGTCCTCTATTAAAAATCTTAGTGGGTCACAAACAGAAGTAAATAATTCCAAAACCCTGTATAATTATAACCTTAGCGTTAATGTTTCTAACAGTAATGCCAATCCAAATGATATTGCACGAACAGTTATCAATCAAATTAAGATGATTGAAAATCAAAGAATTAGGGGTTACTAATGGCTACCGCAGCATATACCGCAGGAAGAAAACGTTTTGGAAGACCACAAGCCATTATCTGGTCAGAAAATCCAGGTACATTACAAAATGGAATTTACGTTCCAGACGGAATTGAAATAGGTGCATATACAACTGCTACTACAAATCTAAATAAATTTTTAATCTTATCTGATCACAACAGAGCACCATTAGATTTTAAAACAGAAAGAATTGAACAAAGGCAAAGAATGGTAAATGGCAACATGAGGTCTTTTCATATTGCTGATAAAAATACAATTAGCACAAGTTGGAATAACATTCCTTCAAGATCATATGGTGGAAGACCAGACTGGGTAGACTCTACTGGAGTAACTACACAGGGGTCAGAATACACGGCTGACGGGGGTGCTGGCGGTGTAGAAATGCTAGATTGGTATGAGAACCACACTGGACCATTTTGGATGTTCCTATCGTATGACAAGTTTAACAATTTTGCGGATGATCAAACCGATGATAGATATGCACACTTAGATCAATATACTGAAATTGTTGAAGTTTATATTTCTGATTTTTCATATACCGTTACAAAACGTGGTCAAACCAACCATGACTTATGGGACGTATCGGTTTCTATGGAAGAAGTGTAAATGTTTCTTGATACAACTTTAAAGAACCATTTAGAAAATTCTGCAACAGTTGAAACCCGTTCAACTATTTTAGCAGAGTGGAATATGAATGTTCCAGATAACATTTTTAAATTAGGAAATTATAGAAATAGAGATACAGGAAAAGCACCACTTTCATTTGATGCAAATGATGTTGGCAATTCTTACACGGGAGCAACAGATGCAGATATTGTAGTTGATAATGGTTTTACTAATAGTGACCAGCCAGCATTATTTTCAACACTTAAAGAACAATATGCAGGACTTTATTCTTTAGAAGACTGTCTTAAACCTTTCCGACCAAGATCAGGAATCAACAAAGCGTTTTATATTCAAGGAAGATATCTTCATAATTTTAATACTAACTTAATTAATAATCAAGTCTTTGCTGATTCTACTATTGGAGCAACTAGTTTTTTTACACAAAGACCAAGATACTATATAGGATCAAGATATGATGAGTTTAAATATTGGACATCGTTTAGAACAGAAAAAGAAAGTGCTACATCCTTTACCACAACAGAACGGGGTATATCAAAAAAATCTGTAAATAATCAATATCCAATTGAAGATGCTGCACCATTTGTAGTATATAAAGAAACAGTTCCAGCAAATCGAATTGTTGTCAAAATGCAAACACATGTTGGAACAAAAGATCTTGGCCCTTTCAACACTGTCACAAGTCCCATTGCAGATCCACTTTTTGGAAACTCTAATAAACAAGTTCCTGTTGTTTGGCGTATTGAATATTTGTTAAATAATTCTTGGGTCTCAGCAAAAACTTTTAATGCAAACTCTTTAAGAGATGACTCAACCGTTATAATTAAAGAAGATGGTTATGTAGAATTGTCTTATGGTTTAATTATTCCAAATGATTTTAAAACTAGATTTAGACATGTTGAAAAAATATCTTCTACTACCGTACTACCAACAAGATCAATTGATGGATATGCCTATTTGCTTTCTTCAAGTGCAACAGATCAAGGAATTTATTATGTATGGAACGACACAACAAAAGTTTACGATACATTTGTGCCAGACTATGGATGGCAATTAACAAATTTAGATTTAACCAAAGAAACAAACTTTGTTACAGATTTTACATCTCCAGAATATTTTATTAAAAACAATCAAAGAGTATATCGTGAATTTCAATATATTCAAGGTGTAAGAATTGTTGCAGAACAAATGAACAAGTACGAGGCTACTTTTGATTTAATTGAAATGTCTCCAAGATTAGTTGCCAATATATCAAATAAAACTATTAGTTATTCTATAACTAAGCAGTTGTCTGATCTTGGCAATGGCTCTTTGCCAGTTGGACAGTTGCTGGCTTCTACTGGAAACATATCAATATTTGATGACGATCAAGCGTTTAATGAAAACAATACAAATAGTATTATTGCTAAATATGTTACCAAAAACCTTAAATTTAATTTTTATGAAACATTCTTAAATGTAAGTAATAAAAACTATAGCGTTCCAATTAAAACATTATATGCAGAAGGAATGCCACAAGCAGATATAACTGGAGGAACAATCTCCTTAGAGTTAAGAGATTTTTATTTTTATTTTGAATCAATAACAGCACCAAAACTATTTCTTACAAATATATCTATTAGTTATGCAATATCAATTTTGTTAGACTCTATTGGTTTTAGTAACTATATTTATAAAAGAATTGAAGGAGAATCAGATCCAATTATTCCTTATTTTTATGTGGGTCCTGATACCAACGTTGCACAAGTTTTAAATAGTTTGGCTACTTCAACACAAACTGCAATGTTTTTTGATGAATATAATAATTTTATTGCAATGAGTAAAAATTATTTAATGCCAACAGCAACACAAAGATCTGTTGATACTGTAATGATTGGTTCTAAAGTTACAGGACCAGTTCCAGAGATTATTACAGATTTTGATGATGCTTCAACATATAGCACTGAGCCAACTGAAACTGTGGATGCTGGATCTTATAGCACTACTGAATGGGATGAAATAAATTTAGGAGGTTCTCCCTCTCTTGCAGAAAGTACAGCAAATATTATTCAAAATAAAACACTGCCTAACAAAAAACTTGCTAACATAATTAGTATTGCTTCACAAGATAAAAAAATATACAATGATGGCAAGATTAGTTATACAACAAGATACATTGATAAAACATATTCTGCATTTGGCGAGCAGATTGCATCAAGTGCAGAAAATAAATATTGGGTATACAAACCATCTGCTTTATGGGAAATTTCAAATCAAGAAGAACTAAAAGATAGTAGGTCAAGTGGATTTACCCTTTCTGCACTTGCTTTAAACTCAACCCTTCCCCAAGTACTTCCAACCGTAGTCAACAATCAACTTATTAATAATATTATTGATTTTGGCGAAGGGATTTATTTAATATCTAGGCAGCAAGGATATTTTTATTCAAGTGGAGAAATAATTAGATACGATGCTGTAGAGCACTCAGTTGAAGGATTTGGAAATGTTTTTATAAGTAGTGACTCTGAATATAAAAATTATTTAAATAAATTAAAATTTGGTGGAAAAATTTTTCCAACGGGAAAAGTAAGAATTTTTGCAGAACCATACTATGAAACTATTAATGGAGTTACTAGAATGGTTAATGGTCCAGTTGTTCAAAGTGGAAGGGCTCAATTTGGAACTGTTATTCAAAACCATACAGCATCTTTAGACCCCTATTGGAGCAATAAAGATAATCGTAAAGGCGTTCTTATGTCTTCTCAATATTTATTTGGAGGAACAGAGTTTGAAGGGACTTTAAATGGTACAGTTGCTGCTGGAATTACTTCTGCAGAAGCAGCATCAGTAAATGGAGTAATTAAAAGATTTTTATCAGAGTATGCACTTACAGAAACAGAAAGAGCATCTGTTACAATTATAGACCCAACAAAAAATAAAGGACTTGTTCAATCCTCTGCTCTTGTTTTTAAAGGTAAAGACTTTGTTACAACAGACCTTTCTCCAAGAGATAACTTGTCTTATGTTTATAAAACATTAGATCAATCTGTTTTTAAACATTTTGGAACTAGAATTAGAATTGTTGGAGAACCACAAGGTCAAACAACTACAGCAGATGGCAAAGTAGTTATTAAATCAATTCCATTAAATGGAATGACTTATTATGAAAACAATGCGTCTAAACAAGGCAACAATACAGCAGCGCCAGAAGAAAAAATTAATATTTCTGGAAACTCTGGAGGAATTGCAGTTTTGTTAAATCCAACAACAAATTTAGGATATTATTTTGAAATAATTGCATTAGACAATGCAACAACAGATACACACAATGTTATCTTTTATAAAGTTGTTGCAGGTGTTGGTGAAAGTAAAGCAGTTCCAGTTAAACTATTTAGTACTTATGATGAAACAATTAATTATGATTCGGGAGAATTTTTTGGTATATCAAGAAAATACAATGAAGAAAACACTAGCATATACGACTTAGCCGTAGAGTATGAAGACTTAGCAAATAGTAATATAAGAAGGTTTTATTTGTATATTAATAATGAACTTATTGCTCAAGTTGACGACTTAGATCCTTTGCCAAACTATCAATCAACGGCTTTGTTTGTTCGTGGTTCTTCAAAATGTATGTTTGAAAATATTTATGCTTTATCAGACAACTATTCAAAAAATACAGGATTTGAAATTAATAATCAAATATCGAGAACGTTTTCAAACAGATCAATTACAGCAAATGATGCTATTAAAAAATACGCACTAAGTGGAATTTTACAAGAGTCTTATTTAAAAGGCATTAACACATTGACAACACCAAAATTTAATATTTTTTATGATGAATTTGGAACTATAATGAGAGAGTGTGCATACATTAATGCTAAATTTGATAATGCATATCCAGCACTATATGCAAAAATAGTAATGGCACCAGATAAACTAAAAGAATATACAGTCTCTGGATTCCAAGCAAATGCTTATGGAGCAGAGTTTTTGGTATTTAATGCAACAGATAGTCTTTTAAATCTTGGTACAGATACATCTAATACTTTGCAAATTATGGGTATTGCTTTTACTAGTGATAGCAGTAGCGAACTAACAGTAGATGATTATTTTAAAAAACGATCAAACTTTTCAGACCCAGAACTTAAAGGTGATGTAATAGTTTATTCACCAAAATTAGAAAAAGAAAAATATGATAATATTAAATTAAGCAGACTTAAACATGGAAGAACAGACTTTAACATAAATGTTGAATACATACAAACAACAGAAGAGGCAGAGGAATTAATTGGTTGGCTGCTTGATAAACTAATAGTTCCTAAAAAATCAATTGGATTAAAAATTTTTGCTAATCCAACAATTCAATTAGGGGATATTATTTCAATTGATTATAAAAACAATAATGGTCTAGATCTTGTAGCATCTTCTACTTCAAGATTTGTTGTTTATAATATAGAGTATTCAAGAAGTTTAAGTGGACCAGACATGACTATATATTTGAGTGAGGTGTAACGTGCCATTAATTTCAGATGGAGAGTATCAATATGAATATGAAGTAATGCCAGTTCCACCTTCTGTTAATTTATCACCTAACTTAGTTGTAAAATCTCCAGTAAAAATTGCAACTCCACAATATGTTAAATTTAATAGAGATAAAGAAGGCGATGCAGAACCAGACCAAGACTTTATTAAGTTAATTTTTTTTGAACAGATTAATGGTGTAGCCTTGCTATCTTTAACAAATAGTGCAAAATTAGATACTGGCACAATTTCTTATCAACCAATTTCAAATATGGCAGAAACAATAAGAGCCTTAAACCCTAAAAACATTATTGCATTGCAAGATACTTCAGACAAATACTTTTTAAATTTTCCAATTAAATTAGAAACAAAAGTTCCAAATGTGGGAAATGGACCAGATGGAATAAATGTTTATAGAAATGATCAAGGTGGCATAATTGTGTCAGATCTAACAATGGGCGCAATAGTTATAGAAGCAATAAATTTAGGGCCAAGAGAAAATATTCAGATTGAAACTCTTCAAAGTGGTACAATATATAAGACAAATCTTGGAAATGAGGAATCGTGATAACTAACAAAGGAAAAGATATTATTGCAAAATATTTAATAGGAATCACGCCTGCCTACGCATCTTATATGGCTTTTGGTTGTGGGGCTAAACCATTAACAACTGGACAATTTTTTGGACAGTATTCTACTAAAGAGGTTTTAGACTTTGAAATGTTTAGAGTTCCCATTTCTTCAAGGGGATATGTAGAAGAAGATGGAGTTAATAAAATAGTATTTACTTCAGAACTTCCAACAACAGAAAGATATGAAATTACTGAAATTGGTATTTTTTCTGCGGGAGGTAATCCAGATGCTTCTGGCTTTGATAGCAGACCATTATTATTATTTACAGAAGAAGAACAATGGCAATACGGCAATACTACTTTTGAAAATGTTACTTCGCCAATTACAACATCCCTTGACTATCCACTAGATGACAATATTATTGCAACAGCCTTAAATGTTTTTCAGGCAGCAGCAGACAATTCTATATTTTTTAAAGCAAATAGAAATGAAAAAAATGAAAGATGTAGATTTTTTAATAATATGATTTTTATAAAAGGAGATTATAGTCAAATTAAAGACATTACAAATGTTGCTTCTAGTTTAACAGGACAGTATCACATACAAAAAACTGGACTTAATCTTAATTTGTCTCAAAATTCATTATCTGATCAAATTAAAATTGCATTTTCTCTTGTAAACAAAAATGCTTCCAGTTATACAAACCCAGATAGTCTTAAAATAATTTTAGAATTTATAGACAGTAATAACAAGTATGCAAGATGTTTAGTTGATTTAGTTGACGGAGCAGGCGGAGTTAATTTTAATACTAACAGATATTTTGCAATTTCAAAAACATTAGGAAATTTTGTTTTAGAGCAAGGGTTTTCCTGGGCAACAATTAAAACTGCAAAAATTTATTCATGTGTTGTAGATTCAGGAAACGAAGTAAACACACACTACATTGCTTTTGATGCAATTAGGTTTGATAATATAAACACAGTTAATCCTTTGTATGGACTGGTTGGATATACTGTTGTTAAAAATGCAGATGGAGAACCAATTACCAAATCTACAAATACAAACAACTATGTTGAATTTAGAATGGCTTTAGATATTGGAACTATTGGAGATATTTCTTAATGGTAGATAAAGGCATAAAAAAAATAACAATATTAAAAAAAGATTTGCCACCAGTAAATTCTAGCAACAAACACGTATTAAGATATAGAATTATTTCTGATGACTTTAATAGAACATCAGCATGGTCTAAAATTTATTATGTTGATTCCGTTCCACTAAATGGCCTTACTGCAGAAACTACCAAAAATGCAGTAACTGTTTCTCCTACCGCAGGAACAATTTCTATTAGAACCGTAGATTCTAGAGGTAGAGGAAAACTTGATATTTTTATTAAATATGGATCTGACTCATATTCTTATCATGGAACAACCAATCAAACAACTCTTTCTGGAAATACAGCCACGACAACTTACACCTTTGCTAATACGGCAACAACGGCAACAACATTAAGGATTGCGGTTCAACCAGAAGGAATCACAAAAGAAAGAATTACAGCGTTAACCTTACACGAGAGTAGTGTAATATCAATACCGTAAGTTAAATGATATAATGGAGGAATCATGGGAAGATTAATTGTACCGCAAAGAGGGCAACCTTTAGACGTTTCGTATGTTTATGACATTGTTGCAGCCGTAAATGAACTTTCTGACAGGCTATCAAGTTCGGGTAATGGAACTTTTAAAATTATTTCAGAAACTGGAGAGCCTACTGGAGGATCAATCAATACAATGGCTGTTTTTGCAAAAACATATGTTCTTGGTACATCAAAAGATGTTTCTGCAGGACAACAGGAAGCATTTTCAATTACCTATAACTTTCAAAATACTCCAATGGTGGTTGCAACTCCTTTTGATAGTGAAAAAACAGCAGCAGGTCAAGATGTTTCTGTAGTTATTACATCAGTTACAAATACAAATGCTTCTTTTCTTGTAAGATATAATACTAAAGGAGTTGCAAATACAAAAATTAATATTCTTGCTATTGGAAAAGCACCTTTGGTTGGGTCTTCAAATTAGTGAAATGTTCAAGATGCGGTGGTATTGTTTTTGTTGACAGACAGTACAGCACCAAAGAACATATTGAAGTTTATTGTGTAATTTGTGGTAAAAGAAAATTTTACCATCCACCAGACAGCAGCAAAGAGGGATCATGGATTCTACAACAGGAAATATTGAGGGCCAAAACTACAATCAGTCCGCTATAGTTTCAGGTAATAAAACTATTTGGTTTTTAAATAATGATTTAGTCAAAGTGCATCACAGAAACAGATCAGACGGAATTGTTGCGCTTTATAATATAAATAAAGATAGAATTGAAACTTGTTTTATTGCGGAATTTAAAAAGAAAAGAGAAAAGGCATATACTATTGGAGAAACTGCTATACTTATTAACAGACATAAGAAATATATTCCTACTCTTATTAAACGTGGAACAATTCCAGCACCAATAGGATCTAGCATAGGTGGAAAGCGTGGCTGGCAAATAAGATGTTATTATTCAGAAAGTCACATAAGGGAAATAAGGGACATATTGGCATCAATTCATATTGGTCAACCAAGAAAAGATGGCCTTGTAACAAACAACATGACTCCCACTAAACAAGAGTTGACTAGGAGAATGGGCGATGGTATACTTACATATACGAGAACTGAAGATGGACGTTTTATTCCGATATGGTCGGAGAGTATCTAACTAACTGAATGGATGTAAAATGGAAAACGATAACACTAAGGTTTCTGTAACTTTAGGCTACACACTTAATCTTGGAAACTTCCAATCATTAAGACTTGATCTTGGAGTTGTTGACTCTAAGAAAGATGGAGAGACAACTAACGAAGCAATGGAACGTGTTTACAAGTTTGTTGAAGATAAGTTAACTGACAAAATTAACGAAGCCAAAGCAGAAATCTCTGAGTAATGCCAGAGCGCAAAGACCGAATGGCTTTGCTTTCAAGGTATAGCAAATACCACAAAGAAAGATATGATGTAAAGCCATCAATGAATCTTAACGTTGAACAATGGGCAGCAGATGCTCTTATTCAGTCGTATGGAATTGAAGGATGTTACGATATTTTAGAATACTATTTTAAGGTTACTGAGAGTCCATCTTGGAATACTTTTGCATACCAGGCAGAAAAAATTATTAAGGCTAAAAAAGATAAAGATCAAGATGATAAAGAACGTGCAGAGAGAAGATTGATGGCAAAGGAGTGGCTCAATGGCTAGCATTGAATCAAAAGTATTAAATGCAGTATTAAAAGATAAACAGATTCATGTTTTATTACAAGCAAATGTTGACGGACTTCTACGAACACATTTAGATGTATGGACATTCATTAGAAAATACTTTGAGGCAAACAGTTCCGTTCCACCACTATCTTTAGTAATTGAAAAGTTTAGAGATTTTGAAGTAGTCGATGATATTGGAGCAACGAAGCATCACCTTTCAGAATTACAGGGTGACTATTTAAACGATAGTCTTAAAACAATCCTAAGATCTGCAGCAGGAGAAGTACAAAGTGGCAATTCAGTAGTTGCCCTAGATTCTCTAATTACTCAAACCTCAGAACTTAAAAAGAATACATCCTCCGTTAGAGATATTGATGCTACTGACTTTGAATCCGCTGCTGCCTACTTTGATCATTTGCGTAAAATGGAAGAGGCTGGGATTACAGGGATTAAAACTGGATTGCCAGGATTTGATAACTATCTTCCAAGTGGTATCGCTCCAGGCCAACTGGGAGTTTTTTTAGCCTATCCAGGCATTGGCAAGTCGTGGCTTGCTCTTTATTTTGCGGTACAAGCATGGAAGCAAGGCAAAACCCCATTAGTAATTAGCCTTGAAATGTCCGAGACTGAAGTTAGAAACCGTGTATTTACAATTATGGGTGAAGGCCTTTGGTCACATAGAAAAATTAGTCAGGGCCACATTGAACCAGAAATGTTTAAAACTTGGCACAAAGATAAGGTTACTGGAAAGAATCCATTTCATATCATTTCAAATGATCAGGGTGGAGAGATAAGTCCATCAGTTCTACGTGGAAAAATAGATCAATACCGTCCAGATTTTGTTATTGTTGACTACTTACAGTTAATGAGTCCAAACCAAAAATCAGACAATGAGACAGTAAGAATGAAAAACCTTTCCCGTGAACTAAAATTAATGGCTATTGGAGAAGAAGTTCCTATTATTGCAATATCTTCTGCAACTCCAGATGATGTAAATGATCTTAGCAGTGTTCCAACACTTGGACAAACTGCTTGGTCAAGACAGATTGCCTATGATGCAGACTGGGTAATTGCTCTTGGCAGAGCATCTAACAGCGATATTATTGAATGTGCCTTCAGAAAAAATAGAAATGGCTTTATGGGTGAGTTCTTAGTACAGGTAGATTTTGACAAAGGTTACTATCGTTACAAGGATTATGAAGATAAGCAGTTATAATAAGATGTGTCTATTCATCATAAGCCTATAAAGTGTTTTAAACTAGATGGCAACATCAAAGATGAGTCAAACATATACAGGCTAAAAGAAGAGTATATTAGATTATTAATAGTACAAATGAAAGAATGTGCCTATGTTCCAAGAATTGACATAGAGCCAGACTTTACGGTATACTATAATGAAAGCAAAGACTGGTTTGAATTTAAATTAACGGTATATGGAATCTACGTAGGGAAAAAGAATATTGAATGGATGATCGCGGCAGACGGGTACAATCCGATATATACACAGAAGATCAAATTAAAAGAGTTCTCATCGGTTCTGGAATCACAATACAATCAGAAGTAGATTCTGACTACATAATTTTCTGTCCATATCATAATAACAACAGAACTCCTGCTGGAGAAGTATCAAAGGAAAGTGGATTGTTTTTTTGTTTTGGATGCCAACAAGTTGCTAACCTACAAGAATTAGTAATGAAGATGAGCAACAGATCATATTTTGAAAGTTTGCGGTATATAAAAAGCAAAGAACAAGAGTCTGATATTACTCAAATAGTAGCAAAACAACTATATACCCCACCTGTATTTGTTCAATATGATGAAGTTATTATTAAGAGACTGAACTCACAAGCACTTGAATCACCAAGAGCAATGAGATATTTTGATGGCAGACTAGTAACTAAGTCATCAGTTAATAAGTTTAATCTAGGTTATTCAGAGAAGCAGGATATGGTTACAATTCCAGTTCACTCCCCAGAAGGAATGGTAATTGGTTTTGTGGGTAGAAGTGTTGAAGGAAAAGATTTTAAGAATACTCCAGGACTTCCAAAAAGCAAAACTTTGTTTAATCTGCATAGGGTAAAAGCAAATGATAGAGTCTATGTTGTAGAGTCATCTTTTGATGCTATAAGATTAGATCAAGTAGGTATGCCAGCAGTGGCTACGCTTGGAGCAACAATTTCAAAAAGCCAAGTAGAGTTGTTAGAAAAATATTTCAATGAGATCTATCTAATAGCAGATAATGATGAGGCTGGAAAATCAATGTCTAAAAAAATGATTGATAAATTAAAATCGAGGGTATCAATAATACAGTTAGACACCAAGTATAAAGATATTGGAGATATGCAAGATTCTGATATAATTAAGTTAAGTAGTTCGATTGATAACTCTATATTAGAAATGTTGAGGTAGTTGTGAGCGTAAAAAATGTGTTTGATTCAATTAAAGAAAATTCAACAATCGTTGATGTCTTTATGGAAAATCAAAAAAAATATATGATGATGCTTTCATTTGCACAAGAAGTCTTGCGAGAGGCTTCATCATTGTCTCCACAAGATAGAGAAATTATTGCAGCATATACATCATATCTAAATGGATGTAGGTTTTGTTATGGATCGCACCGTGTTTTTGCAGAATCAATAAATGCTGAGATTGAGATTTTAGATGGTGGGATTCAATCAACTCCAAATAGATTGACGACAATTTTTAATTTAGTAGAACAGTTAACCAAGCATCCAGCAAGTATGACTAAGAAATTATATGATGAATGCTATGAGGCTGGATTTACACAAGAACAAGTTAAAGATGCTGTTGCAGTTTGCTCTGCTTTTAATTTCTTTAATAGAATTGTTGAAGGTCATGGTGTTCAAGAAAATTCTGAAACATGGATTCCTTCTGCAGAACAGATCAATAAAGTTGGTTATGATCAGAGATATTAAAAATGTTGTTGTTGTTGGTGGAGGAACTGCTGGTTGTTTAAGTGCACTTTTGTTAAACAAAAGGTATCCAAAGTTAAAAATAACAATGGTGCGAAGTAAACAAATAGGAGTTCTTGGACCTGGCGAAGGGTTAACAACAAGCATACATAAAATTTGTAAAGATTTAAAACTTGATGTTGAAGATATAATTAAATATACAAATGCAACTATCAAAAATGGTGTTGTTTTTTCTGGATGGAACAATGAAAACCAATCATGGTTTCATGGGTTTAATAATTTTTTTGAAGATCGTCCTTTTTATGATAATATTAATATTTTTAAACTTTGTCATATGGCAATGCAAGAACATGGAAATTTAGATTCTATTAATTTAAATGCACAGATATCTTATAAAAATAAAGTTCATTCAATTAATAGTAAAAAAGAATACTCATTGCATTTAGATGCAAAACTGCTTGGAGATTTTTTAGAAAATGAGGTAGTTAAAAAAAATATAGAAATTATTGATGCCATTGTTGTTGATACTAAAACAAATAATAATGGTGATATTGTAGAATTATCATTAGATAATGAAACAAGCATTAGTCTAGATTTTTTAATTGATGCATCTGGATTTTCTAGATTATTTTTAGATAATACTTATAACGTTGAGTGGATTGACACATCTAAATTTCTTCCAGCAACATCAGCAATTGCCTGCAAACTTCCTTTAGATGGCAAAGAAGTTCCATATACACAAGCAATTGCAATGAATTATGGTTGGGCATGGAAAGTTCCACTACAAAATAGATATGGTTGTGGATATGTTTATGATAATAATTATATTAGTGAAGATGATGCAATAAAAGAAGCCTATAAGTTTTTTGGAAAAGATTTAGAAATTATAAAAACTTTTAACTTTACTCCAGGTTATGCAAAAAAAATATTAATAAATAATTGTTTAGGTATAGGACTTTCTACATCATTCTTTGAACCAATGGAGGCTACTGCAATATCAGGAATGATTAATGCATTATATTTATTTTTAGATAATTATTTCTATAAATATATTAATAATACTATTGCTGATATGGAAATAGATTATTTTAATGATTTAAATGAACGAATGGCACAATCAATAACAACCTATCTATATATGCATTATGTTACAAACAAAACTAATACCAATTTTTGGTCAGAATTTTTACTAAAACATCCAATGCCAGAATATGAACATTATAATATAAAAAGATTTATTAATGATATGGAAACAAACAAACAGAATTTTTCTTATTTGATGCAACCACCTTCTTGGCTATTGTACAGTTGGATATCTTTATATGCTGGAAATAGTTTTAAAGTTTCTAAAGATTCATTTGACAAAAATGAATTGGAAGAGTATAATAAAATAGTAGAAAAAATCAATAGTGCTGCAGAGCAGTATGATGATTTTAAAATAACAATATAAAAAAGGAGAAAGATATGAGCGTAGTAAAGGGATTAAAAAACATCAACGCCCTGCTCGACAAACCAAAATACGATGAAAACTCACCAAAGGTAAGATGGCTTAAACTTGCTGATGGACAATCAGTAAAGATTCGCTTTATTGAAGAACTAGACGAAGACTCTGCAAATTATAGTGCATCTCGTGGACTCTCTCTAGTTGTCAAAGAACACGTAAATCCAAAAGATTACAAGCGCAAAGCAGTAGACACTATGGACACAGAAGGTCGTGACTGGGCAGAAGAAATGCACCGTAAAGACCCAAAGGCTGGATGGCGTGGTCGTCTTCGCTTTTACTGTAACGTACTAGTAGATGATGGAATTGAAAAACCATATGTAGCCATTTGGTCTATGGGAATCAGCAAGCAATCATCTTTTAATACAATTCGTGAATATGCACTTGAGACTGGTAGCATTTCAAACGTTGTTTGGAAAATGAAGCGTAATGGTCAGGGTACTGAAACAAATTACACAATGATTCCAGCAGCACCAGATAAAGAACCATTTGATTGGTCTGGAATCGAGCCATTCCAAATTGAACTTGCACTTCGCAAAGTTCCTTATGCAGAGCAAGAAGCCTTTTATCTAGGCTTTGACTCACCATCAACTACTTCATCAACCAACACAGATTGGTAGTATGAACTACGCAGGATTACACGTACACACTCACTATTCTCTGTTCGATGGAATTGCAACTCCAGAAGAGTATCTAAGTCGTGCCGTAGATCTTAAAATGCCAGCATTGGCAATAACAGATCACGGCACACTTTCAGGACATCGTGAGTTTTATCGTACCGCAAAATCCAAAGGCATTAAACCAATTCTTGGGCTAGAAGGATATATGTGTGCAGACATATCTGATACACGAGATAAGTCTGAAAGAGAAGGTCAACAAGACCTTGTTTATAATCACATTGTTCTTCTAGCAAAGAATCAGATTGGTTTAGAAAATTTAAATAAAATTAGTGAAGTTTCCTGGACTGATGGGTTTTTTAAGAAACCAAGATTTGATTTTAAGATACTTGAAAAATATCGTGAAGGTATTATTGTAACTTCAGCATGTCCAAGTAGTGTTATTGTAAAAGCATTAGAAGAAAATGAGTTTGCTATTGCAAAGAAAAATATTAAATGGTTTAAGAATAATTTTGGTAATGATTATTATATTGAGGTAATGCCACACAATACCCCAGAAATAAATAAGGCTTTGATTGAACTTGCAGATGAATTTAACATTAAGGTTGTTGTAACTCCAGACTGTCATCATTCAGACACATCACAAAAAGAAATCCAAGAGTTTAAATTATTGATGAATACTCACGGCAAAGTTAATAAAGAAGCAACATATGAAAAGTCTAAAAAGAAAACTAATATGATGCAAAGACTTGACTACCTGTACGGAGAAGATCGTCAAATTACCTTTAATAAATTTGATATACATTTACTATCATATGATGAAATTAAATTAGCAATGGAAAAACAGGGGATAGATAGACCAGACATATACTCAAACACACTCCTACTAGCAGACACAGTAGAAGACTATGATATTCAAGATGGACTTGATCTTTTACCAGTTCAATATAAAAGTCCAGATAGTGAATTAGAAAAGATTGCTTTTGAAGGTTTGACACTTAAAGGTCTGCAAGATAATGAAGAATATGTTAATAGATTACGTGAAGAATTAGAAATTGTTAAAAATAAAAAATTTGCACCATATTTCTTAGTTGTTCAAAGCATGATTGCTTGGGCAAAGAAGGAAGGAATTATGGTAGGTCCAGGTCGTGGATCCTCTGCTGGATCTTTAGTCTGCTTTGCACTTGGAATTACAGACATAGATCCAATTAAATATGGACTGCTGTTTTTTCGATTTATTAATCCAGAAAGAAATGACTTTCCAGATATTGATACAGACATTCAAGATACTCGTCGTGAAGAAGTAAAAGATTATTTAGTTAGACAGTATAGGCACGTTGCATCTATTGCTACTTTCTTAGAGTTTAAAGGCAAAGGTGTAGTTAGAGATGTCGCTAGAGTTTTAAATATTCCTTTGTCAGATGTAAACAAAGCACTAAAGCAAGTTGACACATGGGAAGATTTTTGTTATTCAAAAACAACATTATGGTTTAGAGAAAAATATCCAGAAGTAGAAGTATATGGAGATCAGTTGCGAGGACGTATTCGTGGAACTGGAATTCATGCTGCAGGAGTTGTGACAAGCAAGAACCCAATTTTTAGATATGCACCACTAGAAACAAGATCATCTCCAGGATCTGACGAAAGAATTCCAGTGGTTGGTGTTGATATGGAAGAAGCAGAAAGAATTGGCCTAATTAAGATTGACGCACTTGGATTAAAAACTCTTAGTGTTATTCAAGATGCTATTGCAGAAATTAAAAAGAATCATTATAAAGAAATTAATTTATTAGAAATTGATTTAGAAGATCCTAAAGTTTATGAAATGATTTCAGATGGATATACTAAAGGAGTTTTTCAGTGTGAGGCTGCACCATATACAAGCCTTTTGATTAAAATGGGTGTGAAGAATCTAAATGAACTTGCAGCATCTAACGCATTGGTTCGCCCAGGAGCAATGAATACTATTGGCAAAGACTATATTGCAAGAAAGCACGGCAAGCAAAATATTGATTATTTAAATAAGGTTATGAAACCCATTACAATAGATACATACGGTTGTGTTTTGTATCAAGAGCAGGTTATGCAAGCCTGTGTTGAACTTGGTGGAATGACAATGGCAGAAGCAGACAAGGTACGTAAAATTATTGGAAAGAAGAAAGATGCTAAAGAATTTGATCAGTTTAAAGAAAAGTTTGTTAATGGTGCTTCTAAGTACATTAGTCCTAATTCTGCTTTGGATTTATGGCATGACTTTGAAGCACATGCGGGGTATTCGTTCAACAAGTCTCATGCGGTTGCTTACTCTACGGTCTCGTATTGGACCGCTTGGTTAAAGTATTATTATCCACTTGAATTTATGTTTGCCCTTTTAAAAAATGAAAAGGATAAAGATGGAAGAACTGAGTATCTTATTGAAGCGAAAAGAATGGGCATTAGCATTAAGTTACCTCACATTAACGATTCGGATATGGATTTTAAAATTGAGGGTAAAGGTATTAGATTTGGACTTAGTTCTGTTAAATATATATCTGACAAGATTGCAGAAAGATATATCCAAGCGCGACCATTCACATCATACAAACAACTTGAAGAATTTACTTTTACAAAAGGAAACGGAGTAAATAGCAGAGCCTTACAGTCACTAAGGATTACTGGTGCTGCTACCTTTTCTGATAACCCAAGAAATGATCAAGAGATCAAAGAAAATTTATATGAGTATTTAAATTTGCCAGAATTTAATATGACAGTGCCAACACAATATCATTCATTCATTCAATCAACAGAAGATTTTGAAGAAAAAGGATCTTTTATTTTAATGGGAATGATTAAATCAATTAAAAGAGGAACAGGATGGTCTCGTGTTGATGTGTTAGACAAAACGGGATCAATTGGAATATTTGATGATGAGAACACTACCATTGAGATTGGTAAAACTTATCTGCTATTAGCATCTGACAATAGGATTGTTTCTGCCACACCAGTTGATGAAATTAAAACTTCACCAAATGCTTTAGTTAGATTTTTAAATTATAAGCAATTGCCATTTGCAGAAGAAGAGATGTTTGTGATATCATTTAAACCAAGAACAACAAAAACTGGAAAGAAGATGGCATTATTAACTTTAGCAGATTCATCAAGAGACTTACATTCTATAACAGTATTCCCAACATCTTTTGCAAAAGCCTATATGCATATTAAAGAGGGCAATACCTATAAGTTTGATTTTGGCAAAACAAAAGATGGGACTATAACTTTGGAGGATGTTCATGTCAGTTAGCGTAGAAGATGTTTTAGCATTACTAGATCCTAAACTTAGAAAACGTTTGGGTACTGGAGAAGGAATTACTTTTGAATACCAGCCTACTCCCAGTTATGGTCTTAACAAGGCTCTTGGTGGCGGTTTACCGTATGGAAGACAGGTTTTGATCTGGGGTAGCAAGTCAAGTGCAAAGTCCTCTATGTGTCTGCAAATGATTGCAATGGCACAGGCAGAAGGAAAGATTTGTGCATGGATTGACTCAGAGATGTCATACTCAGAAGACTGGGCTATAAAACTTGGGGTAGATCCAAAAAAACTAATCTATTCACAAGCACGAACAATTAGCGATATGGTAGATGTAGGAGTAGGCCTTATTAATGCTGGAGTTGATTTAATTGTAATTGATAGTATTACATCAATGCTTCCTGCCATTTACTTTGAAAAAGATACAGACGATATGAAGGCTTTAGAAAATACAAAACAGATTGGAGCAGAGTCACGTGACTTTAGCAACGCTTGGAAAATGCTTAACTATGCTAATAACAAAGTTAAGCCGACTATGCTTGTACTTATTTCTCAGTCTCGTAATAATATTAACGCTATGTATACTAGTCAGCAGCCTTCTGGTGGGCAGGCTACTAAGTTTTATTCCTCTTGCGTTATTAAATTATTCTCATCGGAATCAGACAATCAAGCAATCAAAGGAAAAATTAAAATAGGAGATAAATTAATTGAAGAAAAAATTGGTAGAAAAATTAGATGGGAGTTACAATTCTCTAAAACCTCTCCTGGCTTTCAGTCTGGTGAGTATGATTTTTATTTTAGAGGTAATGATATTGGGATTGATAAGATAGGCGATCTTGTTGATACCGCAGAACAAATGGGTATGGTAAATAGAACTGGTGCTTGGTATCAACTTGATGATGGCACAAAAGTTCAGGGTAGAGATGCATTTATTGACAGAGTAAGAGAAGATTTAGACTTACAAGAACAATTAAAACTAAAGGTAGAGAATGCTTAACAATTTTTCTACATATAAAGGAAAGTTTGTTTGTCAAAAATGTAATGAAGAAGTTATTGTTTGTAGATTATGGACAGAAACAAGAGATTTAACTTGGATGTGTACTAAAAAACATATATCAAAAGTTAGTCTTATTCCAAAAGGAAAAAGGGACTATGAAGATGAGTGAGAGATCAGAATCAAAAAAAATAGGCGCCAAACAGCATAAGAATAGTGGAAGAAATACCCATAAGGGCGATGCCACTTGGAAAAATTTTACGGTAGATTTTAAAGAAGTTGGAAAATCTTTTACCCTTAATCAAAAAGTTTGGGCCAAAGCAACCACTGACGCTATTAAAAATAATAATGACCCAGCCATAATTGTTATTATTGGCGAAGGGACAAATAAGGTCAGACTTGCAATAACTGAATTAGCAGTACTTGAACAATTTGTAGATGGTGTATAATATATATATGTATCTAGATAATTATAAACCTAAGAATAGCATAACTCCACATATTATAAAAGATTTCTTTACCAAAGAAGAACTTGATGAAATATTGGCAATTGTAGAAAAACAAAAAGTTGACGATTCTTTGCCTGAATTTTATAGACCATTGGTTATACCAAAAATGTCAAGAATGCAAATTGAAATTTTGTATCCAGAAAAAATAAGAAAAAAACTTGAAGCATTTGCCTGTGAAATTATTGGTGAAGAAGTTTTTATGAGTCATAATTCTTATTTAAGTTATAATAAAATTCATGGTGATGATGTAAATCCAAAACTTCCACCACATTTTGATTCTGATAATTACTATAGTAAACTAACGCTTGATTATCAATTAGATAAAAATATTGATTGGCCAATTATTATTGAAGAAGATGAATTTAGTCTTGAATATGGAGACCTTCTTCTTTTTTGGGGTGCAGGTACAATTCATTGGAGAGATCCAATATTGTTTAATGATGGAGACAATACTGAAGTTTTAACTATGCATTTTTCAACAAGAAAAGATTTTGAAGAGTTAAATTTTGTAGCAAGAGCCCAAGAAGAAAGAGAAAAAAGAATGAATTCTTGGGTTAAAAATAAAAACTTTTTAAGATATCAAGAAGAATATTACAAAAAAGACTCATTGTTAAAATAAATAGAAAGTAGTTAAACTTTGGAACAAAACAATACAACACTAGAACAACTTAATGATCTATCAGACATAGCAGAGTACATGCAAGATGAAGATCTTACAACTGCACTGACTATGATTGCTAAACTTATTATTAAACCAGACATTCCTATTCAAGTTGCAACTTTAGAAATTGTTAGACTTCAGGCTATTGCTGCTAAGTTGGCATTGAAAGCAACCTGGATGGCAAATGTTGATAAAAGTAACAGGGGAAAGAAAAACATTTATTATACTGCAGCAGAAGCAGTAAACAATTTAGTGTCAGCACTGAAATATATCACCAGATAGTGTATACTTGTCTAAACAAAGGAATATAATGACTAAAAGTTTACTACAACAAGTAATGGTAAAACAAACAAAGGCAGAAAGTCACATAGATACTAAATCTTTAGTTGAGGCTATTGAAAAAGGCTATCTTGTAGGTCGTGACAAAAAGTTTGTTCAAAAGAAAACATTTGCTCCATCAACAATTGCTTATGGGTTTGGTGAGTGTGCTAGATATTGGTACTTAGCCTTTGATGGCAACGAGTTTGATGACTTGACTACTCCATTCTCTGCTGCAAATATGGGCAATGGTACGTTATCTCATGGAAGAATTCAAGACGCAATTCTTAATTCTGGAATAGCAAAAGTATTTACTGATGAAAAGACTGGCAAGCCAACAACTGAATTTAAAATTAGTAACCAAGATCCTCCAATCTTTGGATATGGAGATGGTATTTTAGTTATTAATGATGAAGAAGTTGTGTTAGAAATTAAAACATGCGGAGAAGAAGCATTTCAGTATTATAAAAGAATGAATAAGGCTAAAAAAGGTCACATTATTCAGATATTGCTGTATATGAAAATTCTTAAGAAGAAAGATGGAGTTTTATTATATGAAAATAAAAATAGCCATGAACTTCTTGCAATTCCAATAAGCGTCAATGACCATTATAGACAATGGATAGACAATACATTTAACTGGCTAAGGGAAGTACGCAAGGCCTGGGAAGATAGAACTCTTCCTAATAAAAACTATCGTGCAAATTCAAAAATTTGTAAGGCTTGTCCAGTCCAAAAGGCCTGCGCTGATGCAGGACCAGGAGTAATTAAAATTGCTCCACTAGAGGGTCTAAGTGAAGCCGTGTAGTTGGTGCGAGAATATGTTTGATGCTACAGTAAGTTATCAAATTTACTGTAGTCCAACTTGTAGAAATGAAGCAACAAAAGTAAAAATTGCTAACAAGCAGGCATTAAATAAAAGAAAAAAAAGAATTGGCAAAGATAGAAAATGTGCCAGAGGTTGTGGAACTACCCTTTCAATGTACAACGACGTTAACTATTGTCCAAATTGCACGGTAGATCCAAAAGAATTACATAGAATGCTTAATCAAATTAAAGGTTATATGCAATATGAACAAGAATAAGTGGGGCTTTGCTATTAAGCCAAAAACAATATGTGCCATTGATGCTAGTACAAACAGCCTTGCCTTTGCTGTATTTAATGATAATGTTCTTGGAACAGTTGGTAAGATTAATTTTGAAGGTAAAACAAATTATGAAAAGGTTATGGATGCATGTAATAAGACTAAATCATTCTTAGATCATTACGGAGGGTTTGAAGCAATAGTTATTGAACATACTGTATTCATGAATAGTCCAAAGGTTGCTGCAGACTTAGCGCTTGTTCAAGGAGCCTTGTTAGGGGCAGCAGGACTAACTGGCACAAAAGTTATAGGAACAGTTTCTCCAATAACTTGGCAAAACTTTATTGGTAATAAAAAAATTGACAAGGATGAAAAGTTTGCTATACGATCAGCAAATCCTGGAAAGTCAGAGTCTTGGTATAAAACCTATGAAAGAAATTTACGCAAAGAAAGAACAATAAGGTTTATTAATATGCAGTATGATAGATCTATAACTGACAATGATGTAGCAGATGCTTGTGGTATTGGGCATTGGGCTATAAAAAACTGGGATAAAGCAATGGGAGTTGACAAGTAATGCCAGAGTTAAATGCAAACATACCACCAATAGAATGTTATGTTCGTGGAAATTTTTTAAGAGATCAAGAAGACAGTCATGATCAATATTTTCCATGTGTTATATTTGGAGTTGCAACTGTTAAGGGAAGAAGTCCACTATTTCATTTATTAATGGAAGATGGTGGAATGTGGTGGAGAATGCCAATTAATGCTTTTTGTACAAAACCAAATGTTCCAGAAGAGCCAATTCATAATTTAGTTTTATGGAATTCTTTTAGTCCATATATTTCAGTTACAAAATTTGAAAATTTAAGTAACATGAGAATTTCATATCTTGATAGAAATAAAACAAATGTTCCTGGAAAATATTTATTTACACTTGATTGGCATAGTCCAGAAAGTAACATACTTGATGATGGATACTCTGAAAATCCAGGACAGCACAAGTGTGGGCATGTAATTCAAAGAGATGATGGAAACTTTGCAATACAGCCAAATAACAGGGTAAGGTTAAAAGAACCATCTTTTGTAACAAAAAAAGATCTAGTAATACAAAGACTTATTAATACAAATAAATGGGATGTTGAAAGTTATGATAAATGGACGCTTGAAGACTCAAACGCATACAACTATGATATCCTTGAGACAGAAGTTGACAAATAACGATATGGCTGCTAAACTGTATACATCAGAAGTCTTTATGCGTAAACGATATGTTATGGATAAAAAGACTCCAGAGGAGATTGCTAAGGAGTGTGGATGTACAGTAGAGACTGTTTACGTTTACCTTGCAAAATTTGGATTAAGGAAGTCTAAGCGATGAGCGATCATTTAAAAATTACGGTTGATCAAGTTAGCCATCCAGAACATTATACTAGCGATCCATCTGGCGTTGAGTGCTTAGAAATAACTAGACATAGAAATTTTAATATAGGCAATGCTATTAAGTATCTTTGGAGAGCAGGATTAAAAAACGAAGAGAAACATGTTGAAGATTTAAAGAAAGCAATTTTTTATATTCAAGATGAAATCTATAGAATTGAAGGAATAAATCATGTCAACTGAAGTTGAACTTATTGAACACTTAGATCAAATAAATAAAGTAGTAGAAGAATATTTAAAGGGTAGTGACCCAACCAAGATTTCAAAAGATTTAAGTATGCCTAGAGTTAGAGTTGTTGCACTTATAAATGAGTGGAAAGTTATGGCTTCTGCTAACGATGCAATTCGAGGTAGAGCAAAAGAAGCATTAGCAGCAGCAGACCAACACTATGGTAAGTTAATTTCTAAAGCCTACGAGGTTATTGATGAGGCTGGATTAAATAATAATCTTGGAGCAAAGACTAATGCAATTAAATTAGTATTAGACATTGAATCAAAAAGAATTGATATGCTACAAAAAGCAGGGCTGCTAGAAAATAAAGAACTAGCAGAAGAGATCTTAGAGGTTGAACAAAAGCAAGAAGTATTAATTGAAATCTTGCGTGATATTGCTTCTGAATATCCACAGGTAAGAGATGAAATTATGAAAAGATTATCATCTATCGCTAAGGCAAATGAGGTAATAACAATTGTCCACGATGTTCAATGAGTTTCTAGAAGTACTTGAAGACAATAATTTTTTAGAGGTTCCAGTAGATGCAAAAACATTTATTGAGTCTCCAAACTATTTAGGCCAACCGCCATTGTCAAAAATACAATATGAAATTGTTGAAGCAATGAGTCAGATTTATAAAAAAGAAGATTTAGAAAAAATAATGGGAACAGTGGAAGGTAAAAAATATTATGAAAAATTTACTAAAAACGAAATTATTTTACAACTTGGGAAGGGTAGTGGCAAGGACTTTACTTCGACTGTGGCTTGTGCCTATATTGTTTATAAGTTACTATGTCTTAAAGACCCGGCAAGATACTTCGGAAAACCAAGCGGAGACGCAATAGATTTAATTAACGTTGCTATAAATGCTCAACAAGCAAAGAACGTTTTTTTTAAAGGATTTAAAAATAAAATTGAAAAATCTCCTTGGTTTGCGGGAAAGTATAATGCAAAAGCAGACTCTATTGAATTTGATCAATCGATAACTGTTTATTCTGGACACTCAGAAAGAGAATCACATGAAGGTTTAAACCTATTGCTTGCAGTTCTTGATGAGATTTCTGGTTTTGCATCTGAAGTTGGAACTGGTAATGAACAAGGTAAAACTGCAGAAAATATTTATAAAGCGTTTCGTGGATCAGTCGATTCTCGTTTCCCAGATCTTGGAAAAGTTGTATTGCTTTCATTTCCTAGATATCCAGGAGACTTTATCTCTGAAAAATATGACAGTGTAATTGCTGAAAAAGAAGTTGTTGAAAGAACCCATAAGTTTATTTTAAATCCAGAACTAGGAGATACTCCAGACAACTCATTTGAAATTTCCTGGGATGAAGATTATATTATTTCATATAAGTTTCCTGGAATCTTAGCATTAAAAAGACCAACATGGGAAGTAAACCCAACAAGAAGTATTGAAGATTTTAAACATGCATTCTATACAGACTTGGGTGATGCAATGATGCGCTTTGCATGTATCCCAACATTTTCATCAGACGCATTCTTTAAACAAAAAGATAAGTTAGTTAAGTGTATGACGCTAAGAAATCCACTAGATTCTAATAGAAGGTTTGATGAATCTTTTAAACCAGATCCAGACAAAACATATTATATACACGCAGACCTTGCACAGAAGCATGATAAGTGTGCTGTTGCTATTGCACACGTTGACAAATGGGTTAACATTCAAGTTATTAAAGACTATGAACAGGTTGCACCAGTTGTTGTTGTAGATGCCGTTGCATGGTGGGAGCCAAAAATTGAGGGGCCAGTAAACTTATCTGAAGTAAAACAATGGATTATTAACCTAAGAAGGCAAGGATTTAACATTGGTATTGTATCCTTTGATAGATGGCAATCATTTGATATTCAAAATGAACTTAAGGCTGTTGGAATAAATACAGATACAGTTTCAGTTGCTAAAAAACATTATGAAGATTTAGCAATGATGGTTTATGAAGAAAGAATTGCAATGCCACAAATTGATTTATTGCTTCAGGAACTTTCTGAGTTAAAAATTATGAAAGGTAACAGAGTGGACCACCCACGTAAGTTATCTAAAGATTTAGCAGATGCTGTTTGTGGTGCAGTCTATGGAGCAATTGCACACACACAAAAAGATTTAAACTTAGAAATTGATGTACACACTTGGGGCAGTGCTGCAAAAGAAAGAAATCGGCAGGAGTTTCAAGAAAGAGAAGAGAAGCGTAATATGCAGATGCCAAAAGATGTTGAAGAGTTTTTAGGAAAGTTTAATTTATTATAGTCAGTTTGACACAGTTCTCATATATCTGCTATAATAAGGTATAGTCATAAAGGCTAAAATCATGTTAACTTATAGGAGAAAAATGAACTTATTTAAAAAGATTGCTGTTACAGCAGTTAGTGCGCTTGCCCTGTCTGGAGTGTCTGTAATTACATCAGCCCCAGCCAATGCAGCAATTACTGGAATTTTATCAGTAGATACCGTTCCAAACCGTTCATCATCATTATCTAGTGGCGTTGCTACAGCAACTGCTGCAGACAACAAGATTTCTGTATCGATGATTGCTCTTTCAGATACATCTGGAGCAAGTGAGACAGTAACTGTTCGTGGTCGTATTATTTCAAATCCAACACCAGCAACAGTCGATGCAACAACTCAAATTACAGTTGGAGACACTCTTGTGGCTCTTGCAACTTTATCAAACAACACTGCAGCAACTGTTGTTCTAGGCGGAAGTGATGAAACAGTTACGGTTGATTCTGTAAGCGTTTTATCAAACGCATTTAGAACTCCAGGAACATATAAAATTTTATTATGGATTGACAATGTGGGAAACACAATTGGCGGAAACTCAACCATTGATGGTGGAGAGGCTTACTTTACTGCAGATGTTAAAGTTGGAGGAACTCCAGTTTCATTAGAAACAAGTTCTTCTTCTTTAGTAACAGCAGGGGATGTGTCAGTTGATCTTGGAATTACACTTAAAGATACTAGTGGTATTCCAACATTGCTTCGTAATTCTCTAGAAAGAATTACAGTTTCTTCAACTATTGCAGTTGGATCAACAGAAACATTAACAGTAACAAAAGGTAAGTTAACTGCTCCAGGAAGTGTTTTAACAACTGCTTCACGATCTGGAACACCAACAACAAATACATTCTTAGAGTCAACAGACTCACTTACAGCATCAACAGGATCCTATGATCTTCATGCTAAGCATAGTGGTTCAACAAGTTCTGCTCTTACATTTAACTTGGGTGGAATTTTAACTCCATCAGTTGCCAAAGTCGTAACATTTACAACAAATCCAGTAGCAACTGCAACAAAGGTTGCTCTTTCAACTGCCATCGGAGTTTCAACATCTACAGTTAAGTATGTTGCTCCAGTTGCAATTGAAACACCAACATCAACAACATATTTTGCTAGCACTTCTTCTGCATCAACACTTGGTTGGTCCATTAGTGGAACAGCAGGATCGATTGTTAATGCTAAGATTACATCTTCTAGCGTTGCTGGAATTACAAATGGAACATATCCAGTAGTTATTGGAACGAATGGAATTGGAACATATGTTACTTCTGCTACTACTGCTAGTGGATCATTCACAATTACAGTTGCCCTAGCAACAGGAAACTCTGTTGTTACAGTTACCTATACTGCTCCTTCAGTTTCTCAAGGTGCATTAGGAACAACTGGAATTTCTACATCACTATTAAGTGCATCAATTACAAACTCTGTAGTTAAAAGTGGAGATACCACAAGCCTTAAGATTAATGTAAAGAATAACTTTGACACTGCTCAGCAATATTATTTTGTTACTGGAACATTGTCTTCTTCAAGCAGAAACTTTGGAACAACAATTGCAACTTCAGTTACTGATATTAATGGAGATGCAACAATTACATTTAAAGATTCAAGCACTTCAACAACAAACTTTGTTGATGCATTGACCATTCAGGTTACTGCGCCAGGAACTTCAACTGGTCTGCTAACGTCTGCAAATGTTCTTACAGTTACCTATTCTGCAACGGGATCATATGCCTCACTAACACTAACTGGTGGAAGCACAGAGACTGTTAAAGTATTAAAAGATGTTCAAGCAACAACAGCAGGAACTGCATCTGCAGTAACCATTGCAACATCATTAAAGAATGCTTCAGGAACTTCTGTCTCTGGAGTAGCACTTGTTGTTACTGCATCTGACGGAGTTGTTCTTAGAACTTCTGCACCTACTGTTCGTCCATTAACAGGAGATTTGAAGACTGTTACTATCGGAAGCGGACAAGAATTTACAGCAATTGGAACGAAACCTGGACTTGCAACAGTAACTGTTGTTGGTGGAGGATTGACACAAACTGCAACCTTTACTGTTAATGATGCAGTTGCAACAACAGCAAGAAACATTACATTAACAACTGCTAGTGGAAAAGTAACTGCAACTGTTAAAGATGGTTGGGGAAATCCAGTTAAAGGAATTAGTGTTAACTTTGCAGTTGATTCTAAGGGAATCTTTGGCAACGGAGTAACTTCAACTTCAGCAGTAACTGATGCTAATGGAAATGCCTCTGCAATATTACAATCCTTTGATGGAAAACTTGCAGATGCTGGAATCATTGCATCTCTTGTAACTATTGCACAGTCAGCAGATATAGCAGACACTCCAGTAACTGGTTTTGCTAAAGGAGAAAACACTGCAATTGCAATCGTATCTCTTCCAGCAGTTAACGTTATTGATTCAGTGACATCTGTCAAGACTGACGTAACAGCAGTCAAGGCTGACGTAGCAACTGCAAACGCAGCAGTTAAGGCTCTTGCAACACAGGTAACTGTGCTACAAGCCTCAGTTGCAACCTTGATCGATTCATTGACTACACAGATTGCATCATTGATGAAGTCTGTTAATGCATTGACTAAAGCAGTAGCAAAACTACAAAAGAAGTAAATAGTCCAACACTTAGGGCAGGGTAACATAAGTTCCCTGCCTTTTGTGTTATAATAATATAGTATCTGCCTAACGGGGATATAAATTAACTCGCTGAAAAGGAGAAAGAAAATGGTAACAACGTTCGCTATGGATCTTTTTAAAGATCCTTTTTTTATTGGATTTAATCGAGAATTAGATAGATTAAACCAAGCACATTCAATTAATGCAGGTGGATTTCCACCATATGATCTACTTAAACTAGATGATGATAATTATATTATTACTCTAGCAGTAGCAGGGTTTAGCAAAGAAAGCCTTGATATTGCGGTAGATAAAGGAACCTTAATTATCAAGGGAGAACAGGCAACAGTAACTGATGCAGAAGTATTACATAAAGGAATTGCTGCTCGTAAGTTTACTCGTTCATTTGCTCTTGGTGAATATATGGAAGTAACAACTGCTGATCTTACGGATGGAATGTTAAATGTTAAAGTTACACGCAATATTCCAGAAGAAAAGAAACCAAAATCTATAAAAATCAAATAATTCTGTATAATATATAGTTATAGAGATTATGAAACATTGATCGGCTATATTTAATACGGATGCTCTATATGAGAGTCGTTAGGTTAATACCGTGAACGATAGACCCGAGTAGTTGTCTATAAACTGCTCACTTTTTAATATAATGTTATAATATAATAGTCAACAATGTTGACCTAGGAGAAGGGGAACTGAAAAAATCACTTAGAACGTTAATTGTTTTAGGCCTTGTCGTCGGGTCTTTATTTTTCGGGTACTCAGAAAAAGCCCATGCAACAGAGGGTTTAACTGCAGAAGTCTATAATGTGCAAGGTCAAAATGCTGCTCCCTATATACCACAAGGAATGTCTCCAACTTTAATAACAACTGTGCCCAATATTAATTTTCAATGGGGAAGTGGAAGTGTTCTTGGAGGACCTTCAGAAGACGTAATTGTAAGATTTACAGGATCAATACTTAGCAACACTACCCAAAACATATCGTTTTTAGCAACAGCAGATGATGGAACTAAATTATATCTTGATGGCACTTTAATAACAAACGACTGGCGTGATAAGGGTGGTGGAGGAACTACAAGTGCTCCAGTTTCTTTTACAGCAGGAGTTCCTAAAACTATAGAATTAATGTATTACGAAAATGGTGGGGGAGCAAATGTGTTCCTATATTGGAATCAATCTGGATCAATGCAAATTATTCCAGCAGAAGCCTTTACTTCACAAGCACCCCTAACTATAGGTGCCCCAAGAAATTTAACAGTAGTAGATGGAGAAACATCAACAGTATTAACTTGGGAAGCACCTAATACTGGTAATACTCAGCCAGAAAGATATGCTATTTCTTTTAGCGCAGATGGCGGGGGATGGGGAATAGCAACAGGAAATGTTGGAGAACCCAACTCTCTTAATACAACAATAACAATTAACCACTCAGTACTAACAAATCTAAAGCCAAGTGGAACGGTTTGGTCATTTAATATTAGATCAGATAACGATACATTGCAAATGTATTCTGCAAATTCAAACGTTGTTACATTAAAGATAGGTCTTACTGCAGAAGAAATTGCAGCAGCGCAAGCGATCATTGATGCACAAGCAGAGGAAGCCAGACTTGCAGAGGTTGCCCGTTTAGCAGAGGTTGCACGATTAGCAGAGATTGCACGTCTTGCGGAAGTTGCTAGACTTGCTGAGGTTGCTAGACTTGCTGAGATAGACAGGTTAGCAGAAATTGCTAGACTTGCTGAAATTGCAAGACTAGAAGAAGAAGCAGCAAGATTAATTGCACAACAAGCAGCACAAGCCCAAGCAGAGGCCGAAGCAGCCATTGCTGCATATAACGCACAAGTTGCTGCACAAAATGCTGCAATAGCAGCAGCAAATGCAGCACAAGCACAAGCAGAGGCTCAAGCGCAAGCAATTGCAGATGCACAAGCACAAGCAGAGGCAGAGGCTCAAGCACAAGCAGAGGCAGAGGCTCAAGCACAAGCAGAAGCGGATGCAAGAGCGGAGGCTGAGGCATTAGCACAAGCAACACTTGATGCCCAAGCAGAGGCCGAAGCACTAGCGCAGGCTGAGGCAGACGCTAAAGCAGAAGCAGAGGCTCAAGCACAAGCAGAAGCGGATGCTCAGGCAGAAGCCGAAGCATTAGCACAAGAAGAGGCGAATGCTAAAGCAGAGTCTGAAGCACTGGCACAAGAAGAAGCAAATGCACAGGCTGAAGCAGATGCTATAGATAATGGAACTCAAGAAGCAGTAAATAACACTGTGTCTGATGCATTGTCTGATGGTAAATTAGATAGTTCAGAAGTTTCAGATATTGCAGATGTAATGTCTGCAGATGGAAAAATTGATACAAAAGAAACTAATCAATTAATTGAAGCATTAGCAAAAGATGGAAAACTTTCATTGGCAGATAAAGAAGCAGTATTAGATGCACTTGCTTCAGATGGAGAAGTTTCAAAAGAAGATTTAAAAGCAATTATTGATTTAGTAAGTGGAGATGGAAAGTTATCTGAAGCAGAAAAAAATATTGTTGCTGACGCTCTTATTCAATCTGTAGCGCCAGGAGAAAACCTTACAAAAGAACAGGTTGCTGAAGCAGGCATTCAGTTACAAGATCTTCCACCAGAAACTCCAGTTGAGGTTCGTACAGATGTGAATGGAAATGAAGTTGTGATTACAGCAGAAGTTGCTGTTTCTTTAGAGTTATTGACAGACCCAGGAGCGTTGTTATCAGCAGCATTTTCAGATCCAGGAGCAGCATTGGCAGCATTTGGAAATGTTGGAGCAGACATGAGTGATGAAGAAAGAAATGAATCTACAGACGCAGTTGTTGCAACAGTTATCGCTGCAGGAGCAGCAATTAATGCTGTTGGAGCAGCCACAGGAGCAGCAGGCGCAGCAGGATCTTCAGGTGGGTCAACTGGAGGAGGAAATTCTGGAGGGTCAGGCAGTGGCTCATCAGGGTCAAGGAGGAATGAGAGATGGTAAAAATACTAAAAGATATGATAGATCAACTTTGGACCATCCTTGGCATGTTCATTGCCTGGGTTGTTTTAGACGGAAGTGCTAAAACAGTAGTTGGTTATGCAATTATAGGTACATTTATTGCTTGGATGATAAGTTATCCAATCAGAAATAAAAAGGAGGAATAAAAATGGCAAGAGCAAAACAAATTGAAGAGGCTACCCAAGTCGGATCAGGAGCAATTGCAAGCATAAATAATATTGTTATGCGAATTGTTGCGGTATTTGCAGCATCAGGACTATCTGTAATAGGTGCTGGAGCAGTAGTGGGAATTAGTACAACAAAGGCTGTTATTCTGGCTGGAACGCTAGGAGTGGCAACTGTAGTTGAAAGACTGGCTAGAGGGTTTCTTGACGATGGCAAACTTACAATTCAAGAAATTAATGCAGCATTCTCGTCAGTGGACAAAAAGTCTAAATAAGGACAAATCCCCTTAGTTGACATAAGACCCCTTTAAGTGGTACAATTAATGTATCTACTACTGAAGGGGTTTTATGGGCAAGGTACCTTATTTTAATAAAAACTATAAGCCACAAAAGTTTTTTTATAGAGATTTAAATATAGATTTAAAAGAAGCAACAGAAGTTTTAGAATTTGAATATGATAGAATTCTTAATGGTGAAATGCGTGGAGTAAAAAAGTTTGATACTCTTCATCCAGAAAATGAATTTTTTAAAGAATCAAATTCTATTTCTACAATAAAATCTAGAGAATATAATGCTTTTAAAATGTACTACCCATTTATCCATGACCTTTATTCCTCTGTTGTTGACATGACAAGAGAAGCCTGTAAGTATTATGATGTGGACTATAATAGTCAAAAATTTGTATGTCAATCATGGTTTAATATTAACAATAATGAAAAGGGTGGAAAGTTAAATTGGCATGATCATGTGCATCCAGATCGTAAAGTTTTTGCTCTTCATGGATATTATTCTGTAAGTGCAGAACCTTCTGAAACACATTATAATATTAATGGAGATATAAAAATAAATCATAACATTAATAATCGTGCAATATTGTCTTTAGTTGGTTTTCCACACGCAATGTCTGATTGGAATTTTGATGGTCCAAGAATTACAATTGCATACGATATAATTCCATTAAATATGGCTTTACAAAAAGATTTTCTTAATTCTAAATTTCAAGAACATGAAACTTTTTGGGAACAACATTATTTTCCATTACCTCAGATCTATGATGAAGCATAATAATATTAAAAAAAATAACAAAACTAAGGGAGTAGCATGACTTGTATTGTCGTTGTTCGCAAAGATGAAAAAATTTATATGTCTGGCGAAAGAGGCGTATCTGACGATGAAATCATACTTCAATGTGCCACCTCAAAAGTTTGGCAACAAGGTCCATACCTATTTGGATACGCAGGAACTATGGATGGCGATAGAATAAAACATAATTTTAAACCATCAATTCCAACTGGAAATAATATTGAAAAATTTATGTACACTAAATTTATTAAAGAACTTCGTGATTTTTATAATGAGTGGTGGGTAGATGTATCAAAAGATTCTGATTTTGGAATGATTATTTGCGTTAAAGGAAAGATCTTTGAGCACAGTGCTGCGGATATGTCTTTAACACAATACACTGGAGATTATTTAGTAATGGGATCTGGAATGCAATATGCATTAGGAAATTTACACGCTACTGAAAATCAAAAAGATGCTCGCAAAAGATCTATAAATGCTGTTTCATCTGCCATTAAATTTTCTACATCATGTCTTGGTCCAATTGACACAGTGAGTATTTAGGGATACAATATATTATGGACAAAACAGAAGAATTAGAGTTTGATATATGGATTAATAACGGAATTTCAAGGGGATGGATAACGACACCATTTTGTAATACACATGATGGAGATCCTCATATGACTCCAGAAGAAGCACAGGAGTGGGACGAAGGTGGAGATCCATGCCAAGTAGTATTCAAGATATTAGAATAAGAACAAAAAAATGCCTCTTTAGCATAGTGGCAGTGCTTCCGCCTTGTAAGCGGATGGTGCAGGTTCGATTCCTGCAAGAGGCTCAATATGTCTCATGATAATGTGCTTAACAATATAGTTGGATCAAAATTTTGGCTTAACTCTGCGAATATTGATTTTTATGAAATTCAAAATATTTCAAATGTGCCTAGAAAGTGGACAAAAATTGAAGGGGTTTTAAATAGTAAATACAAAAATAATATAGTAAAACCTGTTAATGCTTATGCCCTTAACTTTGGAATAAGGCCAGAATTAATCTTAGAAAATGATTACATTGTTTTAAGACAACATACACATGCAGACATATGGGTTGAAAGAAAAGGTGTTCATAATATTTATGCATTAGATAAAACATGGCTAAGACAATTTTATCCATCAGATAGGGTTTTACAAGATAAAGATGACTGCTACTTAGCACAATACAAGATGTATACACAATGGATTATTGATGAAGATGTTGATGTTGAGATCAGAAATATTTTAAGTTCTCCGTTTTTTGTTTTTCCAGAAACAATTAAATTAAATAAAATAGATATAAAACTAAAACATATTTACCCAAAGTGGATATATTTTTTAATTAAGAAACAAGAATCAATGATAAAAGATGGTTTTTTTATTATTGAAAACAATACTCCAGCATTTGATATCATTATTAAAGATAAGGTTATTATAAAAAAAATTATAAAGGAGTACAGTGAAAAATAAAAAAATAACTTTTGTTGCAAGTGAAGGTGCTTCTGATTTTACTAAAAGGTTGTCTCCTCCAGTAGAGGCTATAAAGTGCCTTCCAGATTGGTATAAAGATTTATCTCCATATGGAGGAGCAAGCAATAAATTAAAAGATTTGGCACCAATCAACGATAGAGGGGTAGATGGAAGCAATGTGTCTACTAAACTTTGTTTACCTTTTTTTGACGCAATGGTAATGGGGTATATGTATTGTTTAGAGGAGGACCTATTAGTAGAATTAGATAAGGATGGAATTCCTTCTCTTTCGTGGAATAGTGGAATAATTTTAGTAGACAAAAGACCCGCTGTAGATATGGCTATTCCACTAGAATGCCATCCTATTCATTTTGGTATAAAAATGAATTGGTTTTATGAAACACCTAAAGGGTACTCTATTTTAATTACTCATCCATTCAATAGATATGATTTACCATTTTATACTTCATCTGCCGTTGTTGATTCAGATATCTGGGGTCTGCCTGCCTTTATTCCAATTTTTATAAAAAAGAATTTCTTTGGAATTATTCCAAAAGGAACTCCTATATGCCAGATGCTGCCAATAAAAAGGGAGCCTTGGCAAAAAGAGATTGTGATTGATGAAAAAGAGTATGCAAAAAAAAATATATCTGAAGAGAAAAGAAGGACAAATGTAACTGGGTATTACAGAAAAACTACATGGCAAAAGAAGACGTATTTATGATATACTTATTAGAAATAGAAAGGTTTTGTTATGAAAAAAGAACATAAGTTTTTTGAAAGATTTTTAGACAATGATCTTGATAAATTAAAAGGTTTTTTGCTTAAAACTTACGATGAAATACAAAATGAACAAATTAAAGGAATTACTCCATTAGACCCTAAGTCAGATAACTTTGTTGATTCTCAAAGTATTTCTACCATAAAATGGAGAGATTACAATGTTTTTCAATTTTATAATCCAGAAATTTATAATGTATACACAGGTCTTTCTGAATTAATTAAAGAGGCTTGTGAATACTATGATATTGATTTTAGCAAACAAAAGTTTATGGTTCAAGGTTGGTTTAATGTTAATTTTACAAAAAAGGGAAAATTAGATTGGCATGATCATGGTCCATTCCCAGCACCTCGTTTTCATGGGTACTATTCAATCAATGCAGAACCATCAACAACACACTATATTGTTCATGGAAAAAATGTTGATAACCATAATGTAAATAATAGAATGATTGTTTCTGAAATGGGTCATAGGCATGCTATGGCAGATTGGGATTGGGAAGGACCAAGAATTACATTAGCATATGATATTGTTCCGCTATCAGACCTTATTCAAGATGATCCAAATAATAGTCTTGTTCAACAGCATTGGATCCCATTGTTATAATGAAAGAAACTATTGGCATTTTTATTCATTCATATAAGAATAAAAATTTAAAGTCAATCGTTGATAGCATTATAAAAAAATCTAGTGGCAATTTAACATTAAGATTTTTTATTTATGACCAATCAAATATAAATAGGGAAAAAGATTTTTATAATAATCATCATGTTAAGTATAATCACGTAAGATGGGATGACCATGTAGGGATTCCACATTATAGATATACGTTTTTAAAAACCAATTATGATTATTTTTTAGAAATAAGCGAACATATAGAGTTAATAAATAATTGGGACATGCTTTTAACAAATTTTTTAAAATCAAAAAATAATTTAATTATATCTGGAAAGGGAAAAACTAATTTATCTATTAATAATTTTTTAATAAATAAAAACGAAGAACTTTCAAATAATTTTTATTTAAATAATTGGGTAGATATGAATTTTATTTTTTTAGATAAAAAATATATAAAGTTTTTTTCTATTTTAAATAATCTAAAATATTATGGACAAGATATTTTACTTTCAGTAGAATTAATGGCAAATGATATTGAGATATACTCATGTCCGTCTAGTTTTTACTTAATTTCAAAAGTAAATAATTTAGAGGATTCTTTTTGTTCATATGATCTGTATCATAATTACAATGAATCAATTAATTATTTAAAGAAAAATAAAAACAAATTAAATAATTTTGAAAAATATAAAAATATTGACATATTAGATATAAATTATTTGCCATTTGATAATATTGGAGTATCATACAAAAATACTACTTCTAATTTAGATTCAGAAACAAATAGATATTTTCCTGGTTTTGATTCAATTAGAGTTAAAGAAGTATCATAATGAATAGTGTTGAAATTTTAGATTTAGGATTAGTTTATTATAAAAATGCAATTATTGATTCAGAAAAAATAATTAAAGAGGTTGAAGATTTAGATAAAAAAATATTAAATAATAAAAATAAAATTATTAAAACTATGGCTAGGCCTTGGTCTCCTTGGAATGACAAAGAACAATTTTTTTGTTGGCAAAAATTTTTTATACCACAGGGACAAATAAATAAAGATGATTTTTTTTATGATGAAATTTACAGCATTTCAAAAAAATTATTTTCTCCATTAGACGAATATCTTTCTAAGTATAAGGGTCTCTATCCATTTTTAAATGTTAAATCTAGAGATGATGCAATGCATTTACTTAAGTATGAAAAATCTGGATATCTGCCAGCACATCAAGATCACGGTGTAAGCACTAGGACTCTTTCTGTTTTGATGTATTTAAATGATGATTATAAAGGTGGTAATTTGGTTTTTAAAAATTCAAATTTATCATTTAAACCAGAGGCTGGAAGTATATTGTTTTTCCCATCAAATTTTTTATATGTTCATGAAGTTGAAGAAATAACAGATGGAATAAAATATTCTTTGCCAAATTGGTATCATAACGTACCTAAAGAAAAAAGATATTTTTCCACAGGGGAGGAATAAGATTATGACTAACTTGCCTATAAAAGATAAACCAATTATAATTAATGACTTTATTAGTGAAGAAGATGCTAATGTTTTGATATCTGAAATCAATAAACCTTCAGAAATAAATCCTTATCCAGAATATTATAAAAGTAGATACGGAGGAACAGCATTTCCATATAACAAAACAACCATTAGTCTTTTAAAAAAATATGCTTTAAAAGCAAACCTAATTCATCAAGAATTAAATCCAAACGAAAAAAATCAAATTAAATGTTTCAAAGCCTTTGGATCAGTATGGAACGTAGGAAGTTCTGGAGGGGTTCATATTGATGATCAGGATCCAGAAAAATTTATTGAATATAGTTCTGTAATTTATTTAAATGATGAATTTTTAGGAGGAAAGATTTTTTTTCCTGTTTTAGACTTTGAATATAAACCAAAAAAATATAGTGCTGTATTTTTTATTAGTGACGGAGAAAAATGGAAGCATGGAATTACTCCAATTGAAGATGGAAAAAGATACACTTTATTGTTAATGCATACCACGCAATATCAACATGTAGATCCAGACCTGCAATAAATATGCAGATTAATGATATAATATATAACACAAACAAAGGAGAATAAAATGGCAGAAAAAGGCACAGTAGAAGCGATCATTGAAATCGCCAAGAAAGAAGTAGGGACTATTGAAGGTCCAAAAGATAATGAAACAAAGTATGGCAAATGGACAGGTGCAAATTTTCTTCCTTGGTGCCAGTCTTTTGTTTCTTGGTCTGCATTTACATCAGGACTAGATCCAAAGAAATATCCAAAATCTGCTTCAACAGTAGAAGCATCAGATTGGTTTAAGAAAAATAAACGATGGGCAGATGCTCGTAATGATGACCCAACACCTGGAGATTGGATTTATTTTGACTTCCCAGAGGATGGCGTTAACCGAATTTCACACGTAGGTCTATGTATTAAAAACAATGGAGACGGAACCATTCAAACCGTTGAAGGAAATACTGCTGGATCTGCTAAGGGAGATCAGCGTAATGGTGGGATGTGTGCTGAAAAAACACGGGCATATGTAAAAGATAATGGAAAAAAATTAGTAAACACTATTGTTGGTTGGGGTCGTCCAATTTATAAAGGTGAAGAAGCAACTCCTCTTGAAGTAAAATTAGCACCACCAGCAGCAAAAAAGGTAGCAAAGAAGGCAGCAAAATAATGTCATTCAAGGCTAAGACTAAAATTGGTTTTAACCATATGATTCTGCGTGATGGAAATATCGTTGCTTTAAATAAAGACGGCACTGAACGATATAGAAAAGACAGAATTACTGGAGAGCCAATTAAAACAAAAGGAAAAAAATGAAATCAAAAATGGTCTTAGCCTTATTACTAATTAGTTTTATCTTTACAAATACTGCCTACGCTTTGCCTAGCAAGACTATTTCCTATAACTCTATAGATCAGGCAGTAAATTCCTTAAAGGTGGCCCCAGAAGATCGTACAGGCTACGTAAGGACCAAGTTTAAGCACTGGGTTGGTGTTGGTAATGGATGCGACTCACGAAAAGCAGTAATCATTTCAGAAGCAATTATTAAACCAGTTGTTGAAAAAGGCTGTGTAATTAAAGGCGGAGAATGGTTTAGTATTTATGACAGTGTAAAAGTAACTGATGCTGGAAAATTAGATGTAGACCATATGGTTCCACTTGCAGAAGCCTGGGATTCTGGAGCCTCTGCATGGGATGATAAAAAACGTGAACTATATGCAAATGATCAAACAGACCCAAGACATTTAATTGCGGTAACTGGTTCATCAAATAGATCTAAAAGCGATCAAGATCCAGCAGATTGGCTGCCAACAAATGAAAAATATAAATGTCAATATATTTCAAATTGGGTCTCAATTAAAATTAGATGGTCACTTTCTGTAGATGAAAAAGAATTTTTGGCAATTAAATCTATTAAATGCCCTAAACTAAAAATAACAATAACATCACTTTAGGATTAAATTATGCCAAAATATGAATACCTATGTTATCCTTGTGCAATAAACTTTACTAAAGAAAGATCTATCTTAGAAGATGAGCCTAAATATTTTTGTGAAAAATGCAACGGTGTCCTAACTAGACAATACACTCCATTTGGTGTACAATTTAATAGTAAGGGTTTTTACTCCACCGACAATAAGAAGGTATAATATGAATAGAATGATTGAGCAAACCGCTGAACGCAAATGGCTTCTTACACCCTTAGATAGGTGTGATTCTTGTCCAGCACAGGCATATGTGTCTGTAACTGGAGTAAATGGCGAACTAATGTTTTGCAGCCATCATTATAATAAAATTATGAATGACCCAGTTGGAAAAGAAAAGATGTTGGCATATGCCTACTCTTTCCTCGACGAAAGAGAAAGACTTGTTGAAAATAGGCTACAAGGCGAATCGTATCAGTAATGTTCATTCAAGATGACAATTTTTTAACATACGAAGAACAGGTTGATTTTGCTAATCAAATTTTTTCAAACTATCAACCAAACTGGAAAGTTTGGAGAGCCCTAGAAATAATGAATATTCCAGGGCAAAGAGAAAAACTGCCAAAGTCATTAGTACTAGCAACATCTGATTCCTATAATACATTTCAAGTTGTGCAAGATTTAAATAATAATGAATATCAATATGTATTTAATAAATTTTGTGACAAGCATAATATCAAACCTAAAACCGTAATTAGGGCTAGGATAAATATCTTAACTAAGTCTGATTATGATAACTACAATTATCCACATGTTGATAATGCAATTCCCCATAATGTGTTCCTGTATTACTTTAATTCTGCAGATGGAAACACTGTCATCTTTGATAAAAAATTTGGAGATGATATTTCCAATCCTAAAGATTTACCAGTTTTACATTCTGTAGAACCCAAAATGGGTACTGCAATAAAATTTGACGGTAGATATTACCATTCATCTACATCACCAAAAGAATCACAAATTAGATGTATTCTTAACATTGACTACAGGGAGTAAAAATGAAAGAAGAAGACTTTATGTTTATAGATTTGATTGAACAAGGTGCAATTGAATATGCTGGTTTAAATGAAGAAGGTGAAGCCATTTATAACTTTACCGACAAACTAAAAGACATTAATCCAGATCTATTTGATATACATCAAACACAATTAAACCGTGAGGTAATGTTTTTATGGGAACAAGGATTTTTAATAATTGATTTATTGCAAGATAATCCAGATGTTGGACTAACAGAAAAGGCTTTTGATGAAAACGCTATTTCTTGGTTGGACGATATTTATAAAACAGTTTTGAATGAAATCAAAAGAATTTTATCGCAACAGTGATACAATAGATACATGAATCAAATTGTTCTTTTATTGTTGACAATTTATGGCATTTGGGCTATACTTTATACAGTAAAGAAACAAGAAAAAAAAGTTTTACCAAAAATTAAATATAGTCAGACTAGGATTCACAGTATTATTTCTAACCTTTTGCCAGAAGGTATAGAGATAAAACGTGTATCTCAAACTACAAAACTGAAAGAAAAAAATACCTTTCGTGTTTTAGTTGTTGGCCCAACTGCTTACTGGGTAAACAATAATGTGTTTTATCAAGCAAATGTAGAAGAAGGCGAAGTCGATAGGGAAAATGCAAAACCAATTGATTTTACAAATATGGACAATAAAGAAGTAGCAAAGATGTTAGATATATTAGATCACCTAAAGAATGGAAAAAGAAATGAAGGTCGTAGTACAGGGAACCAATGAGTTCGATGAGTATTCTGTTTTCCTTCGTTCTATGGGTGTAATGATGTCTGGTTTAAAAGAAACTGATCATGAGTTTATTGTATATTCATTAGGACCATCAAATGTAAATGATTTTGCTTCTGAGTTTTGCAATGTTTCAGAAAGAAATCTAAAGGCTAGAGGAATCAAAGTTAAGTTTATCAAGGTTCATTATACATGGGTCGAAGAAAACTTACATGAAATTGATTACTTTTCCTATCTATCAAAACCAAACCAAGCACTATCAAATATAGCAAGACTTGCACAAGAGCAAGATTTTGAATTTGGAACATTCCAATACTAAGGAGTAATAATGATTGTAAATAATTTAAAACAAATGGAATCAATTGTTTCCATGAATAGCAAGTTGTCTTGGGATGGTTGGGATGTTCTTGAACTAACTCCATTAGATTCTGCTGCCTTTGAAAAAAACGGAGTATATAAAAATAATAAATGGAATATTCAAAAAAGATATGTAGCAAACCGTAACGGCTGGACTATGCCAGATAAGTACAAACAGCATGAATAAACACTTATGGAAAGAAAGTGCTGCTTGTAAAGACTTTGATACAAATCTATTTTTTGATAAATATGAAGAAACTCCAGATATTCGTCATGGTGTTGACAGTGTTTGCCTAAAGTGTCCAGTCGCAGCAACATGTTTTGCTGTAGGTGTATCACAGAAAGAATATGGAATTTGGGGCGGTATTTATTTAGACAAAGGTAAAATATCTAGAGAGTTTAATAGTCATAAAACAAAATCTAAATGGTCTGAAATATGGCAGAATTTGACAATGAGGTAAAATGTATACAGATGCAATGAAGCGAGCAGTTAGATCCCTTACTCCTCCACAAGGATTTGGTGTAGACATTATTGATAATGAGCATTTCATTACAGTAAGGGCAGATGAAAAAAGTTTTATGAATTTATTTGACAGAGATAAAAGAGTTGCTGTAGAATATATGGTAAGGGTTAAAAAAGCCTTAGAAGAAAATGGGGCTATAGTTATGTTAGTTAGGACGGGTGGCAAACCATTATAAAAATATTGATTTGTAAGATTAAAGGGCATGTCTTTGTAGATGCTGGAGCATGTCCATTTACTGGAAATACATATGTTGGCTGTACTCGTTGCAATACTCTTAAGGTTGTTTGATGCAAACATTTTTGCCGTCCAGTGACATTTCATATACCGCAAAATCTTTAGACAATAAAAGACTTAACAAACAGATCCTTGAGGGGTATCAAATACTCAAGGTGTTGTCAGGAGAGTCACCATCTGGAGCATGGCGTAATCACCCTGCCGTGCTTATGTGGAAGGGCTATGAGACGGGGTTGTGGTCCTATATACAGCATATGATAAAAGAGGCTAAGGTTCGCGGTATCAAAACAATAAACAATGAGAACAACCTTAATGATCTTAAAGAAAAATGTTCGGGTAGATGGGGAAAGACTCCACCAATGTTCTGGTCTAACGATAATGAAGTAATGCGTATTACAACAACCCATAAGGCCAATCTATTTAAAAAAGATCCTATTTTTTATAACAAGTATCAGTATGCAACAATTAGTTTATATAATGAACCATGTTGTGAAAAATGCAATTACTATTGGCCAACACACGCACAAAGAAATGAGTTATTAGATGCAGTTCTTTAATTTAATTACGTTTACTGGATTATTTTTAAGCATGTGTGTTATTGTATCCTTGTCCTATAAGGTGTATACATTAAAAACATTATTAAAACAATTTGTTCTTGATCAAAGAATATTAAAGGCTTTTTCTGAAACCTTAAAAGATCAATTAGATTTAATTAAAAATGAAACAGATGAAACCCAAGAAAACTTTATTAAATTTTTATCAGATTCTAGAGATGTGGCCTTTAACTATATTGAAGAAACAATGGCTATTGTTAATGATATTATCTTATATTGTGAGCAACAAATTGAACAGCCAAAGTTGGCAGACTTATACTCAGATGCAAAATTAAAATTTATCTTAGAAAAACTCAAGCCTATAGTTGAGCAAAAATAAAAAATTTATAGTAATATACGCTATAATAGTATATGGAAGAGGTGATTAAATGAATAACGTACAATTAAAAGCAATGCTTTCAAGTTATGGTCGTTCAGTTCTTGCAGGCGTAATTGCCTTGTATACCGCTGGAATTACAGATCCTAAAGATATGTGGGCAGCACTTGTGGCAGCATTAGTTCCAGTTGCACTTCGTGCAGCCAATCCAAAAGACAAATCTTTTGGTAAGTTTGATGCAGTTGCAAAAGATGTAGAGGCTGCGCTTAAGAATATTAAGCCAGTTAAAAAGGCAGCAAAAAAGAAAGTTGCTAAAAAAGTAGCAAAGTAATTATACTTAATAGATAGGGATAGATACGTCTGTCCCTATTTTTTTATATAAAGGGAATTTATGAATTTTGTATACATATGTAAAGATGGTGAAAACGAAGAACTTAGATACTCAATTAGATCTGTTGTAAAAAATACTAATGATCCAAAAATTTGGGTAGTTGGTGGAAAACCAGACTGGTATGTTGGCAATCATATTTCAGTATTACAAGATCAACATAAATATCAAAATGCACTTAATAATCTTAGGGCTGCCTGTGCTTCTGAAGAAATACCTGAAGACTTTATATTAATGAATGATGATTTCTATATTACAAACAAAATAGATGAAGTAGAAATATACAACAACGGATTACTTGAAGATCAAATAAATCAGTATCATAATCTGGGGATTAGATCTACTTATTTAAATAGACTAGGAACAACGTATGCTTATTTACAAAGAAGAGATATATTAAATCCTATTAGTTATGAACTTCACGTACCAATGCCAATGAAAAAAAGCAAACTAATAACTATTCTTGAAGAAAATTATTCAACACTTTGGAGATCAAAGTATGGAAATACATTTAACATTGGTGGAGAAACAGTAAAAGATGTAAAGGTTCATAAAAGTGGGGCATTAGTTGCATTATCTTATAACCAAGACAAAAAAGAAATTCCTTATTTGTCTAGCGCAGATACTTCTTTTATGTTTTTGTTAGATTTTTTAACTACAAACTTTTCAGAAAAATCTACATATGAGCGATAAGATCTAAATAATTATCCTTTAGATTATTTTTAGCAAAATGATTTAATCCTATTTGTAATGCAGAATCTTTCATTTCACGCTTATCTTTATTATCCATATACTCATCAACAATGGCTGCTAAATGTTCTGGATTTCCATCATATACATCTACTAACGATTTGGCTTGAAAACTATTAATGTGTTCAGATCTTACTAACCATTCTTTAGGAAGAATTAAATTGTTTGGAGATATGTCCGTCATAAATACTGGGAGTCCACTAATCAATGCCTCATTCATTGGAAGACATAAACCAGCATACCTTCTTGGCAAAAGCATAGCATCAAACCCATTATAAAGTTCTTCCCTATTTTCTGGATTACTGTTATTAACGGTAACTCTTGAATCTTTTAAATCTAATTCTGGAAACTTTTGTGTTGTAATTACTAACTCATAACTTGCCTTTGAATACTTAAGCATTTGCAAAACAGTTTGAGTTCCATTTCTATCTTTTGCTGCAAACTTTCCACCAACGTGCAACAATCTATTATGATCTTTTGACATATTATTTTGTCTAACATTTTCAAATAAGGTTGTATCGGTTGGTGGTGGGAGGTGAATTACTTTACATCTTCCATCAACCATTTTTTCTATTTGCTCTATGTTCCATAAACTTGGAGCAAGTAAAACATCTGGAAGTTCTGCTTCTGGATTAGACATGTTAAGTAAGAATTCAAAATTATATTGCAAGATTGTTTTAATGCCTCTTCGTTTGGCATAATGTAAAAAATCTTGTCTATAGAAAGTTTCACAACTTAGCACCACATCTATGTTTCTTAAAAAATCTATTACTTCTGGCTTAGTTGGAAAACCTCTTTCCGTATGTACTACATTATAATCCTTATACCATTCTGGATGTTGTTCATTACCATTGAAGTGTTCTGAGTCAATCAATAAAATTTTGTCGGGATTAAGCATCTTAACTAACTCCCGTGTTTGATTTCCTAGTCCAGTATTATCAGATCTAGCAATAATTCCAAGTGTCATCCAGTGTATCCTCTAATCTCATCATCACTTGTGTATTTAAGTGTTCCTTGACGACCATCTAAATGCTGTGATCTTTTAATGTTTCCTTCTGGATGATATATCCAAAGTTTGTGTTTTTCCCATCCTTCTTCACTAAAAAGATTATAAGGTAAAATGTCATCTTGAATTATCCCATGAGTTTTATCTTCAATAAAAGCACATTCATCAAGTGGTGGTAATATAATATTCCTATAATATGAAGCCTTAGTTAAGTGAGGTCTTTGACTCCATTGAGCAGTTTGTAAAAATCCATCTTCTAATTTAAACATTAAATGTTTGTGTGGTTCTGGAATAGATGCTTCAAAATGAAACCTTATTGTATTTGCTTTTCCATACTCAATCATATCCAAACATTTTTGCCAATCAATCTCTATATCTGGAGTTAGAGGTGTATCTCCCTCAACATATAAAAGTAATGATGTTTGTATTTCTTTTATTGTTTGCCTCATCATGGTTGTTTGATGGCTATGCTGATCAAAAATAATTGGCAAAACATTTTTATATTCGTGTAAACATTTCCAAAGTATGCGATTTTTATATTCATCGTAATCATTTTTTCTATGCAACTGTTCTTTTCTTAACCCATCAATTTGCATAATGATTTCATTATCTGGAAAATGTGCTCTAATACTATGTATTGTTTCTTCTATCATTTTAGTGTTTGGATGATCTGGAACAATTGATGTTGCTAAAATTATTGTCACATCATTTTTATGCATTGATTTGCCTCATTAATTTAATCCCAAAATCTCTTTTGTATTTGATCCACCAGCATACCACAGTATGCATGTTGTTTGGATAACCCTCTAACAAACCTGAGACAGTAACAGGCAAGTCGTTCCAATTTTTTATTTTATAAAATGGAACTGCCTCATTAAAAAGACGTTGATAAAAATCATCCTCCAAGCCACTTGAATCTATAAGGTCTGCTATTGGCAAGGACATCATCTCTATTGCTTCAAACAATCTAAATGAGTCAATAACTACAGCCCCTGCAGGGCAGGCAGCAATCCTTGAACTGGCTAGGTTGTCGTAGTAATGAATTGGCTTATCTCCTCTAGCAAAGCCATCTGTGGGCTTATAAAGGGCATTGTTGACTAATGCTATTGCCCCTGCCAATTGTTCTCTTCTTTGGTGTGTGATTTGCCCAGCAAAAAATACGTCATATGTTTTAGTCTTATAATTAGGCAAATTGTTTTTTAAATGTTGCGGTACACCAATTGGAAATTTGTTATATTTTTCATGTTTTTTGTGAGGGTATTGAATCCAAATCTCTGCATTAGAATGTTCTATTCTATCTATATCAAAGACTCCTTCTTCATCCCCTGTTATAAATAAAACTAATCTAGATATATTTTTTAATTCTTTTGATATATGTTTTTCATGTCCTATATTTTGTGGTCCAGGAATTACAACAAATGCTCTGTCTTCTATTGGCAAAGCATTAACCTTAATTTGTTCTATATTATATTTATCAAATATTTCTTTAAGAAGTCCATAGTCCCACTTATCAGCAGCACAGTCTCCTTCATTAAAAGAGTATAGATAACAGTTAGATTGCTTCATAGAATAAATGTACCTCATGTTGATAGTCAAGGAAAGTTTCTTTATATCCAATGCCTTTAATAAATTGTCTTAGATCGTAAAGATATTCATTCCAATACATCATCATAAATTCTGGATGACCAGATAGCCAGATTTTTGGTTTAAACTCTCTCATAACTTTTTCTGCACCACCAAGTACACGCCATTCGCTACCCTCAACATCTAATGAAATTGCAGTAGGTGGCTTTAATCCTTTTTCATAAACAAGAGTGTCAATTTTTGTTTGACCATATTTATCTGCTTCATATTGAAGTTCTTTAAATCCATGTGCTGCTTCAATTGGTGCATCTGCTTCTGGTGGAAATTCTCCATAATATATTCTTGCAAGTTTATTATCTTTGTCTGACGCAAATCCAGGAAGGCAAGCAAGTGGCATTTCTAAATTATTTGCACTCCACAGTAATGGGAAATGCGACCAAACCTTTGGATTAGGTTCAAACAAAACTACCTCAGCACCCCACATCTGACATAGAGCAGGCATCTCTCCTTCTTCTGCACCAACATAATATACAACATCTCCAGATCCAATATTTTCTGACATATGCTTTAGTCTTGGTTTCTCCCAGCCATGAGGTTGATACCAATCTGGTCTATCTGCACGATGTTTTGGTAAAGTAATTTCAAACTCTCCGTTAATAACGGCTTTAATCATTTCAGTCATAATCCCAACTCCTTCATAATAGTTGCCCATCTGTGAATATATGTATGTTCTTGTTTAGTTCTTTCATGACCATTTAATCTAATTAGTTCCCTTGTTGAATTATCATCAAGATATTGATCTATCTTTGATTTTAGATCTTCAAGGTTCCCGTGCTCATAAAAAACAATTTCTTCTCCATCAATAAAATATTCTTCAAGGCCTTTAATGCGAGGGTAGATAGTGAATCCACCACGACCAGTACTTTCAAATAGTCTATCACTTGTATAATATGGATAATTAAAATCAATGTTAAGACTATCACCAATTGCTACTTTACTTTTTGCATAAATTCTATTTAAATCGTTTCCACGTACAGTTCCAGTGTCTCCATCTCCACCAACGTGTAAAAATCTTTTACCATAGATTCGTCTTAAAAAATCTATTAATTCTGCACGGTATTTATGTTCATGATGATACCTCTTACTACCAACAAATATTACATCATACTCAAACTCATCTTTATTATAATCTTCATGGATGTAACACTCTTTATCATATACCCCAGCAGGTAGGAAGTGCCCCTTAACATTAGTGTTCTTATTAAACCAATCAGTCATTAACTTATCTGTTGCAAAGAAGTGCCCAATTGTTTTATAGAAGTCATCTTCTTCTAAATCTTTCTGTCTTTCTAGGCCAAACCATAGATCTAAATGGTATGTCATTGTGGGGATGTTGGCCTTCTTTAACTCTTCCAGTACAAAGCCCATTCCAAGTCTTCCAGGAGTCACCCAGCCGTGTGTATGCACCCATATAAAGAGATCACTATTCATTGCTTGTTCAAGAACAAAACTATCCTTAATTGTTCTTTCTTGCAATTTGCAAACGGTATGGCCAAGAGACTCTAAAGACTTAGCATGATGATTCTCACTACTATATGACACTTCAAAGTTACCTAAAAATACAATATGAGCCATTGTTTCCAATCGTTGGTTTTACAATTATAGCAGAATATCTGTTATAATGGAAACATGATATCTGAAGGTGATTTTGTTCTTGCACAGGGTGACGATGAAACCTACGTTGGAATTGTTCAGCATGTTATGACAGATGGTATGTTTGGAATACAATACTCTGATTATTCTTTAATGGCTTCAACAGAAGAACCAGCAGTTTTAGTACGTATTCTTGAATTTGAAGAAGGTTATGGCTGGGATGAAACTGAACGTTTAGTTGGAGTAAAAGGTTCTTTAGTAACTAAAATTGATCCACTAACTATTCCAGATCTTGATGGAAAATTTAATAATATGACTATGAAGGAGTTTAAAATGGAAGAAAATTACGAATCAATTGATAAGGCAAAGAAACCAAACTATGCTGATTTTATTAAACCAAGAAGTGGTGGATCTGATCCATCAAACCCAAAACTTTATGCTAGAGTTGTTCAAGCAGCAAAAGATAAGTTTGACGTATATCCAAGTGCAGTAGCAAATTCTTGGGTAGTTCAAGAATACAAGCGTCGTGGTGGAACATACAAATCAAACTCAGTTGCAACAAAATCAGTTTGGGATGGAAGTATGTTTGATACAAGAGGCTTTAATAAGTAATGGCTGACACATATAGCCCAACTTCTGGAATGAAGGCTGCAGCAAGACGTGCACTTAAATGGAAAGAAGATGGAAAAGCAACTGGTGCAGGAACTCCTGTTGGTTGGGGCAGAGCAACAGATATTGTTAATGGTTCAGCAATGTCGCTTGATACCGTTAAAAGAATGTATTCTTTCTTTTCCCGTCACGAAGTAGATAAAAAAGGTAAAGGGTTTTACTCTGGTCCAGAGTTCCCATCAAATGGAAGAATTATGTGGGATGCATGGGGCGGAGATGCTGGGTTTAGTTGGAGTCGTGGCATAGTTAATCGTGAAAAAAATAAAAAAGAAAAAATTTGGGAGGGAAGTGCTTTTAGTTTACAAGATGAAGCACAACCTGCATTTGGAAAGTCTTTATGGGATGGTTCTGCTTTTAGATTTACAAAGCATTAACCTTAACTAAAACAATGATTAATAATACTAATGATTATTTTAATCTTGACAAAGTTACTTGGGGTCCATACTTAGATAAACAAGGACAAACAAAAAACAATGTTTTTTATAGAAAAAATAACTATGAATATCGATGTGATGATTTTACCAATAAGCATGATAAAAAACATATTTTATTTTCTGGTTGTTCTATGACCTCTGGCAGTGGATTAGAGGAATCTGAAGTTTGGTCTAAAATGTTATATGAAGAACTAAATAAAAATAATACACATTCTGGATATTTTAATTTAGCAATTTCTGGTCATTCTGTTGCAAAAATAATTCACAATTTATTTAAATATTTTAAATTATTTGGAAATCCAAAAATTATTTTTTTGTTGTTGCCACCCATAGATAGAGAAGATGTTTTTTATAAAGATGATGTTTGCGAAGAAATGTTTTTTTATAACTACCTTATGCTTGAAGAATATTGTTATTCTAATAAAATAAAATTAATATCAACATTTTGGAAAGATTATGAAAATAAAAAAAATTCTAACAAAAATTTAAACAAAAATTTTATGTCTTCTGATTTTCAAAAAAATGGTATTTTTAATAATTTTGATACAATTTTTTCACCTTTAATTTCAAAAGATTTTTTGTTAGAAACATTTAACTATATAGAATTAAATAAAAATCATCCTAGGTTATGGAAAGCAGATGATGATGACACTGACATTTATCGTCATCCAGGAATAGAATCACAATATGGATGGTATAGACATTTTAAAAAACAATATGAAGATTCTTTAACTATCTTATAATACTACTATCATATTTTTTTTCCCAATTAACTATATCTGTTTCATCATTTAAAAGTGGTTGCCCTTTTATGTTTAGACTTGTATTAAGAAGAATTGGTACTCCAGTTTCTAAATAAAATTTATTTAATACTCTGTATAATCCTGGATGCTGTTTTTCATTTACTGTTTGAACTCTAGAAGTTCCGTCAACATGAACTACAGAAGGAATATCCTTTGGTCTTTTACATTTAACCGCATACTGCATATATGGAATAGATGTCGTTGGCATTTCAAACCATTTATCTGCCAAGTGTTCTAATACTACTGGAGCAAATGGTCTAAATTCTTCTCGTTGTTTTATTTTATTTACCTTGTTTTTAATCTCTGGGTCTCTTGGGTCTGCCAAAATACTTCTATTTCCAAGTGCTCTTGGACCGAACTCGGCTCTTCCTGAAGCAACGGCTGCAATTTTATTTTCTTTTAATTGTTTTAAAATTTGATCAACGGGATATGTTCCACATAAATCATGTCCTAAGTACGGACCATTCCAATTAATATGTTTTCCATATAATGCTGCTGCTGCACCAAGAGAACTTCCAGCATCTCCTGGATTAGGCATAATCCAAACATTATCAAACACTTCCCACAACTGTGTATTAGCAGAACAATTCAAAGCACATCCACCCATAAATACTAAGTTGTTTTTTCCTGAAATACGTTTAGCCTTTAACATAAAATCAAGCAGTCTAATTTCATAGACTTTTTGAACTGCTGCTGCTATGTCAAACTTGTCTTGTGCAAAAATATTATAAGGCCAATCATGTATACCTTTATGAAAATTATATTTTTGTGTATTTATATCTGGAAAATATTCTATAACTTCTTTATAGTATTTTTTCCAATCTCCATACCCTGCCATACCCATCATAATATACTCTTCTTCGTTTGGTTTTAAGCCAACCAATTGAGTAAAGGCAGAATAAAATAATCCAAAACTAAATGGATAGTCTGTTTTTTCTAATAAATTAATTTTATTATTTTCTCCAGTATAAATTGACGAGGTTGTCCATTCTCCTACTGAATCTAAAACCACAATAACTGCATCATCAAATTCACTTGTAAAATATCCTGCTGCTGCATGTGAGTAGTGGTGATTAAAATTTGTTATTTTTATTTTTGATGTATCAAATTTAGTTTTAAATTTTGGTTTCCAGTCTGAAGAACCGCCAAATAATAGTCTTGATTTTTTTAACCAAGGTTTTTCATAGTACGCTATTTGATCTGGATATCCATATTGAAATGCATCGTCAAACAATTCTTGGCAGTTGTACCAATCATTTTTTACCTTACTATATCTTTCAGAATGCCCAGCAAAAAGTATGTTTCCATCCTCTATTAAAGATATAGATGCGTCATGAGAGGTTCCATTAATTCCAAGAATAATCATTGTATGCCTTTTCTAATAAATTAATATATAAACCTATTATTATTTTTTCTTTTTCTTATTTTTAGTAAGTAATAAAATAATTTTATTTTTTTAAATATAGTAATCAATTAAACAACGCCTCCAATTGAAAGATAGTGGCTCTACCACTTTTTCTTTCAAACAAATTTTCATCAACAATAGATATGAATGTTGGAACACCCATTACGGCAAAGTCAACAGCAGTTTGCATATCATCATCAATATCTACTTTAGTATAAATAACATCTGGATGCCTGCGTCTAAAATCTTCAATTACAGGTTCCATTGCCTTGCATGGAGTACACCATTTTGCAGTAAAATGCATTAACTGTTTCATTGATCTAGTCCTTGTCTATTAGGATTGCTTTCTCTACCGTTCATTCCATCAGGGTTATCATTTAAAATAAAAGGAACAATTTTATATCCATTATTTTCCAACTTACTAATAATTTTTTTAGTCATGTATGAAGGATCATCTGAAAGAGTATATCCATAATTATCCCATAACATATTTTTTATAAGTGAAAAAGGAGTTGTTGTCATTTTTGATTCTTCTTTTTTCTTTTAGGATTCAATTCATCCTCATCTTTAAACTTTTTCTTAACAAAATCTATGTTTCGTTCTCGTCTAATACCATGCTTATTTACATCAACTATAACTCTAGGCCTTAAACCTTTTTCTTCTGCCATAACTTCCTTTGGTAGTGATTATAAATAATCAGATATTTATTATACCACCATTCTAGACATATGTAAGTCTTGAGAATTCTTCAGCAAGAGTCATTGTCATCCTAGACCTTTCGTCTAATATTTGATGATAATCTTCATAAATCGTGCCGTTACTATAGTATCTATAATAGGTTCTTCTAAAATGAAAATTACAATAAAAAATACTTTCTGAGATATTGTTTCTGTCTTTTATTGCTGTAAAATTTATTTTACCAGGAACAATGCCAGTGGGTGTAACCTTTACAAGGGCATCAGCAGTGCAATTATGGCCTGGAGTATATGTATTAATTAGTGAGCATTTATGTCCAATTGTTTCTGTAGTTGTTACATTTTTTGCAAATGTTTCTTTTACTCTTTCTGTTTCATCAATTATAAAATTTTGAATATTTTTCCAAGAAACATTAGGCTCTGAATATCCATTCCTAGTCATATAAATTTCATAATAATAATGATAGTCACATAAAAATTTTTTACCATGTATACCCTCTACATAAACAAATGCGGGAGCAACACAAGATAAATTACAATTTTGAGTAACACCACCTGCTTCCAGTATTTCTTTAGGCAAATGCATTTTTACATCAAACGATTGACAAATCTCATTACTTATATTCAAAATAATCTCCATATTTTTCTGCTTGGTTTGAAAAAAAGGTAGCAAAAAGGCCACATAAATTACCCCAAAAGCCCATAAGCCTATTAGGATTAGCAAACAGTTTCATTTCTTGGTACGACTTGTCTCTAACCCTTCGATCCTCATGAGAAGTATTAGTCATTTACTTTTTCCTTTTCAATAGATTCAAGTTCTCTTTGTGCCAAAAGAACGTTATTGTTTATGATTTGACTTGTAAGTTTATATCGCTCTGCTGCTTCTTGTCTTTGTTGTTTTGATAGATGTGGTTTATCAGCAAGGCGAAGTTTGTTTTTACTTGCCCTTTTTTGTTTATGTTGAGAAACCTTAGTATTACTTTTCTTCATTATATTCCTTATCCCATATCTCATATACACTTGTGTCATATTCACTTGCTGCTTCATGCTGTATAATTTTCATGGCAATTAAATCATGAATTGCACTTCTACCAGTGTTTACTTCATATTTATTATGAAGATCTTGTATTTGAAACAAGATTTCAGCAGCATGATTAGAAGAATACATACTACAAGAATACCATATAGAACAAATAAAAGCAACAAACACCTACTGTTAATTAGATGTTCTTTTTCTATTTACCCTAAATCAAAATACTCCTGATATTATTAAATCATGAAATCCTCTAGATTTATTGTGGCAGCAATTGCTGCATCTTTACTCATCGCCCAACCAGCCCATGCAGATCAACTTACGGGTGCTGGTTCATCATTCATTGCTAACTTTATCAATGACTGCCGTGTTCAATATGCAAAAGCATCTGGACATAATATAGAATATACAGCATTAGGATCAGGTGCTGGAATTAATATGTTTATGCAAAATACTGTTGATTTTGCAGCCAGTGATGTTGCTGCCTCGCAAATTAATAAAACAAAAGAGTTTGTATATGTTCCACTAATAGCAGGACCTATTGCAATTGCATATAGAATTGATGGGTATAAAGGAAAGATTCAATTAAAGAAAGAAACATTGGCTAAAATTTTTGCAGGGGATATAACAAAATGGAATGATCCTCAAATAGTTAAAGATAATACTATAAAGAAAGTAAAGCCAAAACTTCCAGACTTACAAATTATGGTTTTCTATCGTGCAGATAGTTCTGGAACCACACAAGTAGTAACAGAATACTTTAGCGCTATTGCTCCATTAATTTGGACAAAGACACCAAACAAAGCCTTTACACAGGTATTTCCAAAAAGCCAACTACCTATGGGAACATTTAGTTCTGTTGCTGGAACCAATCTTATGGCATCTGCTGTGGCAGGTACAAACGGTGCAATAGGTTATATGGAATCTTCTTATGCTACAAATCAAAATCTTGCTAAAATATCTGTTGAAAATGGTGCTGGTGTATTTATGCAGCCTACATCTGAAGCAGCATCTGCATTCCTGAGTGACTTTGAGCCTGAAGGAAATGGCATTATTGTTCCAAACTATAACAATAAGGATAAGAGGGCTTACAACCTATCCTCTTTCTCTTATGGTTTAGCACCAACACAGGCAAGTGATAAGGCAAATATCATTAAAGGATTCTTTAAATACACTGCTACTTCATGTGCCAGTCTCTCAGCCAAAAAATTGGAATACTCTCCACTTACAGGATCAGCACTGGCTATAGCAAAAGCACAGATTGCATTGATTGGATCTAAGTCTTAACTTATAAAAATAAATATAACAAAACATACGCTACAACCAGCATACATGAAAGAAGTATTGCTGGTTTGTAGAATTTAAGCAGTGGCATATTGTCCTAACTTGTGTGATAGTTTAAATGTTTCTTGCATACACCAATAAGTTTGTAGCCTGCCATATCGTTATATAGGGCAACCTCGCTGCAGAAATGGCATTTCTCACCATTAAGCCTTTTCATAATATCAGAGTATACGGCAATCATACTTCAATTATAGCATATGGTTAATTTCATTGTCTTCAGACAAAGCAATACTTACTGAATGTCTAGCGCATAAAGACTCAACACTATGCTGTAATTTTGCAGGAATATATGCTAAATCACCAGAATAAAGTATAATTTCATCAGTTAAAACATTGTTATTGTCAAATATTTTCCATAAAGTTTGTCCTAAGCCTTGAATAAAAATTCTATCTTCTGCATCAAAATGAATTGGAGGGTCCCAAAAACTATTTGGCCAACCATCAACACTATATTTATTAATGGTAAGTTCTTTTGGAATTTTTTTTGGATTGTCTAAATAATATTTTTTAGTAAGTCTTAAACAATCAGAATCATTAATAACGTTATTGTTTCTATTAATAAAACTAATTATTAACATTATAAACTGTATATGCCCATTATGAATTTTAGAAAAAATTTCTACTACATCATTATAAAAATTTAAAATTTTAAATTTATCCATAATTATCATTGTGTTAAAAGAATTATAATCTATATCTTCTGGTTTTGTATCTTTTATTAAATCATATAAATTATCTATATCTAACCATAAAGGAAATTTATTATAAAAATTTTTTACTACATGAAGACGTCTTTCTTTTGTGGCCTCTACTAAATCTTCTTTTGTAATCACTTACGACTTAAACCTAATGCTGGCCTTGACATATCAGAGCCATCATACTTAAACCAGAGAGTAGCAGAATATCTTTCTTTTACAGTATTTTCAAGTACTTCATGCCAATAGTCTGCATTACTAGGAAATGTGATAAAACTGTTAGCCTTTGGTTTAATCTTCAAATTATGATCCATAAAATTAATTTCTCCTCCTTCATAGTCATCATTGATATAATATATTACTGCAAAATCTCCTGCAGTATCCGCATGCTCATGCATCTTATATCCTTTTTCAAATTTAATTAAAGGAACTGTTCCTTTTTCAAAAACATAAAGTTTTACATTATAAAAATTTGTACATTTTTCATAAGCGGTTCTAAAAATTTTTTCTAACAAATCAACAATTTCTTCTGGCATTTCTTTTGATAAAAGAAACTTAACTCCCCAAGGTTGAGTTTGCCAAGAATCAACACTTATTGTATAATCAAGCAGTTGTTTGTGTTCTTCTTTAGACAAAACATTTTCTGTAACTTGTATATTATTTATAGAATTTCCTAAATTAGATTGGATCATCATACCACTCGCTTTTCTTATTAAAAGTAGACCCAGTATACTGAAACCACAAAGATGAACTATATCGTTCTCCACTTGTAATTTCAACTACTTCGTGCAAATAGTTTTCATTTCCAGGAAAAACAATTAAACTATTTGGTTTAGGTTTAATCTTTAATTTATAATTTGAAAAATTAATTTCTCCACCTGTGTAATCATCATTAATATAATATACTGATGCAATATGATTTGATTCACTTGACTCAGTATCTATATGTTGTTTTAAAGAAAAATCTTTTTCAAATTTAAGCAAATTTAATGACAAATCTTCAAAAAAATTAATTTTTATATCATAAAAATTTTTAGATTTTTCATAAGCAAGCGTAAAAACTTTATTTAATGAATTAAGAATTTCTTTAGGCATCTCATGAAATATGATAACTTTACTATCCCAAGGTTGAATTGTCCAAGATTCACGGGTTTTTACAAAATCAAGTATTTGTTTATGCTCATCTTGAGATAACACATTTTCAGTATATTGTATGTTATTTATAGAGTTTCCTATTTTTGCAACATTTGCTAAATAGATTTCATCTTTTTTAGAATGATTTTGGATCATAATTCATAAAATTCTTTGGATCATAATTGATCTTTTTATAATACGCTAGATTATGTTTTGTTTCTCCTACAAATGTAGAGCCTTTAAAAACAAAACTTACCTGGTAAGTATACCTAAATCCTTTTGAAACTTCATGTACTCCGTGAACATAGTTTTCGTTACCAGGAAACATAAGTAAACTATTTGATTTAGGTTTAATTTTTAAATTATAATCTGGAAAAAATATTTCTCCTCCATCATAATTATCATTAAGGTAATACATACCTACAATATGTAGATTTTTTTGAGCCTCTGTGTCTATATGAGGTTCCATTTTACTTCCAGGACTCCACTTTCTTAAAAGAACGTCTCTAATTTCTGGAGGATAATCATTTACTTTTACATCATAATAATCCATACAATTTAATCTAGCAAGTGGATATATTTTTTTTATAATTTTAACGTAATCTTCCGGAATTGAATTTGGAGCAGTTCTGTCTGTAGTCCAAGGTTCTTTAATCCAAGGGATTTGATCAGAATTATTTGCAAAATTAGATAATGTTTGATACTCTTCATTAGGTAAAAAATTATCTATAACATATACGTTTTTTGCAGAACTTCCTAATTTAGCCACATTTGTTAAATAGATTTCATCTTTAGAGTGATCAATCATCATATACCTATCATATCATGATTTTGTTGCTCACGCATTTTATAAAACAAACTTGCAATATGAGTATGATAATGAATGCCTGGATGAGCATAAACTTTTGTTTTTTTATTATTTATGATTGAATAATCAGACCCTCTTTCCCATTGTGGATGATTTTTAAACCCAAAATGATCATGTAAAAGACCATCACAAGAATGACTTGGCATAGACTGTGAAAAATTTTTTAATTTAAAATCTTTAATTTTGGACATTTCTTGCAAAATTGCAAAACTAGCATCATCCCATGTTGTCCAATATAATTTTATGCCATTTGTTAAACAGAATGATTCTAAAATATAAATAAAATTTACAGAATCTAGTATTAACTGGTGTGGAGAAACAGAATCTTCTATATTATTTTTGTCTTTTATTTCCATAAATACACGATTTTTACTATGTTTCCTAACATTTGGATTGCAAAAGGTTAGTATTAACTTATCTGATTCATCCCAATACCTCTTGCTTAATCCTGATTTATAAAATTCTTCGTCTACTACAACCATACTTCTAAAAAAATCTGGAAATAAACAAAAAATTTCTTTTGGCATTTTATTATTCATACAGTATTGAATGATATTGGTACAAACATTTTTTACAGATGCTCCTTCAACTCCTAAATTAATGATGTTTTTATTAATTTGGTTGCTTAAAATATTTGTCCATCTTGCCTCCTCTGGAACTCCAATGCCAAAAGTTATAGAACAACCAGATGCTATGACATCTGAATTTTCATCAACTTTTCCACGAAAACCATTTTTATTAATTTCGTATGTATTATCATCATCAACAGTTTTACAGTTAGCCTTATCAAAAACATTAACACTATCAAAAACAATTGTGGAATTAGGATTGTGCAGTCCAAGAGTATCACTGTTTGAAAAATATTTTTTTAAATATATGTAGTTTTTTTCTTTATCAAATCTGTAAAAATCTAAAATATCCCTTGTGAAATAAGTCATATAACTATTCTACCATTAAACAAAATCAAACCAAAGTGGCATAATATACCTTGATCCATTTGCAGGAGCAACATGGTACCAATAGTGAATATTTCCAGGGAATAAAACTAAATCACCAGCCCTAGGTTTAAAAGACACACCTTGATGAATAAAAGATAGTTCTCCACCTATATAATCGTCATTCAAATATACCCAACCTGCTAAATGGTTTGAATCTTTATGACCCAAATCATCTATTGGTATTAAAGGACTCTGACTGTGCACCCATTGAGCAAAACGAGAATTTCTTGGTTTTAATTTTACTCCATATTCTTTTTCTACCATATCCTGAATTTGAGGAATATATTTTTCTGAATAATTAAGTGAGTCGTAATACAATAAAGACAGAGTAGGATTGCCATTGTTGTCTGGTTGAAGAGGACGATTATTACTTGTCTCTGTATTATTAATTAATCCTATAATATTTTTACACTCATCTTTGCTAAGGTAATTGTTAAATATTTTTATGTTTTTAGGATTACTTCCAATATTTGTAAAGTTTTCCTTTGTTAGTTCAGATATTACAATTTGTTTTTGCTCAGGAACGTCAATGCTGTTAAAATCTTTTACTAATTCTAATAATTTGCTAATATCTGCTTGGTCAGTATGGATCATAAAATCATATATACCAAATTGTTTTGATAATTGCTTTATTTGTTTAACAACATCCACCAATGGGCCTTTAACATGATGATGCTGCTTTCTTAATGGCGCATTTTTATCATATTTTACATTTTGTTCTTCTTCTGTATTGTTAATAATAAGTGGATCAATAATAAGTATTGGTTTTACACGATTAAGATCAATTTTTTTAAATTGTTCTTTATATATTAAATTATCATCTACATATATATATTCGCAATGTTTGTTTGCTATTCCAATTGTTGTATCTGAAGATCCAACAACTGCCATGTGAGTTTTATGTTGATGAGTTTTCATTAAATCTATAACCTTATCCATCCAAATTGCAGATATTGCTACTCTTTTTTCGAGAGTGTCAATGAGAGACGAATCATGCATATAGTGGTCTAATACCAATTTTTCTGAAGGGCCATTGCCTTCATCCCCCCATCTTCCAGCAACAAGATTTACTCCAATTCTTCCAGGAGCAAAACGATTTAGTGTTTCACAAATTTTGGCAGCGTAATCTGGACTTGTTCCGTATGCAGGCAACGCAATTGTCATAATTAATTGATCTGTTGTTTTTAATGCGTCTGAAATAACTAAAGAAAAATCTATACCTCCTGGACCATACGGAAGTAAAACAGATTTTACCCCTGCACCATCTAACTCTTTTGCCATTTTCATAATTCCATTAAGGTCTAGGTTTTCAATACTGTCATTTATCTGCCAGTGCCTTCTCCACATCCAATGAAATGTTATAGGTTTGTTAGTATTATCCATTTTTTATTACTCTTCCTTTTGTTTTAAACCAAGATCCTATTTTAGATTTTGCTACTTTGTTACGTAAAACTTCTCCAAATGTTTCATGAGATATATCTGAACCTAAATATTCTTGACCAGTTTCAAGATCAATCAATTTCCATTTTGCAGGAGCCTTTGTATGTAATATAAGATCAATAGGATGATCGTAATCATTTACTTCAGATCCATCCAAAAGTTTTCTTTTTTTATTACTATCTGTCATCTTTAAACTATCGTAAACCAAATAGGCAATGTGTATCTAGTTCCAGATAAAACTTTTGTTACCTCATGTGGGTAATGTAAATTTCCTGGAAAAACAATAAAATCTCCAACATTTGGCTTTAAAGATAAATTATGAGTCTCAAACTTAATCTCTCCACCCTCATAATCATCATTTAAATAAATAAGTACTGGCAAATGATTGTCTGTAACATATCCAAGGTCATCAACATGTAAATCTAAATAAGTGCCCTCTACCCATTTAACCACATTAAGATGTTGTTCTTTTGCTCTTATCTTTTCTTTTTCAATTCCATAAGATTTACATATTTGATCTTTGCATCTTTCTATTACTTTATGAATGTCTTTTAGTCCATTATACTGATAAATATAAGTTAAGGCATTACCTTCATTATCTTTTTGAGATACAAAACTAATATGTCGCCTTGTATTTATATCAGACATAAGGTATTCAATTTCTTCTTTTGTTAAAAAATTAGGAATAATCTTAATGTTTTCAACAGAATTACCAACCTCATGAAAAAACTTCATATATGAATGATTTCTTTCTACACTAGGTGGATCATTTCCAACTGGTTTTCCGTTAACTACATATGCCATAAATCTATTATAGCATAGCCTAATTTTCCAGGGAATTTATATAAATGTATGCTAATTAAAGCCAATATTTTAATATTGCAGTAATAGCAAGAATAGACCATCCTATATTAAACCAAATTATAGTAGGCAGAGTTTTTACTGTTGATGACCAGATTAAAGATAGGCTAGATAATAAAGCAAAGACATATAGCCACCAAAATTGTTTTTCAAATATTAGACCTGGAAATATAATCATTAACTTAGTCATAAACGCAAAAAACTCAATAGTATTTGCTTTATTCCAATACTCTTTATAAAACATAGTTTTAATTGCTAAAACCCATTGCATTATTGATGATACTTTTCTAACAAGTATTGCTTCATTGTTTTGGAGTTGTTTGAAGCCATATTCCATTTTAATTTTCTTTCTTCCCATAAAAAAATAATTTTGTTTATTTCTTCTACTATTGTAGGATTAATTCTATTTTTAATATCCATAAACCTATAATCATTTATCATGTTAAGATTCATTCCAGTTGAAATATATGTAATGCCTGCAGCGCCCAATGGATGCCCTTTGTTTTCCATATATCTCCACATTATATTATAAAATAAATCAGTGCGACCATGATATTGATTGTATGGGTCGCCATTTCTATCTTTAAAAATTTTATTGTTTATTTCTTTCCAATACTCACTATCCTCTCTGTGAGAAAGTGCGTAATGTAAAGCAACAAATTTGGTAAATCCATCAAACAAATCTTTTACTGAAACATTGTACATATCTCTATCAAACTGAGAAATACTACCTCTTTGAAGAATATCTATAAGTTTAAATAAAAATTCATGAACAGTAAAAAGGCCATTGCTCTCTAAAGGTTCTATAAAACCAGCAGATAAACCTATTGCTACTACATTTTTAACAAATGTCCTTTCATGAATACCAACTCTCATTTTAATATCTTTAAATTCTAATTTGTCAACATCTTCTTTAGAACGAGGTATAGTCATTTTGTTAGACATCAAATACTGTTTAAATTCTTCTTTGGCATCTTCTGGAGTTATATATTTATCTGAATATACATAGCCAGCCCCTAGTCTTGAGAACAATGGGATATTCCAACACCAACCGTTAGAGATTGCAGTGCAATTTGTGTACCCTTGAATTTCTATGTCATCATTAATATATGGAACCCTAGTAGCCCATGCACGATTGTTTGGCAACATATCAGAGTATGATATAAAAGGCTCTAACAATGACTCTGACAATAATAAACTTTTAAAACCAGTACAGTCAATAAATAAGTCTGCTTCAATTAAACTTCCATCTTCTAAAACTAAATTTTTAATTCCATCTTTGTCTTTATTAACAGATACTACAGTTGAAATTATATGAGTTACGCCAGCAGGCTTACAGTATGTATCTCTAAGCCATATAGCAAATTTAGTGGAATCAAAATGGTAGGCAATGTCGTTCTTAGGGTTAAAATTATGAAATTCGTTATATGAGTTTTCAGAATATTTATCATTATTAAATAAGGCAGCAGATGGAAACAAACAATTTACAAAATCTTCTATTGGAGTTTCTGGGTTTAAATACTTCTTTAAATGCCAATCAGCAAAAGGATTTCTATTGCCATCTACTACTGGATCACCAAAAGGGTAATGAAAACTGCCTGAGTCTTCTTTATAAAAATCTGTAAACTTAATGCTCATTTTAATAGTAGCGTCTGTTTCTTTAAAGAAAGACTCTTCTTTCAATCCTATAAACTGCGCCCATTTTCTAATACCGACAATAGTTGACTCTCCAACACCAACAGTTGGAACATTTTTAGACTCGATTAGTACAATTTCTTTTGTGGGAAATTCTTTAATTAAAGTTGTAGCAGTCATCCAACCTGCAGAGCCTCCACCAACAATAACTATTTTATCTGTTTTCATATTTAAATAAGTATACCCTAGTTTGCCTGGGAATTTAAAGACCCATTCGTAATCCCTATATAACAATTAAGGCAATAGATGCCATCAATTACTGCTTGTGTGGCATTGAGTTCATTACAGAGTTTGCATGGAATACCGTTCATTTTAACTCTTTTTCAATAGCCTTGATGGTTTTGCATGGATAGTTTGTTCTACAAGGGTGACAGACCTTCCCAATGAGGTTTGAGACCAGATCTGACTGTCCTTTGTGTAACTCCACTACTGCACGAAGGGCAAGGTATGGAGTCTCTAAAGTTCTACTATTCTGGAACTGTGGGCTGTTAATATTTGCAAGTAATTCAGCGTGTGTCATTACTCATACCAACCTATGCTAATTAAAAACTCCTCTAAGTCCCAATCAGCCTCATCTGAGATAACCTCATCATCTAGGCTTGTATCAAGATCTGGGTTATCACAGTAAGCATAAATATCACAGTAATTAACATCTGAGTAGTATGGATCGTCATAAACTGACGGGGTACTAAGAAATATTAACGACATTAACATAGTATATATAAACATTTAAACCTGTGCTTCACTTACTAAAGCGTAATCAAATTCAAAAGAGTTATAGTTGTCTGGATCAATTTCTTTTAAAAAGTCTTCAATTTCCTGGCTGTTAATTCCAAAACCATGTCCATGTTGACGTTGTTTTACAAAACTGAGTACTTCGTGTGTTATGTTCATTATTATCCTTTGTTAGTTGTTATAACCAGTATATGCTAAAACACGGAAATTGTCAAGTCTTTAAGGTTCGGCGCGAAATAGAAGTAACAAACCTTTTTATGCCCTAAAAGGGCACTATTGGTTACTATCCTTATTCTTCTTGATGTATATATCATGAAATCCAAGAGTGTTTAGCAGCAATCCATCAACAGACCAATTTTGGTTATAATATAAAAATTCATTTACGCTTTGATATATTCCTACAGGGCCTTCATATAAAACACTGTCATAATTTAGATAAGAGGTTAATCCTATAACTCCACCAACATTAGTTAACTTAGAAGAATCTAATAAAAGTTTTCTTGCTAAAAGCCTATCTCTGTCTATGTCTAAAAAAATAAAATCATATTTTTTATCTAAAGTAGATAATATTTCTATTGCATCTCCTTTTATGGTATTTACATTGGGATGATAAGCAAATTTATTTTTTATATGCTGTTCATGTGTTATGGAACTATTTTTTGGAGCACTGACTCTATCCTGTAGAATACCTGGTGCACCATTATAATAGTCTAAAAGATCAGCATTTTTAGCGTTTGTTGTGTCTATAATCATTTTAGCGGAATTACCCCAAAGGACCCCTACCTCTAAATATGATATATTTTTACTTAAAGTTTCTACGTAATCTTTTCTTGAACTAAATAGTTTTGCATTATTTAATTGATCTTTAGATATAGCATGTGCTTCTTCAAGTTCATAGACTTTATACATTTTTTCTTCATTGTATGCCAATGGTTGTCTAATTACTTTTGGAACATTCATGCATTAAGTCTATCAGACTTATCCCAAAGAACAAAACATTTACTACATTGAATGCCTGGATCTCTCATATACCACTTATGCTGACATTGTTGAATAGTTTTAATTTTTGTTTTCTTAATCTTAGTTGGTCTGCCATGCTTTAACTGTTGTCTAAATACGCCATTAGGATCATGAACATGACACTTATCTACAGTTCTCCACTCTTCCACAAATATAGAACAAGGCTTACCCTTTTTTGTGGTTGAAGAACAAGATCTCACTATCTTCAAGATGGACACTTTACATGCTTTGTGCTTTTACTTTTCTTGTTCCATAATATATGTGTACCAACTGATATTCTAGCATTACAAACACAACATGTACCAAGATACTGGCTTACAATCTTAATGCACTTAGGACCCTTTATAGGTTCCTCTTTTGCTTTCTTAAGTTCCCTTTTCCTAGATGGAGTTAGTATGTTTCCATATTTGTCATACTTTACAGTACTGTAAGCATTACTCTTTGTTCTAACCTGTTTAATCATTGTTTAATCATATCAAATTTTTCGGGGGAAGTCAAGAAAGACCCCCATTACCCCTATAAGAACATAACCCCAGTGTTACTCAAAGTCTATTTGTGATTCAAAGATACTTGGCTTCATGTCATCATCCATAGCCCCACATATAGAGCAGGTGATTTGTCCATCGAGGTCTAATTCAAAGTTACATTGGTGTGCCATATATTCATGATATCACATAGTTATCCACAAGTCAATACCGTTGGAAATAGCATAGTTATCCACAGGTTTAGCAGTTGTGTGTATATCCACAGTCAGGACAGGTTTCTCCTGGATTTGCTACACAATCATCACACCAATCTGGTGCATCTTTCCATAATTTACCTAATGAATCATATTCTGGTTTGTCCATATATCCATTATATCAAAGAGTTATCCACAGGTTTATCCACAATTAAATCTTACTAAGTGGGGAAATATGGTTTTGTAGTGGAGCAAAGTGGAGGATAGTGGAGTATAGAACATTTTAATATAAGATCGTAATATCTTTTACCAAACCTTCATACCCCCAAACCATCATATCCCAAACCCCATATCCCCCATATCACAGATATAAAGGTTTGTCAAGTTGCCAAATATGTATAACAATTTGATAACAAATTCTGGGATATTTTAAAGTATTTCGTAATAAAATTATATAAAGGTTTGATAATCAGGGGAAAAGATTTATATTTCGTAATGTTTTATATAGGGGTATTTAGAGAGAGTGGTTTGATATATCCCGTGAAATATTTATCCCCTTCGTAAACTTCGGGGAAATTTTTTAGCCCTTCGTAAAGGAGGTCTGGGGATTTTTTAACCGTTCGTAATATGCGGTCAAAATTTTTGTGGCCTCAACATAGTTGGTGTGTAGATAAGTTATAACCTTTAAAAGATCTATCAATTGATTTCGTTGTAATCCTAAAACATAATTCTCTTCAAGGATTTCTTCCAATAAGTTTAAATGTTGGTCAAGTAGTTTAACATCATCACCAAGCCCTACCTCATCTGCCAATAGGAACATGTCTAGTTTGTATACCTCTAGTATCTCTTGAGCGCTTACGTATTTATCTAACCCCTGAGATTGTTTGACTTCCCTAAGTTCTTTCGAGATAAACCTCATTATATGGTTTATACGTGCCATTATTTTTCCTGGGATTTAAAGAGACCAATTACATAGGTAATACCAGTATACTTCAAAACCTTACACATGATGGTTTGATGGATATGAGGTTTGATATTTGGATCATAGTGCTTATCAGATAAGTAATAAGGACCATACATAACCTTGGTAAAGTGTCTTGGGCTCATAACTATATTATAACATGGTTTAAAATTTGGACATAAAAAAATACCCCCCGCTGCAGAAACGGGAGGTATAAGTTTTAATCTTATTCTTTGCTATTCATCTCGTGGTTCTAATAGGTCAATCATTTCTTCGATACTGTTATACTCTACATCTGGGTCAAGTCCCATAGCATCTATTAGAAGGTCATATGTTTCCTCTATATAGACTATACCGTCTGGTTTGATCTCAGCAAGGCCTGAAGCGCATACATGTGCTAGGGGTAGTCCCAAGTCATTGTAGTCCGCAAACTCTTTGAACTCGTCGTCTTCTCTGTAGTGTAGGTACACATCAGAAAGGATGGTTAACCTTTTATTGAATGGACTAATCATGTCTGGTTGGTGCTCCTTCTAGTTGATCGATACTTGACTCTACTGATTCTGCGATTCTGCGATAAACAGTAAATGGATTTACCCGAGATAGATAAAACCCTACTGACTCTAAATCTAATCTAAAATCAGAAAGTAGCGTACCAATTTTAATTGCTACCTTTTCCTCATTACTTTGTGCGTGTTTAACGAATCTACTCATATCACTCCAGTCTATTTAATTGTACCAGAAAAAGATAAAGGGCACAAGGTGAAGAGACCAAGTGCCCTGTAGATAAGGGAGAACCCCTTCTCCTTATCTCATGTTAGCGAGAGGCTACCCGTTGCCCACGCTTAAGGGCTGTTAGGGAGACGTTGTCAACGAACTTGCCATTCTTACGAAGAACGACGCGCTCTGAGGTGCCGTAACGTGTATCCCAAGATTCAAGATACGGGTATGTCTTTGCTTTGATTGCTTTTGCCATGTTGTTGCCTTTCGGTTAGGGTTGAGTGTGACTATTAAATTATAGCAGGATCTGGCACTGGTGTCAAATATTTATCTGGCAGCGCCACCAGGTCTGAATTGTATCTGATGAAGTGTTCGATTGATACAACATTACCATCATCGTTTACAGTCCAGGTGTCTAGATTGATTTCAAGATGGCCATATGATTCTTCTGCTCCTGCAGGGTCGTTTACAAACAGGCCATAACCTGTTTCATTGTCCCAAGAGGTCCCAATCAATTGCGAAACCATAATACGCAATGCATATGGCTTATCTCCTTTTCTTGGTAGTGCAGCATACATTGCACGAGCCAAGTCTTTCTTTCTTTCTTCTCCACCCCAATGACTGTATAAGGTTAAAGTATCCTCATTAGTCTTGAAGTGAAAGTTAGTGCGTGATCCCATTATTCATCCCCTTCTTTATAATCTAAAACAATTACTGACATGTCCGCCCAAATTGTTTCGGCTACATCAATGTCATCTTGCTTTAGTTCACTGAATAGAATGAAATTCATATAAGCCCCGCTGGGCTCATGTATTAATTCAATCTCGTATGAGTTCATATTGTCCTTCAGGTAGTCGGGATATTAATTATACCGTTCTTAATGGTTGTTTGTCAAGTGCTGCTCGTTCTATACTTAGATTATACGTCATGCAGTATAGGTTTGTCAAGGCCTCCATATATCCCTGCAAAAATCGGTCAGGGTTATCTTTCATGGCTTCTTCACAGTCCACCATTTCAACTTTGAGGTGGCCGTGCAAAAGATCAATTAATGGAATAGTCTTATCTTCAAGTGCTTTGACTAAATGCGACGGGATAAGGGGATACTTATCTGTCATCAAAAACCTTCAAGTAATGTCTAGATACTTCAATGGCACCTTCTAAATAAGGAACAATGCTATCAGCACCGTCTTCCATATCCAGATCTTGCTCCAATGAAATTATGTGAATACGGATGTACTCTCTTAATGCTTTTATGTCCATATCTGGAAGATGATCTCCTTCTATAAAACCTAGCATTATTCCCCCCAATATTTAACGATAGTTTCCATAGTGGTATGAAGATGACAATCACACTCTGGTCCGCCCATATTTTCCTGGAATTCAAAGTGATAAAGATTATCCTCATATATCTCATTAACTAACTCTTGTACGGTAATAGGCCAACTTAGTCGATCTCGGTCTGGGTTCATATATTAATTATACTCCTAGATCGGGGAAATAGCAAGTTCTTCTTAATAGAGGTTTGAAGATAAAATAAGATAGAGGTTTGATAGGATATAAGGTTTGGGCCCACGGGCGCGATTCCGATGGGACTTGAACCCACGATCTCTACCGTGACAGGGTAGCGCATTAACCAACTATGCTACGGAACCAAGAGCAGTTTTAAATCTTGCTCAGGATTATTTTGTTATGCTACTTGAAGGACAGCATTAACAGTTTTAAGAATACGATTCTTTTCTGCGTTCATAGCAGAATCAAATCCACTTGCTGCTGCCAACTTAGATTCACCAGTACCACGATACCAGTCTAGGCGTTCGGTGATTGCGTTAAACGCACCCCAAGCATTACCAGCGATCATATGATTTGTATCGCCAACATATAAATCGTTGATAACTTCAATTTTTGATTTCCACATTGTCATAGCCTTTTTGGAATCATCATTAGGCTTAGGATAGACAGCGAGTAGAACATCATTGAATTGTTTTGCGTTGATTTCTTTTTCGATCATGGTGTTAGCCATTTTAGAAAAGTCATCAAGATACGCATTGGCTAATCCAAGAGCAGTACGGGCTGCTTGAACTTTACCATTAGCAGTTTGAGTATGGCGAATCTTGAATGATTGCTTAGTAGAGCGCAACGCCATATTAAGAGTGTTAGCGCATACTACACGCACAGGTGTAACACTTGCTTGAATAGATACAGAACCATCGTGTGAGGTGTGAACCAAAAGATAGTTATCGATTTTATCTGCTACACCATTAGGGTCTAACACGATTGAGCGATTAAGTGCAATAGAACCAAATACTACACGACCACCCTTGATTGATCCAGCAGTTTCCCAACGACCACCATCAAGCATTGCATCAGCGAATGAGAATAGATCCTCATTTTGTAGAGTGTGATAGCGTTCGCCAACTACGCCAAGCACATCATTTTGTCCTGCGATAAATGGATTCGTTCGGGTAACAAAAAAATAATTCTTATCGCATACTAGCGGTGTAGGCATAACAACATCCTCTAAGCGAACATCCCACTTATGAAGATTTGCTAACTCTAACATTTCTGTTGTATTGACTTCCTCTTGAAACACAGTACCTAAACCATGCCAAGCAGGTTGTCTAAATGAAGCGAATGATTTATCGCTTTCTAACTCATGAGCCATTTTATTCCTTTCGTTTTGTTGATATTCTAATTTTACAGGATAGGTGAGCCAAAGTCAAATCCTAAGACTAAAAGATTGTAAATGGTACAAAACGGACATCGCCCAGGGGCGGTAGCCAGTTTTAAGACTTGGCTAGGTCTATTCCCCTATAGGAATTTTATAGTGGTGTTACAGCATCAATGCTTAACTCGGAACTTGAAATTTCTATATCCCAAGATGACGCTTCAATGTTGCTACACATATCGCTGGCTTCCTCTGCTGATTCTGCTTCGACTTCTGCATACCCGTCGATAGTAAAATAAACAGCAAAAGTTTTTTTGATTGTTTCAATACTATTCTCTGCTAAGAAAGAATTAATTGAATTAAGACTGACATACACATTGTCCTCGCCACCGCCAACGTGTTCTTGAAAAAAAGATCTGACATTATCTTGCAACTTTAAATATAACTGAAAGTTGCTCTCTGATATTGTTTTGGTATCTTTTTGTAATTGCGTTAGTCTTTCGATTTCAATGCGTAACTCTGTATCTGTTGCTTGCATATTACTGTCCTTCCGATTGTAGGAATAATTCAATTTCATTTATTAACTGTGTTTCGTTATGCTTTACTGCCTTGTCAATTTCATTGTCAATTTCTTTCTCACTAAGAAAGAAAGGCACAATTCTGGTTGCGGTCATAGCGGCAACACTTAAAGAATAATTATACAACTCTCGCATAATTGTGTTTAAGTCTACACCTTCTCCAATACTTGCGAGCAAGGCACTTGCCTCACTTGTGATTTCCTCTGAGTGTACACCTGCCATTGTTTCGTCTGCGATCTTTTCCATTAGGGGGTTTTCCATAGGGGTTCCTTTCGTTGTCATATTCTAATCTTAGCAGATAGGGCTGACAATAGCCAATCTTAAAAGGTACTAATCGGACATTGTGAGCAAGATCACATCGGCCCGTGGGCAATTTTTTGGTGAGCAGTTTTTCACCTTGCTCAGGGTGTTAGTAGTATCAGGGCGTTTGCTTGCCCGTCTATTTTTGAGATGGGGAGGTGGAGGAAAATGGAATTATTCTACCTCCCCAAGATTATTTACAGATAACGGGCAACTGCATTGTATGTGGAAGTATTGACAACTTCCTCATCTGTCATCTTGAGAATACGAATTGCGTTTGAGATTTCCTCTTTCTGCTCATTGTATGAGTGATGATGCAAAACTACATAGTCCTTAGTTGGTTCAGTAGGGAAGTTGCCTTCCTTTGTGATGATGTCAAAATCTACATTGAGAGTGTTGTTCCAAGAACGATAATTGGTACGGAAGTTTTCTGCCTTCTTGATGTTTGCTACTGCATAGTCAATAACTTCCTTTTTCCACTTTTCCATAGACTTCTGGTATTTTGCTTCTTGTGCTTCTTGAGAAGTCCAATCAAGTTCTAGTTTATTTAATGATTGCTCTAGTGCCTTAATTACTTTAGGTGTTGCGATTTTTACTGAGATTGCTTTTGCTCTTGACATATTCGGGTTCACTTTCTGTTAGGGGTTAAAGGGGTGAGCAGTTTATCTTTCACATACTCAGGTGAGATTTGATTTGCTTATTCAGCAGACCAAGTTGTCCAACGCTCTTTTCCGCTTACATCAAGCAGAACACGCACCGAGCCAGATGCTTGTGGGTGGATTTCCTTGATAACGCCAGTAACTCCAGATTTTAGAGTTGTGTAGTTATCTCCGATTTGATAGTTTCCCATTTTTGCTTCCTTTCGTTTGTTGATAGTTCAATTATAGCAGTTTGAGGGCTATAATTCAAATCCTAGCGGTGTGAGATACACCACAGGACAATTCGGACATTTCACTTATGACCCATACCATTTATTAGTAATATGGATATAAGTATAAATACGAGCCACTCCATATTATATTCCTTTCGGACAGTTCAATTTTACCATTTTGGCAGGGGATAGTCAAATCACTTCTTACTAGCAGAGAATAGAATATCATTTCTCTCATATACGCATTGGCCACAGGTAACGCATGCAGACCCTGCCTTAGAGATGAGAGGAATTTTCTTATTGTTCTCAGGACACTTAACGCCACTCTTGCCAATAAGGTTGAGCATGTCTTCTTTACCTTGTGCAAAGGTTTGTGAAAGATAGGCCAGTTTTATTCCTTGACTAGAGAGACCTTGTGCAATATTCTTGTTGTCGTCGTCGGTTGAATAATATAAAGATAAGTTTGTAATATCTTTTAGAATGCCTGCAGCGCTCTCTACTCTTGTGTAGACCCAGAATTGTACATCGGGATGATTAAGAATAGTTTCTTTCCAGGCGTTGGTGTAAGTATCATTGAAGAAATCACCGTCCCAGTGAATGCGGAATAGTTTTTCTGCATTGCGCTTATCGCAATCCTTTTTAAAGTCTGCAATCATATCCATTAATAATAATTGCATTGTGTCCTGGCTAGCGTCTTTTAATAGGTCCCAATTATGGAGCAGGTTATCTCTTACTCCCTTGTAAATCTTTTCTAACTTTCCTGCGTAGCAGACTTTTTTGCAGGTAGGAGTTTCTCCTGGACATGAGAATGCTTTACCAGCGGGGAGGCCAAAGGTGTTAGCAATTGTTGCAGTCTTACCATTAGGACTGACAGCATTGGCAACCTTTCTATCGTTTGATCTTTTTAGTTTAGGGTTCATAGTTCTATTATACCTTCCTCCACTGACAATTTGGGGGTTTTTTTCTTACGTACGTAAACTTTTTTTGACGGGACATAGGAGGCAGCATTAGATCTACGTAACTCCATAAGGATACGTAACTCCTCATCTGTTTTTTTTGTCATAGGATAATTTTATCATTTAGTTAAGGCAAAGTCAATTCCTGGGAGATTCTACACAAATCGGACATTGGCCCCTGGGCCCCGAAGGGCTTTTGTTATTTTCTATGCATGAGTTTTTTGTTTAGAGTTTGCAAAATATAAATACTATCTTTTTGTTTTCTAATATAATTAAATTGCAAAATCATTACTAAGCAAGATCCTGCAAGTGCAATTGTTATAGCGATTATATCTAAGTTTGTTATCATTTTAATTTTCCTCAATTTCTTTTAGTATTTCCCAAAGCACTGGCTCTAATGCTAAGGATGCTTCATCTAGTTTTTCTTGTAGTGTTTTAGTCGTTGTCATATGTCACCCATTCCCATAAGTGGTTTGCTTCAATAATTGCATTTGCTGGTGCAAATCGCTCACCTCTCCAAGTAATTTGGAATGGCTCGCCGTTTCTATCTAATCCGTCGCAAGGTAGCGCAATTAGTTTTTCTGGTAGTCCGTCACTATATGCATCAATTGCTTCAATACATACCGACACCATAGAATGAGGCACTGGCGGGTAGTGATTATTCCGCAAGTGATAAGTCATTGCACTTTCTAGGGGGATACCAAAATCCCCACTAGCCAACTCACTAGATAACATTCTACCCATTACGCAACCACCTCACAATAAGATCCATTGTTGTACTTATTGACTTTCTTTTCTGTTTCTTTTAATTCAAAGACAGCGACAACCATTTCAGTAAGGAAAGTTTTTATTTTTTCCTCACTCAATTGATTAAACTCTGGATAGTCGTTTAGGTTTATTGTGTGCTTAAACACGATAGGGGTTTCTACTGTTAGAGTGTTATTCATTGTTGTTTCTCGCTTCCTGTTGTAGTTCCTCTGTTTCGTCATAGTGTTCCTCATAGTAAGCCTCATATTCTGCTAAGTCCTCATCTGTCCAATCTGCCCAATCTGATAAATCAGAAAATAAATCTGCTGGTGGCTCGGTGTTGTTTTCTGGGGTATCGAAAATTGTATCTCCATACCCTTCGGTTTCTGGTGTAACACGATCAAAAGAATAAGTGTAACTCATTACGCACCAACTTTCATAGTAGAATTGTAGCAAGCATTTTCAAATTTCTCTGGTGAGAAATTATCGTTATCTGCTTGAAAGAAATCTGCGAAATCCATTATTAAATCCTCGAATAAAGTTTGAGCAATCTCATCTTGATATGCTCGCAAAATATCCGATACATTAACATAGTCTTTTCTTGTCATCATTATAGGTTTTCCCTTCGTTGTTGTTATATTCTAAGTCTAGCCTAAGCCACTGACAAACACCAATCCAAAATGCGGATAAATCGGACATTTATTAAATTAGTTTTGTGAGATAGCCCACATTTCATTTATCCCACCCATATTTCTCAGCCCTTAGCAATAAGCCAAAGGCTAACACGCCAGCAAGCGCAACGAGTCCAGCAGATATTAGGGAGAGTAGAGCCCAGTAGTTCATCTTGATACCTCCAAGTTACTCACATTTTTACCGATGCAATTATCACACATAGCAGGGATATTTTTTTTCGATACCCAAGCAGGGGAATCGCAACACATACATTTTTTTATCATACTGATACCTCCCATTTACTCCAACGACCTAAGCGGTCATTATCAAAGTCAATATAAAATGACTCAATGTTTTGATCACACTCAACGCATATGGTATATGCGATCTCGTTATAGGTAGAGATAGCACTCACCAAAGGGGTGTGAGTGTGGATTTTATTTAGCATTAGTGTAGTCATATTGACCACCTTTCTTGTTGTTGTTATAGGCAAGTTTACCATTTTCTAGGCTTATATTCAAATTAGACATGCATACAAATCGGACATTTCCAAAAGTATTTTTGTTAGATACATCACAGTACAAATCGGACATTTCGGGCGGGGCCCAAGGGGTGTGTCCGTTTTGTCCTAGTATGGTATGTGAGTTGCATTACACTTTGGCAATATGTCCAGAATCGCCCAATTATAGATTTGATATTGTCGGTGGGCTCGTGTATAATTCGGTATAAGAGAGAGTGAGAAAATCTCACTACTTAGAAAGGCTTCAAATGACTTACTTTACACATCAAGAGGATCTAGTAGATCAGTACGCTACTACATCACCAAAATATCGCGGTGATGAATTAGATGAATCAGAAAAGCAACGCATTAGAGAAAACATCTCTAAGGGTCGTTCTATCCTTGACTCAATGAGCGAGATAGAAAAAACAGCATTAAATCTTGAGATCATGTCAAGATATAACTGGAATAAGGGGCTCTAATTATGGGTAATTTATTAGATGTTATAGCGGTTGATTGCGTTGAGTGTAACAGCGCAGGATTTGTTTTTTACGGTACAGAAGGAACGCTAGTCATGCCATGCGAATGCGAAGGGGATAAATAAATGATAACGCTAACACTAACAACAACACAAGGCACAGAAAAGAAAATGTCATTCGATCAATTAGCACAGGTGCGGACATTCGTTGATGACTTGCCTAAGCGATTAAATAAAACAACACGGGTGCGGGTTGACTGTGATTTATTAGGATTAAATGGGTGGGTACAGGGTACACAGTAAAGCAAATAGATACGGTGGGCACATGTCACAGTGTGCTCACTAATTTATTTTATTTATTTTTTTCATATACATGTATCGTACATCTGCAAAATATATTCAGATTTCTGTAAAACCACTTTTCCCAAATATAAAATTTTTCAGAAATTCAGAAAATCGGGTATATAATGAATACATGGAAAACAATGGTTTTGCATTAAAGGTTTTTCAACAAGAGGTTTGTCAACATTGCGATTGTCAAACCCCTATAGATTCAAACTCTCCTTGGATACAAGAAGACCTATTTACTCAAGGATCCTAATATAACGGTTTCTTCGCTTGAGTCCATATCCCGAATAACCATTTTATACACGTAATTAATTTCGGGGGATAGATCAGCAACATTCACAGATCCTCCATTACCATCAATACCAATGTATGTGGTAGCACCACTTGGACTTACAACCATAATTGCTGCTCTGGTTTTATCAGAATTAAAGTTTGCGATTGGATCGAAAGAAATGGTGGCGCCCCGACCTTCATTTTGACTCAAAACTTTCGGGGATGAAATGTTAGCCCTATCTTCTTCAACATTACGACTATTAGGCAAAACCGGAATATCCACAACTACTGTTGGTGTCAATACACTTTGGATAATTGTGTCTGAGTTTGTTACCATATCGCGGATAACTGTTTGTACCGTTACAAGAGCATTTGCTGGAAGGTTGTTTACTACAACTGGAGTGTTTGTGTTATCTGTGGTTATGCTTGTAAATGACATACCGTTGGAAATTACCTGAACCTGAACGATTTTGTTTGGATCGTTGTTTTCAATTGGCTTGACTGTGATAGATGTTGAGTAATCAGCCTTTGCTTCTTTAGATATTACCTCTGTTGCGTATTGCTCAACTGGGATCCCGTCGAAAATAGGCAGATCGATTACTGGAGCACTTACAAATTCGTTATTTAACTCAACTTTGGTGGTTGGAGTGGTTTGAACGTAGATTTTATCGCCATGATTGATAGGCTCTGCTCTTAAAATGCCACTAATGTCGACATAGTTAACCATAAGTGAGTATGGAAGTGAAACTAGCAGTTCTTGTTGCATTTTTGATGTCCAGGTAACAAATTTAATGATCATGCCATCTTCAACTACGGCATACATCTTGCCAACTTGTGGAATTGAGACTACTTCATCTGATGAAACCACAAATTCCCTGACAGAATTAGAATTTTCGCTTAAAACAGACCAATTTGCCTGGGATGGAACAGCAGAAACCAATAAAAATGACAGAGAAGCCAATAATACTCTTACTTTAAACATTTTAACCCTTCGTAGTTGTTATATCAAGTATAAACCATAGATATTTTAAAGTCAAGTTGCGATATTTAACAATTTTTCTTCTAGCCTTGAAGATAATCTTTCTGCAACTAATTCCCAGCCAGGCATCGCCAGACGAATTCCTCTTTCAATCATTTTTGTAGGAACATTAACTGCATTTCCTTCTTCTGTGTACAAATTAACCATTTCTTCAATAATAATTGCTTCAATTTCTTTTCTATTCATCATACCTCTTCCAAATCTTTGTAGGTAACACTATATTCTCCACCGTAGATCTCAGCATAGGAGATTATATCTTTATTGTACCGTATAGCAGTATTTTTGTCAACTAATCCCGTTTTATATTTTTTAATTGTTGTTAATTTCTCAGGAAATGCAAAATTCCAAGCAGAATGTTTCTCTAATGCGGTATTCATCTCAACCAAATACTTTTCTAGCCCAAGTCTACGAGATACCAAACCTTGTTTCTCTTCATACTCTTTTGCTACTTTGGAAACATCTACTTCATCAGACAAAACATATCGGACATTCTCATCATCCATCCTAGTAGACCAATTTCGCATATTCTCTGCATAGTCGACAGCATTTTTGTATGTCGAATCTGCATATGCCATGCGTTGTTTGTCTAAAGTGGTGGTTTGTGCCTCTATTGCAAACGCGATTAAGTAACAGGTTGCGTAAGGGAACTTTTCGTTATACTTTTTGGTGGCGAAGTGAACATTTGGATTAAAAGATTCGATACAGATGTTATCTTCCATAAGTCGCATATGATTTCCAATTGACGCGAACTCTGAAGTATTCATATCGCAGTCGACAAACAGACATTCCGCCGGATTTATATCTTCCGCCAAACATAAAATACTTTTGTCATATGTGCCGACGACTCGATGTCCCAAATTTCGAGAAAGAAGTGTTGCGCTCATTAAACCATCAACATCTGGAGATATAATTATATTTTTTGAGTATTCAAGCGTACTGAGTATTTCTTTTTTCAAAACTCTCCTTAAATGATGATATAATAATCCTACAATGACTATACAGGACTGGGCTTCATTAATTGTTGCAATACTTACAATTGTATCATCTATCGCCTTTGGAATCAAGTGGCTTGTAAAACATTATTTAATCGAACTTAAGCCGAATTCTGGATCATCGATGAAAGACTCTTTAACTAGAGTAGAACAAAAAACTGACAAAATGTTCGATCTCTTAATTGATCATTTAAAAAATCATCCATAATATATATATACTATATATAAGATATCTTCTATATATTTAACTTAAAGATACATCTTTTTTCTTATATATTTTAAGTATACACGAACTTTCCTGATCTGTCAAATGAAAAACCGTATGGTATAATAATTTTATGAGTTCTGTCACCGCTTCCATTGATCAAGTAGGAGCATCTCCTATAAATATCCAATGGAAAGTAGTTCGTGGAGATACAGCAACTCTTAAAGTAGAATTTTTAGAAGATGATGAAGTTACCTTTGTAGATATTTCTGATTGGACATTTGTTTCTTCTTCTTATGATGCTTCTGGTGATACTTTAGATGAATTGACCGTTGAAAAATATACTGGTTATGTTATTATTACTGCTACCTCTGAGATTACAAAACTTTGGGGAACTGGTTATAAAAATACCGTTTTAGAATTACCTTTTGATTTGGAAATTATTATTCCTAACGATGAGTCTGGTGCAGTTGAATCAGAAGTTACTTGGACACCAGTTATTGGAACTATTGTAGTGCTTAGCGATGTAACAGGTACTGGATTATGATTATTAAAGTTACATCACCTGCAGTTACACCCTCTAAGGTAATTAAGGTTAACTTAAAAACCTTTATAATTAATAAGTGAGTATAAGTAAAAAGTCTGAAATTCCAGGGATGCAATCAAAGCCTAAATATGGCTATGCCGAAGCAGCAGCAGAAACAGTTGTAGAAACAAATAATCCCTCAGTGCCCGATATAGACTATAGAATACTTGTAGGGCCACCAGGACCACAAGGTATTGCTGGCAGACAGGGAGAGATAGGACCAAAAGGCGACAAAGGGGATCCTGGGCCACAAGGTGCTAAAGGTGAAAGAGGACAAAAAGGAGAACCAGGAGAATCGTCAATTGTTGCAAGCAACGGAATAGTTTCTCAAAATAAAAAGTCTGGTTGGGCATATTATGAAAATTTAGATCAGTCACAAATTCGTGTAGGACTATCTAGCGGAGATGAAGGATGGGTAAATATATTAAACGATGCAAAATCTGAGGGGACAAACGAAGAATATTTGCCAAAAGGAAATGTAAGTCTATGGAGTGCAGCAAATCAACAATTAAACTTTAAAGGATTAGATATAGGCACTAGAGTTGAAATAACTTATTGTTTTGAACTAGAAACATATGGAAATAATACTGAGGTTTGGATAAGAGCCTTTTCTGAAAAAGCAACTTTAAATTCAACACAGTTTGTAGCAAACCTAAAGTATAAATATCTTTATGATTTTTCAGTTACCCAAACTTTGTACGTGATAAATGATAGAATTAGAAAATATGGTATTAATCCACAAATTAGAGCAGATTTTGACGGGGATGTAAAAGTCAAATCTATCTTAGTCCACATTTCTTAGTGGTATAATAAGATCATGGCATTCCCAGGTACATATAACTTTGACTATTATCGTGGAGACACGTTTCAGTTTGTAATTACCCCAAAAAATTCTTCTGGAGCAACTTTTCAACTAGATTCTTATTCTGCTGCCGGAGCAGTTTTTACAATTTCTACAAGTAGAGGCAATAACCCAACCACATCAATTGATAGTGTTGCGGACGCAAGCAAACTTTCTGCAGTAATAAATACAAGTACAGATATTATTACTTGTGTAATTAAACCAGATGCTAGAGCAGACTTAGTTGGTGGAGGAACATATTATTACGATGTTGAAATTTTTAATGGTGCCTCATTGAGATATACACTTTTAACTGGAGAAATTACAGTAACTGACGATGTAACTGGTGCATAATGCCAGAAGTTGTTGTTTATTTAGATTCAGTAACTGTTTATGAATCAGATTTAAATATTGTTCTCAATACCGCTCCAAATTCAACAGGAATTGATCAAGAAGTAGAAGTAACTCAAGCAAGTAATATTGTTACAATAAATCAATAATTTTTATTATTATGGTATAATCTTTGTATGGCTGCCACAAATATTGGAACTGACGGAACTCATAAATATCCCCTTGCAAAAATGCCAGCAATGTCAGATGCTGCAGACATTCAGATTGCATTAAGAAATTATCATTATGGACAGGATGCTCCGCTTGCAAGTGGTGCTACTCCAACTGGTGGCATTTCAAAATATTTATATGATATTGATACACAACTTGCTTCAATTGTTTCTGTTAATAACGGACAAATTCTTGCTTCTACTGTAGATGCTAAAGGAGATTTACTTGTTGCAACTGCAGACAATACAGTAACTCGCTTAGGGGTTGGAAGTAACGGACATCTTCTTACAGCAAATTCAGCCACAGCCACTGGACTTTCCTGGGCAGCACCTACAGCAGCATCGACTTCAACACCTGGAGTTGTTCAACTATCAGATTCAACATCAACAACATCTTCAATTCTTGCAGCAACACCAACAGCAGTAAAAGCAGCGTATGACAAAGCATCTACCGCAGCAACCACATCTGTTGTAGGAATTGTTCAATTAAGTGATTCAACATCAGAAACCTCTTCAATTAAAGCAGCAACACCAACTGCTGTTTCAACATTAAAGCAAACAGTTGATTCATCAACAAAAACAGGAAACTATACATTAGATCCAACAGATGCTGGAAAAATTATTATTATGAACGTATCTTCATCAACTTCAATTATTACAATTCCATTAGAAACCACATTTCCTGCGGGAGCAAGAGTCGACATTCTACAAATAGGATCTGTTCAAACATCAGTTGCACCAGTAAGTGGAAGCGTTACATTAAATAGTAAAAGTAATAATAGAAAACTTTCTGGACAATACTCAGCAGCAACACTTATTAAAGTAGGAACAAACTCCTGGGTTCTTCTAGGCGACCTGACGGCTTAAGGATATTCCATGCTAAATATACTTGGAATTATCACATCAATATTAAGCAGGATAACTGATTCTTTCAATAGATCAGATGGATCTATAGGCTCAGCAGACACAGGGCAGTCATGGTCTGCAACAAGAGGCACATGGACAATATCTTCAAATAAAGTAACATCTTCAGATGCAGGAAGTACTTATCCATTAGCATCAATAAATTTAGGACTTCAAAATGTAGCAGTTTCTGCTGATATTACAAATGGTGGCCCAGGAGTTGCTTTTTGGGTAACTGATAATAATAATTGGTGGGCAAGTTCTGTTTCATATTCTAGTTCGAGTTGTAATTGCCAAACATGTGGTGGTGACTGTGCGTCTTATAATCCAACAGTTTGCGTTGTGGCCTACTGCCAATACTCATATATATCAGGGTACCAGCAGGTCTGTAGTGGTTGTGGGGCCTGTGGTGCATACTACTATAGTGGTGGACCAACAAGTTGCAGATGTTATGATAGTAATGATGGCGATGTTGGTGGTTCAGGATGTACTTATACTAATGGTGCTGCAATTTATTCAGTTGTAAGTGAGTATAATGAAGCGCACTGTGGATGCTCTAGTTATACTGGTGGTGGCTGTGCGTCTTATAATCCAACATATAGTTGTAATTGTCAAACCTGTACAGCAACAACTCTTTCAATATATTCAGATGTTTCTGGAACAATCACCACCCCAACATCATCAACAATAGCAACTCAAAATAACTCTTCTAGTTATACAACCGCTTCATCTATTCTTGTTTCAACATCTGGAAATGTAATAACAGCAAAGGCGTACTCAAGTGCTGGACTATCTTCACAATTGGGATCAGATCTTGTTTATACCGCTACATCACCAACTAAAGGAACAAGTGTTGGAATAGTAAAAACTCCATCAACCACAAATGTTGGATCTTTATTGGATAATTTTGCTGCACAATAAAAATTAATACTGTATACTATACTAAAAGGAGATAAATATGCCAGATTTGCCAGACTTCACAATTGTTCCAATTGGACTAGCACTTATTATTGATGGAGAAGTTGTAGACGTGCTTCGCACAAATGATAAATTAGGTGCAATACTTTTAAGCGATCCAGTCATTGTAGATATTAGTGATAAAGTTCACAATGATGGAACCTCTGATGTTAAAATTGGAGCAACCTATAACTCATTAACCTCTGAATTTACAAATCCAGAATAATTCTAATGTCAGAAAAAAAAGCAAGACCTTGGGATTTATTTAATAAAAATATTGGCAGGGTAGAAACAGAAATTGCTACAGAGCGTTTTAACATATGTAAAACATGTCCAGAACTAATACACCTAACAAGCCAATGTAAAAAATGTGGTTGTTTGATGAATCAAAAAACTAAACTGCCAAATGCAGAGTGTCCTTTAGGAAAATGGGGACAGGTTAGAGTTTCTTTTAAAGAAGATTAATCAGGATACCTTGCTAACCACTCTTTAGTCTTCCAAGTAATACCTTTCCAAGCAGACCAGTCTTTACCACCATCACTCATGTGGTAGCCAATCTGTGCATTTTTAACGGGATCAAATAGATCGTCGTTGGAATCAAGGTTAAACTTATCCCGTCGATCTGCGCCCAATGATCCTAACATATTGATTTGAAATAATCCATATGAACTATCTCCTGTACTACGATTACCATTAAAGGATGTAGGGGTTCCCATTGATTCTTTCATTACTGTCGCCCAAGCAACTTTTAGTGCATACCCTTCAAAACCGACAGATTCTAAAAGATCTACTAAATCTGTTGGACTGAGTTGCTTTCTAACATTCTTATAACTATTTAATTTGTTTTCCTTAGAAACCAAAAAAACCGCCTGAGCGGTTGCTGTTTCTTCTTTTGACATTGTTTTACTCAAATTATTTTCAGCATTAGCACTAGAATTAGAGAACAAAGCAATTCCAGTTACTGCTGCGAGTATTCCAATCACTATCTTATTAGTTGTCATGACTGTTCCTCCTTAGAAACAAAAACACCATAAAGTTATGGTGTTACTCACTAGTATATCATGGATTTGGAGATTGAGTCAACTTAAAGACTTAATGTGATATAATTTCTTTATGGCTAAATACCGCAATCCAGACGAATCAGAGATGGATGTAAAGGCTCCTTCTACCTACAATATTGGAAATAAGCCACCATTGGTTAACTGGACGGTTGTAATTGGCGATAGCGCCTCTTTTAGAATATATGTACAAGATGATGCAGGAGATCCAATTGTAGTTGATGATTGGGACATTGAGGTCGATTTTAGACGGTACTCTGATAACGTCGGAGATGATTTAATATTCAAATTAGTACCAGTACAATCAGTAACTGATGGAGATGGAGAGTTTTTAGTTTCTTTGACTCCTGCTCAATCTAAACAATTAAGAACTGGTGATGTTTTTGATGTTCAACTTACAGATCCTACAAGGGTTTGGACGGTATGTCAAGGAGAAATGATCATGCTTGGCGAAGTTACAGATCAGTCATAACAAATGGCTAAAGCAACATTAACTGATGTTAAGGCAAAAGCAAAGATAACTTCAGTAAAAGATTTTAAGTCTTCCAAAATTAAAACTGTTAATTATTCAAAAACAACTTTAACTGACGTTAAAACAAAAACCAAAATAATTCCAATAAAAGGTTTTAAATCTTCGGGTATAAAAACAGTTGACTATTCTAAAAAGGTATCAATAAATGAAATACTTCCATTTAGATTAAAGATAACTAATGTAGGTATTGAAGGTATAAATCCTTTAAATCCTCCAGGAATTGGTATGCAGATAATTGGTTTTTCTAACTATATTTTGTAATAAAATTATGTTATAATATAAACATGGCCCGACTATCACTAGCAAACTTAAAGTTAAGATTTCAAACAGGAGATCGTCCCTCACAGACGGACTTTGAAGACTTTATTGACACAGCAAGCGCTCAAGCAACTGATTTGGGTAGTGCGGGAAACAATGAGTCAACAATCAACGGCATTGAAAGTGCTACAGTAATTGATAATTTTGATGCAACTGAATATAGAGCAGTTAAGTATATGATCTCTATTAAAAAGACTTCTGGTGGCGCAAATAAATATTACGCAACAGAAATGACAATTCTTGCTGACACTACAGATGTGTCTGTCAGTGAGTATGGAACAATCGACAATGATGGGAATATTGGCACCATTAGCGTCTCCCGTGCTGGAAATACAGTATCCGTAACGGTTACTCCAGTTATCGGTATAACCCCTATCACCGTACGTTATGCACGTATGGGATTAAAGGTATAAAAAAGGAGATAAAAAATGGCAACAGTAGACAAAGATTTTAAAGTAAAAAATGGTTTAGTTGTTCAAGGATCAACAGCAACTGTTAATGGTAAGAATGTTATTACCGCAGGAGTTGTAGATGCTAAAGGTGATTTAATTGTTGGTAGTGCAGATGATGCAGTAGCACGTCTTGGCGTTGGAACCAACGGACAAGTCCTCACAGCAGCATCAGGAGCAACTTATGGTGTTCAGTGGTCAGATCCAGCAGCAGTTGGTGTATTTCAAACAGAAATTTCATTTGAAGGTGCAACAGCAGATGCCTATGAGACAACACTTGCAGCCACAGATCCAACCGCAGATCGGACAATTACACTTCCAGATGCAACAGGTACAGTAGCACTTACTTCAGATATTACAGTATCTGCTTCATCAACAAATACTTTTTCAAACAAATCAATATCACTTGGTTCAAACACAGTTACTTCAACTTTGGCTCAATTAAACACTGCAGTAACTGATGCAGACGTAGCCTCTCTTGCAGGAACAGAAACACTTACAAACAAAACATTAACTACTCCAACTATTACTAGCCCAACCATTACTGGAACAGGTGCAATTGCTGGAACATTTACTGGTAATCTTACTGGTAACGTAACAGGTAACGTAACAGGAACATCCGGTTCTACAACTGGAAATGCTGCAACAGTAACAAATGGTGTTTATACAACAAGCAAAATTTCAGCACTTGCTGCAACATCATCTGCAGAACTTGCAGGAGTTATTTCAGATGAGACAGGAACAGGCGCATTAGTATTTGCTAATACACCAACTCTTGTTACACCAGTTCTTGGTGTTGCTACTGCTACATCTGTTAACGGTACAACTATCCCGTCATCAAAGACTCTTGTTGTAACAACAGATAAGTTAAACGCACTTGCAGCAACAAGTTCATCAGAACTTGCTGGTATCATCTCTGATGAAACTGGTACTGGAGCACTTGTTTTTGCTAATACACCAACACTTGTAACACCAAACATTGGTGCTGCAACTGGTACATCTCTTGTTTTGTCAGGGGATTTAACAGTAAACGGTACAACAACCACAATTAACTCAACAGAAAT